TTAGCAAACTTTTACCATATTCATTGCTATTGCTTCTTGCTCTTTAATTACATGAATATACTTATTATATGTGATGGTTATATTAGCATGTCCTAATAGCTTACTTACAACTTCAATTCCTACACCATTTCTTAATAATGTTGAACCAAATGTGTGTCTTAAAGTGTGTAATGTTATATGTTCGTCCGATTTAATATTTCGTGTTAATCTATCAAGACTACGTTGAAGATTCCTTGCACATTGTCTTGTGTTATTTTTACAACAACAAAAATAATCACTATTTATGTTGTTTCTTTTGTCGTATTGTTTTAGTTCTTGAATATAATACAAAGTATTTTCGTTAAGTTTTAGATATCTTTCACCTGCAACAGTTTTTGTGGAATTTTTTAAAGCTAAACTCTGTTTTTTACATTGCGAATCTAATGCAACTTTTGTCTGTATTGTTTTATTAATTTTAACTATATTATTTTTAAAATTAAAATCATCCCATGTTAATGCAAGTACCTCGCCTGTTCTCAACCCTAGATTCAACATAATAATTAAAACTAAGAAGTCTCTTCCTTTATATTCATCTATCGTTTTGTATTTGGATACAGCTTCTTTTTTAAATTGTTCTAACTGGTTATCTGTTAGAGAAAACTGTTCTTTAGTTTTAATAACAAGATAACTTTCTGTCGGTAGTTTAATGTCACTACATGGATTGTTAAATATAATTTTTTCTTTAATTGCTGTTTCGAAACATGGGTTTAATAATTGTATGATTTTTTTTAATCCAGACAAAGCCAATGGTTTTTTTCCTGATTTTAATGGAGGATTGGCAAATTCCTTAATAAAAACATCTATGTCTTGTGATGTAATATCACAGATATATTTATTGCCGATATAAGGTTTAATTTGATGTTGATAAACACTGTATAACCTAGTGTAACTAGAGCCTTCAATTGTTCCAAATTTATAATTACTTAGCCAATATTCTACATAATCATTCAGCTTGATTTTTTTTGTTTCTTTAAACCCATTATTAATTTTTTGAAGATAGGATTTAACCTTATTTTTTACTTCTACTTTTGTATTACCATAAAAGCTTTTTCTAATACCATTGATTGTAATTTTAGCCTCAAACCTATCATCTTTTCGTTGCATTATATTCATATTATTAATAGTTGCCGATATATTGATACTATTTATAATTATCACACCTTTCTTTTACATCAATATAAGGGCAGTACAATTATGAGTTAATCATAATATGTCTGCCCTATTTTTTCAATGATTAATAATATATTTCTTCATTGATATGTTCCTTGATCCATTCTTCTAATATAGAAAATGTTGTTATATAATCATTGCCAATTTTCATTAATGGTAATTCTCCTGATTTTATTAGTTGTTTTATCTTAGTTTTTCCAAAAGGAAGAATGTCATATAAATCTTTTTGGCTTAAAACCTTATTTTCCATATTTATGCCTTTCCTGAACTACCAAAGCCACCATTTCCTCTAACTGTATCACTGAGATTTTCTTTCACATTAAATCCAAACTGTTCTACTGGCTGAATAATAATCTGTGCAATTCTATCACCTTCAGATACCGTTCTTACTTCATTACTCTGATTATATAGTGCAACCATAATATTACCTCGATAATCTGAATCAATCACTCCGACCTTATTGGCAGGAGCTAATCCCTGTTTGCAAGATAAACCACTTCTAGCATAAACAAGACCGACATATCCATTAGGTATTTCCATTACAATTCCTGTATCAATAAAAGCTGTTTCACCAGGAAGAATCTCTACTTTATTTTCTTCGTTATGTATTACTGCATATAAGTCTGCACCTGCTGCATATACACTACCATATGTAGGAATCTTTGCATTCTCATCTGTTTTCTTAATATTAATTATTTTCATACGCTTTTAAAATTCCTTTCTTGATTAGTTTTATTATTTCTGTATTGATATTCTCTGTTATTATCCTATTCACTTCACTATTTGTTTCATTATAGTATGGATAATATGTAGAACCTTCTGACTGAATATCATAAGTAAAAATATTCTCTTCCATATTTACATAGAAATACGCATATATGGTTGTTTTATCGTTCCATTTATATACAGGAACATATAATCTATAATCACCATTTTCCTTATATCTAAATCCATAATCAAGTAACTTATTTTTGGTTACTGATTTATTCACTTTAATTCTTCTTACTTCACCCATCGCTACATCTCCTTAATTTCATTCTTAAGATATTTGAGATATTCATCCCATTTGTCAATCATGTAGATATATTCCTTACCCTTGACACATTTGAGTCTCATATCTGCTTTAATATTCTCCCACGGAGTCTTTTTTGTAACTAAAGTTTGTAAGTAAGAATGTGTCATTCTACTTAGGGTTAAAAGCTCCTCAGGAGGAATTTTAGACACGATTTCTTTGTACTGTGTCAATTTATCATCTGGTATTTTAAAATTAGATTTTGGGAGATTTTTGGATGAAAAAGGACTTATCTGAGAGCCTGATGTTCTTGGTTTTAGTAAAGGAATAACCTTGTCTGAATTGACATATTTGAACTTAAATAGAATTTCAGAATCCGTTTCTTCAATGTCAAATATAAGAGACGGATCAGATTGCTGAATTATTTTAATAATATTATGTCCTCTTATTAAAGAAGGAATATATGCTTGTAAAGTATTATGTCCATAATAGAATACCTTGTTGCCATATTGACAAGATATATAACAATCAATATCTTCTAATGTGCCATTGAGCTTACGATTAAAATCGTTTGTATCTTTATTTACAGGACACAAGATTCTATATTTTCCTTTAAACTTATCATATAAATATCCTATAGTTGTTCACCTCTCTTATTAATACTCTTCATATTCTTGTTCATCACTTACTTTAGGGGCGTTCTTTTCTGCTTCTAAGACAGTATCTAAACACTCTTGTTTTGTCTTAAATATTGTCTTATCCAGCTTATTGTAAGAAAATAGATAAGCATGTTTATCACGCTTATCTGTTCCAACGAAGTAATCATCTCTAACTGTCCTTACATATAGGTCACATACTTCATATATTCCTACTGGCTTAAGCATTCGAGCATAATAGACCATTTTACCTTTTTGAATATCTGTTTTGTTCATTATTCTTCCTTACCACCATTTTTTACAAATTCTAAGGCGTTATAAATACCTACTACGTATCCTTTAATACGGTCAAACTGCAAAGGATTTTCTTTAACGGCTCTTTTCTCTACATCTTCGGCAAGCTTTAACTCTTTTTTCAATCTTTTAATAACCCTTTTATGGTTTTCAAGTGACTGTATTGCTGATTCAATAGCTTCAATATGTTCACCTGTAGTTCCTTGTATATAACATAAATCGCAGTTGTCACATTTCTTATTATTACAATCTTCATGAATACCCTTAACTTGTCTTTTCTGGCATTTAAGATATGCTTTTAATTTTTCTAATGCTTCTTTATCATTCATAATTATTCCTTAATTACTCGCAATACAAAACCATTTTGTTCTGAGCAAGAGATTGTTTTACATCAATAACTCTTTGGTTTTTCGAACCCCTCCACCTTAATGTAAGGTCTTTTTGCTCATCTATATATTCTCCGTCAACCACGATATTACATAACTTAATGATTTCTCTGCGTTTAAAATTATTTAATCCTTCTTGAGATAAACATAACGATTGTCCTCGAAAGATTTCTGAATAAGAATACCCTGTATACAACCAGATAGTTTTCTTAGGAAAAGAATTGCGAACTTGTTTGATTAAAGATAAGATTTCATCGAGATTCTGTTCAGCTAAACACTCACCACCGAGGAAAGATATTCGCTTGATATATGGTCTATTAATAAGTTTCATGAATTTGTTTTTTGTTTTTTCTGTCCATTCCTTACCGCCATTAAAGTCCCATGTATCAGAATTAAAACAACCAAAACAGTGAAATGGACAACCTTGAACGAAGAGGGAGACTCCTACTCCCTCTCCATTTGAAATATCAAGGTTACGCATACTTGAATATCTCATATTATTCCTCCTCAATGTCGTCAAGATGTGGTACTCTATCATGAATATCACCAAGTCTACCTTGATTCCATCCATTGCGTGCCGTACCTTTGTATCCACAAGTTCTACGAGTAATATCCATAGTTCTTACATCTCTATTGCCACAATTAGGACACTCCCAAATTAACTTACCACCTTCATCAATAAGTTTGATTTCTTTACTCCATCCACATTTCTGACAATAATCACTCTTAGTATTTAATTCAGCATACATATTATTGTTATAAATGAATTTCATTACTTCAAGTACAGCAGGAATATTATTCTCCATATTTGGACACTCGATATATGAAATACTTCCACCTGGACTTAATCTTTGGAATTTAGCTTCAATACGAAGCTTCGCAAAGGCATCAATATGTATAAATACTGGGATATGATAAGAATTTGTGATGTATGTACGATCTGTAACTCCCTCAATAATGCCAAATCTCTCTTTAAGTTTTTTTGCAAACTTTTCCGTAGTCGCCTCCAATGGAGTTCCGTATAAGCTGTAATCAATATTTTCATCTATTTTCCATTGAGAGCATTTATCATTCAATGCTTGCATTACTTCAAGACCGAATTTTTCTCCAATACCTTCATCACAATGATAATGTCCAGTCATATACTTAACACATTCAGCAAGCCCTGCATAACCAAGGGATAAAGTTGAATAGCCACCAAAAAGTAGTTTGTCAATAGGTTCACCCTTTTTAAGTCTTGCAAATGCTCCGTGTTGCCAAAGAATAGGAGCAACATCTGACTTTGTTCCACGTAATCTCTGATGTCTAATCTTTAATGCTTTGTGACATAACTCTGTACGTTCGTCAAATATACGCCAAAATTCATTGAAATCTCCACCTGATGATAATGCAATATCTGGCAATGATACAGTTACAACACCAGAATTGAAACGTCCATAGAATTTCGGTTTACCATCTTCATCATGCCATACTGTTAAAGCACTTCTACACCCCATTACAGGATAACAGTTACCATCTTTCATCTCTTTCATAATTTTTTCTGAGATATAATCAGGAGTTAATCTCTTCATAGAACATTTAGCTGCCATCTCAGTAAGATACCAATATTTATCTTCTTCATGAATATTGTCCTCTTGAAGAACATAAATAACTTTTGGAAATGCAGGTGTAATATAAACACCTTCTTCATTCTTTACACCAAGATAACTTTGGCGAAGTTCCTCTTCAATTAACATAGCTAAATCATCTTTTTCTCTCTGATTATGTGCCTCGTTGAGATACATGAATAATGTAATAAATGGAGCTTGCCCGTTAGTTGTCATGAGCGTTGTGATTTGATACTGAATTGTCTGAATACCTTTTTCAATCTCTTTTTTCAAGCGTTCTTCCGCAATTTTATTGATTACGTTCTCTAATTCTTTTCCTTCTAAAAAAGTATTAGCAATGTCACATAACTCATGTTCTACTTCTTTTTTAATTTTTTGTCTTGAAATATCTACGAATGGTGCAAGATGTGCTAAAGATATACTCTGTCCACCATACTGACTTGAAGCGACTTGTGCAATAATTTGTGTTGCAACTGTACATGCTGTAGAAAAACTATGTGGTTTTTCAATCAGTGTTTCGCTAATTACTGTACCGTTTTGTAACATATCCTCAAGATTAATAAGACAGCAGTTGTTCATATACTGAATAAGATAATCAAGATCGTGTACATGAATCAATCCATCATCATGAGCTTGTACTATCTCAGGTGGTAGAATATACCTTCTTGATGCATCCTTACTTACAATTCCTGCTAAATAATCTCTCTGCGTTGTATTAAGTCTTGGGTTTTTATTAGAGTTTTCGTTATTCCAATAGTCACTTTCTCCACTCAACAATTCTGTGATTTCTGTATCAATTGTATTCTCGTTTTCTCTCTGAAACTCACGAATACTTCTATATCCCTCATATGCTTTTGCAGTAAGTCTCTGCTTCTTAGTAATCAATTTATCATAAACCATTGATTCAATATCAGAGATACTTACTTCGTCTTTTTCCTTACACTCTTCTTCAATCTCATTTGCAATGTCTTCTGCAATCTTTGGTTTCACAATACCTGAACCATTCTTCATAGCTTTAAGAATTGCCGTTGAGATTTTTGATTTGTCAAAATTAACTTCTGAACAATCTCTTTTAATTACCTTCAATATTTATTCCTCCTCAAATCCAATAACATTACCATCATTAATAACGACTCTTGTATTCTTACATTCAAACAATTCAATGCAATCACCAGTAGTAATATTATCCATGTTAATTTCTGTAGTCTCTCTTAACATAATTAATCCTCCAATTCTGCTTTATATATCTGATGAATCATATTCCAATCCCAACAATGCTTGCCATTCCATTCTTTATTCCAAGAATAAATTTCACCAAAGCAAATCTTTGTTTCTGCGTTAGAAGTCTCAAGATTATGTGCAGAATCATCAATAAATAAGCCACCATTCATATCTATATGAGATTTATCTTTATATTCTTTAAGATTAACTCCTATAAACTGACAAAACGGAAGATGTTCTTTACACCACTTTTCCTTCGCCCTGAGATTGGGATTATAACCAGAAGAGACAATGATAACTTCACCTTTTAAAGCAAATTTTCTTAGTGTTTCATAAGCTAATGGCATAAATTTTAACCTATCAAAGAATCGCTGTTGATTGAAATATGTATTTATATATTCTCTACTCGCACAATTAAGTTCTTCAAAATCCCAAGTCTTAATCTGTTCTGGAAGGATATATTTGTAATCGCTATAATACCTAAAATCTTCATTATATAAATCACATATTGCAGCAATTGTATCTACAATAACTCCGTCAAAATCACAATAAAGTTTTATATGTTGTCACCCCAATCTAATAATATATTTGGACATTTATTATTCTTGTCCATTTTATAATTCTCTCTTAAAATTAATACATTATATGGAATATTCTTATAATACCTTACACATTCCATATAAGGACAAGTCCTATTACTGCAATAGATCTTGTCCTTCTGATTTTTCTCTGTTATTCTTTTCTTTGATTTCATCCAGCTCCTTACATATTAAGGCTGTCTCAAAAGCTGTTCTATTTTCGTTATGTACAATATAATCAACTTTCTTAGATATATGTCTAAAATCCTTTTTGTCAGCCTTATACCTTCTTTTAGATTCAGTTTTATCAACATCTCTATTCAGCATTCTTCGTTTAATTTCTCTATTGGACACTTTAATATAAATAATCGTTACATTCTCATTAATTTTACTCATTACCTTATCTAAAGCATCAGGTGTAAGAATAATAACAGAGTGTGGCTTACTATAATCTTCAAGTAAAGAACCATAATACCAAGCTCCTGAGACAGTTTCATATATTCTGTATTCCGCAAAACTGCCACAGTTAATCTTGGTTAAGAAATTCATCTTATTTAAAAAATGATATTCTCTTCCATCAATCTCTCCTGGTCTTGGTGGTCGTGTAGTACAGGTTATAATTTTGTTGTAACCCATCTTCGCTAATTCCTTAACCACCGTATCTTTTCCAGAACAACTCTTTCCAACAAGTATTATCATATTTTTTCAAATCCTTTCATTTCGTCAACGAATCTTTTTATCACCAATGAATCATCACAATAAAGACATACATTAATTGGTTCAAGTAGATTTAGTGAGAATATTGCCATTATTGACTTAGCATTGACTTCATATCGGTGTGACTTAATTGTTATTTCTTCATCATATTTCGTAACTATTTCAACAAAATTCTTAACTCGTTGAATAGTGTCTAAAGTAATAACCGCTGTTGTCTCTAACATAGTTACTCCCTTTCATCTTTCATAAATTCTTATATAAGCTATTTCACCTTCAAATCCATCTATCTTAGATACATCTCCTGTATTACCCCAACGATTTGAGATATTGGGAATGAGTGTGTTTGTATGTACTATAAACTCAACAATTGAACCATTTGCAACTGTATACTGGTTAAGAGAATCTGTATGTTCATCATCTTTAACATCAGCTAAGACACATGGAATAACTTCTCCGCTCTCTAAGACAATATCAAACTCAGTTCCTATATCAGTTGAGTAGAATGAACCTAAAGCACAAGCATATCTATTACCAATCATATATATTCCCGTGTTATAATCAAGAAGAAATGTTGATTTCATAGCATATTGCTTTGAGCTTTTATCCTTAATAGTTTCAGCGTCCATATAGGATTTAAAGGGCTTATTATCTGGAACAGGATAATCTGTATATTTTTTCAAATATTCTTCAATTTCGCTCTCTAAACTCTCATATTCCCTAGCGATAATTTGTTCCATAGCTTCTTTTTCTTCTAACTCTTTTCGAGTCTTTTCTTTTTCAAGATTCTTTTTTAAATCAGTAAATACTCTTGAATATATGTACTGACCTTCCTGTGCTGCTTTAGCAGTTTGTATATTATTTTGTCCCCATAAGGGGACTATACAAGTTAAAGCTGAAGCAGTTAATAGCGATCCTGCTACTAATCTTCTTACCTTACTTATCTTTATCACCTGCTTTCTTTTAGTATGAGATTGATTAATCTCAATAGAATATTCTCTGATTACTGAATCATTTTTAAAAAATCTTCTTCTGAAATAATTGGGATATTAAGCGATTTTGCTTTCTGATTTTTAGACGATGTAGAATTTATATCATTATTAATAAGATAAGATGTTTTAGAACTTACAGAACCTACAACTGTGCCACCATGAACAACTATATCAGCTTTTAGTTCATCACGATTTTTATAATGGTTGACAGAACCAGTTACAACAAATGTTTTACCTTGTAATGTTTTTGGAGTTTCATCTAAGACTATATTAGGCTTATCAAATATAAACTCGTTTGCTAATTGGATTATTTCTGAGTAGTGTTCTTTCCAATAAGTATTAAGTGAATTTATTAATGTATCTCCAATACCTGGTAAATATCTAAAATATTCTGCACCTTTGATTGTCATTTCATCAATAAATGTATCGAAATCACAATCAACTGCTTCTGCAATCATTTTACTTGCTGACTTGCCCAATAATGGAATTGATAAAGCATAAAGAAAACGCTCAAGATTTGTATTACGAGACTCTTCAATAGAGTTAAGAAGTTTTTCAATAGACCTTTTACCAAAACCATCAAGTACAATCATATGGTTTTTATAGTCTGATAAATGATAAATATCTTTAATAGAAGTTACCCAACCAAACTTAATTAATCTATTGAGAGTAGATTCTGATAACCCCGAAATATCAAAAGCTGATTTAGATACGGCGTGTGTAAGTTTGCCAAGTAATCGTCCTTTACAGTCTTCGTTAGTACAGTAAAGAACTTCTGAATCGTTATCCTTAATAATTCTTGTAGAAGCTCCGCATATTGGACAAACAGATGGTATATCAAGAAATTGTTTATTAGAACTATTCTGATTATCATAATCTAATTGTTCTGCCCATCTTACTGCTGGTATAATTAAATTTGCTTTATAAATACCAATTTTTTGCCCAATCCAAGGATTATCCATAATTTCTTCCATTATACTAATATTATGTAATGATGCACGACTTACTTCACTACCATCAATGTCTACCGTATTGAAAATTGCTACAGGTGTTAAAATTCCAGTCTTACCACAACTCCATTCAATATCTTTTAATATTGTTTCTACTGAATCATTAAACACTTTATAGGCAATACCATTTCTAAAATGATGACTTGTATTTCCAAGAGACTTTCCATATTCAACATCATCAAACTTAAATACCACACCATCTTGAGGAAGATTATATTCTTTTGCTTTATCAAAACAATACTCAATAACTTCTTCTATATCCATTTCTGAATATCCTAGATTAACATTAGGAACAACATCTAATCCCAATTCTTCTGCTTCTATAAGTGAAAATGTAAATGACTTGCTTTCTTTAGCACCTTCTACGACTTCCCAAGCATACCAAGATAATTTTCTATCTTTTACAACTGATGTATCAAGATTTGATAATGTACCTGCTGCTAAATTACGGCTATTCTTATATTCTCCGTTTTTGTTAATCTCTGCAAAATCATCTAATTTAATTAATGCTTCACCATCAATTATATAAGTTCCTTCCTTATTAATATGTAATGGAACATTAGTAAACTGTTTAACGTGTTCTGTCACATCAGATCCAACTACACCATTTCCTCTTGATTCTGCTAAAACTAAATCACCATCTCTATAAGTAAGACGTACAGTTAAACCATCGAGCTTTACAGAAGCCACAAGATTATGATTATTTGCAAATTTAATAATCTCTTCTGTGCTGTGACACTTTTCAAGTGAAAGCATTGGTGTTTTATGAGTAACTTCTTTAATACTACTTAAAGTCGTTGCACCAACATTCTGCGTTGGACTATTTGATAATATGATACCAGTCTCTTCTTCCCACTGTCTTAATTCTTCTAACTTATTATCAAACTCTGCATCTGACATTATCGGCTTACTACTATTGTAATAAGCTTCAGATGCAGCATTAAGTTCTCTAACTCTTTTTACTATGTCAAATTTATCCATTTACTCTCCTTCGTATGTAATTAATTCTTTTGCATATGGAAGCGATTCTACCCACTCTATAAATGACTTAGACCACTCTGTAAGTTTATGATTCTTTCTCTGGAAGTACATATTACGAACATTTTCATATGACATTGTGATTGTTCTTGTCTGTAACCATGATTCAGGAAGCCAACGTATAAGCTCTTTCCAGTATCTCTTATCTTTCGTCTCAAGATACTTCTGACGAATATTTTCTAATACATAAATAATATCCTCTTCAAATGTTGAAATATTATCTAATCCGTCATTATTCTTTGGATTATCAGCAAGAGATAAGTTCCTGTCATAATCATCAATCTCAAAACAATCTAATGTAATTGGTGTTGTAGCAAGCTTGTGCATTGTACTCGTTGAGTTCGCAACCGTCCCTACCTTATACGTATCAAATTCTTTCCACCAATATAAAGGAGCTGTAATATCAACCGATACAAAAATCTGTCGCATAAACTTTCTATGCTCATTTCCTGCTTTAATAAGTGTCTGTGCAAGTTTCATATCATTTGCTCCAATTCTAAATTCATCACAATATTCTTCGTCACAATCCATATTTAAATGTGGGCAATCTTCACGACAACCATTCATACAATCATAATTTGTTCCACTATCACTTTTGTCCCAACTATTCTTAGGATTTCTCATTCCACGAAGACTGTGTTCAAATCCCCATACCTCTGTATTCTTAAATTTCAAATCTTAATCCTCCTAATTTTTAATTTCAATGAAAGTTTAGTTTTCTGTTAATTCATTAAAATTTTCATTGCTCTATCTACATGTTCTTGCTGTAAGCCACCTTCAGAAATATCATTACAGAAGAATTTTGTGTGAATCAACCTATCTTCAATTCCATATTGAGCGTAATCCTCTACTGAAAAATCATCATCCAAACTTACAAACTTAATATCTTCTTTATCAATTTGATTGTTTACCCATGTTATTATTTCTAAAGGACGGTTCATATGAATCGTTGGAGTTTTAGACATAATTTTTATATCATATTTGGCTAATGATTTAAGCAAATATTCATACATCTGATAGCAAACTTTATTCGATGGATTATCTAAATTTCTCCATGTAGATGATAAGACAATCTCCGCATTGCACGTATGATATATTTCTGCTAATTTTTTCAGATGAAAATCACTTATCTCATTATAAGTTTCATCTGTATCTTTCATTGATTTAAAGTATGGTGATGAGTTCAATACTCCATCAATATCCAAAAATATAATATTCATATCTCACCTCGATTCTCCACATGAAATAATGGTTTCTTGTTATCTCTCATCAACCAATTCTTCTAACACACCACCAATTTCAGCAACAATAATTCCTACTGCTAATGGAATAATCGAACCATTCACTAATGTTACAATTCCACCAATTACTCTAATTGCTGATTTTCCTAAACTAATAAATAAATGTCCTTTACTGTTCATTTTTAATTTCCTCCATAATTTCTTCTACTATGTATTCACAATTTGAGTCTGTAGAAGCAATCTCTTCATATTTAATATTGTACTGATTTAACTTATCAATAATTTCTTTTCTCACTTCTTTTGCTTCGTCTTCATTCTGGAATCTTCCTTCGTTTTCATAAGAATGGTGTCTTGTGAGCAAATAATTTCTATTATTGTATGAATTAAACACATTCAGTACAGTCTTATTAAAGTCTTCTCCCAACACTTCGTCAGTGTTATATACGGCACATAAGATTAATGGTGAATCAACAACCATAACCTGCACTTTATTCTTAACTCTACCCATCTTGAATGATTGTTTGCCAAATAAATATTCCTGGTGTTTAAATACTTCACCATTATTTTCATATACCTTATCCTTGGCAAACTCTGAAACATATTCAGCATTGATACCGTGTCTTTTTAATTGTGCTGTAATATCCATTGCACAGGTACTCTTACCTGCTGATGGTTCTCCAAATAAATTTATAACAATTGTGTCCATTTTTTGTTCTCCTTTCTTGTTACTTCAATAACATGTAAATTGCCAACGGATAATAGATATAATCTAACACCATATTAAAAAGCAATTGGAATCTGTGGAACTTAAAATTTCATTTAAGGATTTTATATTAAATAAATCTTCTGCTTGCAATCTTTTTATATATGTTTTATATTTCACATAAGGGGGATATACATATGAATAAATTAAAAAATCATAAATTGGTAATCAAAAACATTTTCTTTACAGTTGTTCCAGCAACTATTTTTCCTTTAATTGACAATTTAGCAGTGTTTAATGAAACTTCTAAGATAGTTTTTATTATAATTGCCATTATTTTTATCATTTATCAAGTAGTTACTTTATCTTTAAAAGAAGAAAGAAATAATCAAAAGCTACATGAAGATTTAGACAATTATCAAAAATACCAAATGTCTCAAAAAATTCTTAATAGTACCATAGAGGTAGAAAAGATTAAAAGAAATTTATTAAAAGTAGACATCCTCCCTGATTATAAAAAGGACGTACTATTATATAACCCTCATGAATTTGTAGAACAAATTTGTTCAAACATTAAATTATTAATATCCAATATTACCGAAATTGCATTAAGCTCATTTTCTGTTTCATTTATATATCAATATCCAGAGAACAATTCAAACTGGCAATGGATAACAAGAAAAAATAGTACAATAAATAACGACTTAAATAATTTTATTATGGATGATAATTTCCACTCATATTTTAACTATATAATAACCAATAATCTTTCATCTCATTTTGAAAATAATAAAGAAAATCTCGTTAAAGAAGGACATTATTGGATAAGTGAAAATGATAAACGCTATTCAACACTTGGCTCTATTGCAAGTTATAAAATGACATTTATGAAAAACGAAACAATATTATGCGTTGGATATTTAGTTATCTCTACATACGGAACAACGTTTGTGGAAGATGATGATCCAGGAAAAATAGAATATTTTAAAAATCTACTAACTAACAATATAATTCCATCATATCGTCATTTAATTGAATCTGAACTCGGATTTATGTATGTAAGACACGATATCATGGAAAATTCAAAACCATAATAAAACAAATAGTCTATTATATTTCGTCTAAGAATGTTTACATCTTCTGGCATTCTTAGATGAAACTGTCGTTTATTTTGTTTCGTATTTAGCTTTTAATCTTTCTAATTCTGCAAGTTCTTTTTGTTTAATTTCTTCTTCTTTTCTTATTCTCTCTTTTTCTTTGAATGGTGCTACGAATTTATCATTCATCAATTCAATATTCTTTTCGTAAATTTTCCCATCTCCATAAGAACGAAGTTCAGCTAAATAATCTTGAGCAATTTTTTCTGCTAATCTCCTATCATCATGATCAATATTGACAATAAAGCATACCCAGTTATTTTTAAGTAACGTACCTTGTCTTACGCTATTACATCTTAAATCATTATCAATATAGCAATTATACCTTTCAGGTTCTTCTCTCATAACCCATCTGTTTTCATCATCTTTACAATCAAATAAAACTTCATGACAGTATTTTAATGATACTTTTGATAAATCTTTTTCATTAGTTAAATCTTTTAATGGCTTTACATAGTCACCATCCCCACATAAACAGCAATATTTTTCTGCATCTTGACGATTGTTGAAATATCCGACTACATACCAGTCACTATAACAACCACCAAATACTCCATAAACCATATTTGTACCTCTCTTTCATATAAAGGACAGACATAAAATCCGTCTTTCCTTGGCTTTTTGAGTCTCCAAAACGCCCTATTTATGGGCATTCCAAGACCTCAATTTTCTCAAATATGAAAATACTGTTCATTGTTTCAATGAATACTGCACTTGCTGTACTGATTATTGATACAACGCTACTTGTTCGCAAACACATATTGCTATAATCTGAACCATCAGCATTTTTAAGATAATTTATAATCATTGGTTTTCCAAGTTTAACATTATCCAAATCTAGCTCTACAGTTCTTCCAATTCTCATCGGATATCTGCCATCGGTTCTGTCTTGACCTCTTTCACCCTTTGTTCCTGAATGAGTTATTTTTGTTATTTTATATTCCATGTAATTCCTCCCACTGCATTATTCTCTTAAAATACTAACTTTGGATGAGCTGTATCATACAAACACTGCTGTAAGTGAGTCTGTTTCTTACTTACGCCCTCTTTACTGATAGCCATTCTCAAAGCACCAGTTTGAGCAACCAAATCACATTTTTTCTTTGCTCTTGTAATTCCTGTATATAATAATTCTCTTGTTAAAAGGGAATATGATGAAAAATCAATGCCGAAAATAACATGATCGAACTGAGAACCTTGAGACTTGTGAACTGTAATCGCATAACCAAGTTCAATACTATTAACTTGTGTTCCTTCTACGTATACCTCTCCAATACCCATAAATGAAATAAGCACTGCTTTATCTTCTGGAAATACCTTTTTAATAATACCAAGATTACCATTAAAGATAGGTGGATTGGTTTTGTATGTATTCTGTGTATTGATAACTTTGTCTCCTTCTCGAAGAATTGTTACTTTGCCCTGTGATACAACCTCAATCTGTTCTTTATTGTCGTTTTCTGGATTATATAAATCCTGAATCGTATTATTGATGTTATAAGTGCAAGCATCACCTTGTTTTTTAACGGGAACAAGTATCTGAGTTTCCATAACATTGAAGTTCTCTGTGTTCATTACTTCTGAAAATCTCTGCATTATTTTATAGAAAGTATTACTCTTATCTGAATAACAATCTAATGATAAATCCTGCAATTCTCCTCTTGTCTCTGTACCAACCCAGTCTTTTTCTACAATCTGTATTCCTTTACGAATACGCCTTGCTTCTGTAACAATGGCTGATGCTGCTGCTTGTCTATGTACTTGACTAAGATATACCGTAGGAATCTCAGGAGAATTGATCATATCAAACGCAATGTTACCACACCCAATTGACTCTAACTGTCCCATATCTCCAAGACAGATAAGCTTTGCCCCTGAAGGGATTGCTCTTAAAAGATAATAAAAAAGATAAGCATCAACCATTGAAATCTCATCTACGATTACAATGTCAACATCCAATGGGTTTTCATCATGATATGTAAAGCCATTCTTCCCCCCTTCATCAGTACAAGGATATTTAAGCAATCTATGAATTGTATATCCTTCTTCTCCTGTGATCTCAGCCATTCGAGAACTTGCACGACCAGATAAAGCACACTGTACATATACATAATCTTTCAATGCTTCAAGAAAAGCAGACACGGATGAACTCTTACCTGTTCCAGCTTCACCATGAATAACAACTACATTGTTTTCAAGTGCTTCTTTTACACCCATTCGCTGTTCTTCTGTAAACTGCCAACCATTCCTATGCTCGACATGCTTGATTGTATCTTCCCAATCACCATATGTAATCTCTGATTTTGCATCTCTTAATCGGATTAATTCTTTGGCAATTTTATCTTCAATATTGTAGAATTTTCTAAGACCAATCTGTGTCTTATCTTCATTCCACCACAGCTCATCACCCATATCATGAATTGCTTCTGTAATATTCATATCGGGTACATCTTCGCCAAGTTCATCAATAATTGCCCCCATTAACTCATCAGGTGTAATCCATGAACAACCATTCTGACCAGAATCTTCAAGGTATTTGTAGATAAAGGCACTAATACGTTGAGAACAAAATTCTTCCATTCCACTATCAAGTGCTATTTTATCTGCTGTTTTCCAACCGATTCCTTTTACTTCGTTACATAAGATATATGGATTATTTTTAACCTTTTCAACAACTAAATCAGGTGAATTATATCGTTCCATTAATCTATTCACCATATTGTTCGTAAGGTTATACTGTTCCAACTCTGAGAAGATTTTTGCTAAATGGATATTCCGATTAAATCTTTCAATCCATCGTGCAGCCGTGTCTAGTCCACAACCTCTGACCTTTACTAAATCTTCTGCCTTGTTATTCTTCAAAGAATCAAATGGATCATCCAATGCGTCATACATATTTTCAATCTGAAGTGGAGTGAATAAAGTGGACAAGAATTTCTTCTGTCCAACTTTGTCATTCTCATTAAAGGTAATGGCACTATAGATTGATATGATATTGTATTGTCCTCCCCATTTAGGATCTTCTACATAATCTGCCACTAATACATATGGATTACCTTCAACCAACTGTGGCATTGTACCTTTGATTATGATTTGATTGAATCTATCGGTCTTAGGTTTACCCTCTTTGACCTTATCTACTGAGACAACAGCAATTCCAAATTCGTTTTTATAAAATCGTATTGTCTCTACACTACATATAATTTTTATTCTATTTTCTGATGCCATTAATCCTCACTTTCCTTTTAATCAACTTTTGTTCTTTCAGATTGAAGTAACAATGTACCATCTAAATGTATCTCTTGAACTTTATTTACCGTGTGCTGGTAAATTGTGTCTTTGTAAATCATTGGTCTGAAACTATCATCCCTTCTGATTCCTGCCACAACAATCTTTGAACCTCTACTTAACCAGCTTCTTTCAAGTACAGTCTTCTTATCACTATTCGGATCAAGCTTTGCTGAAATTTGTTTATTATAAAATGCATAGTGACCTTTATTAAACTTCACATGTACTGCACCATATTTTGTAAGAAGTGTAACCATACAATGCAAATTATCAGCATTGATAACTGTTCCTGCTATTCTTGAAATCTTAAATTTAGGCATTTTCTTTGGTGAACCATCAATATAGCGAGTGTAATAATCGTAAGGTTCTGGTTCTTCTGGTAAATCGAAGAAATTAACTATGCCATATAGTTCTTCATTAATATTCTCCAATTCATGCTCACCATCATAGAAACTTAATGCTTGCATAGACCAAGAAGGTAATGTACCATCAGCATATTGATTCCAAACAGTTTTAAATAAAGCTTCATTATAGAGATTCAATGTATCAGTATTGTCAAACCAATCCTTTAATGGCTGAATGTATTTATCTACCTCTTTAGTAAACAATTTTTCTGATACGATATAATATTCTCCTTTTATTTTAACTACTGAGTCTTCTGTGAAATGTTCCTTGAAAAAGGGCTGAGAATTGTTGTCGAGAATATAATAACCATCATGATATCCTCTTTTTGGTACTTTCTTTCCTTCATCTATATGCTTTTCATACAATCCTTCATCATCTAAAACATATTTTTTGAAATTAACCATACGTTTTGCCAAATCTAATGATTCAGGAATAATACCCAATTCTGTCATTTTTGCGAACTGTTGCATTGTAATTTTGTCACTTGGAGTAAAAGCATAGTTTTTTAAATACCAACGCATTGTTTCTTTTCTATCTGATGAGTGTAATTCTGTAAAGCAACCAGCTTTAATTAATTGAACCATTTTTGACTTGGTAATAAGCTTTGTATCAAGCATTTTACGAGCGAAATCTTCCATAGAATTAAATGGTCTGTTCTGAATAATTGCTTGTACAATATCATCGCCTATACCATTGATACCCTTTAATCCAAAAATGATACGATTGTTCTCAACATCTGCTTTAAAACCAAAGTCTGCTGAGTTGATAAGTGGAAGTTCTACTTTAACATTCTCTTTTTGAACAGCCGCTATTGCTATTGCCATCTTTCCATAATTGGTAGAATCACCTGCATTTTCATCTACTGCACCAGAATCTACAATTAAATTCGCTGTTTGCCAGTAAATCGGGCTGTATTTATAACACAAATTCAACTCTTGAAGACCTATAATCGAGTAGGCTAGTGTATGACTTTTATTGAATCCATACCCTCGCTGGGTACAAATAAGCACATTCCACACATAGTTCGTTAAATTCTTTGATAAATTCTTCTCTTTCGCATTAGCAAAGAACTCTTCTTGTAATTGTAAGAACTCTTTTGGTTTCTTCTTTGCAACCGCTTTTCTTAACCTATCACCCCAAGCTAGTGAGAAACCACCAATCTTCGGATGCATTGTTAAAAGTACCAAATACTCCTGGGCTTCACAGATACCAAATGATACTCCAATAATATCTTTCAGAATATCTTGTTCTTCTTGTGTCAGACCATATTCAGTCATTTCATCGTACCAATACTGGATATTTTCTCTAAAACGAGCATATTTCTGTAATGGTGTTTCAGCACCTTTTTCCTGTGCCATAAGTCGCAATACTGAGTTAATGGTTGCTAATTCATCGACAGAAGCAGGTTTTGCTAATGCAACCGCCTGTACACCACTCTCTTTCTCCATCTGAAAGAATGACATTACTTTGTGATTCCAAAGCATTTCCCACATATCTTTAGCATTACGTTCCAAAGTATATACACCAATATATTTTTCATAAGTAGCTTTCAATGAACCTTGCCATTCTATTACATTATTCTCCAAAAGCAGTTCCAACTCTGCTTGCATTTTATCCAAAGCATCAATACAAAGCAGATCGACCTTAATAAGAGAACAATCTTCACACATATGTAAATCAAACTGAGTAATAACATCACCTGAATTTGTTTTCATAAGTGCTGTTGTATCTGTAAATGGTCTATCAACTAAGATAATTCCACCTGCATGTGAACCTACACCATTGACAAGTCCTTCTATCTTCTGTGCAGCTTCCCATAATTCAGGATATTTATTCATTTCTGTAACAAATTCTTGTACAGGTGGGTTATCATCATCACCATAATACATTTGTGATAAAGTTCTTAATTGACCTCTATCGGCTACAATCAATGAACTAATATACTGAGCTATATCATTGTCAATCTTCAAACCACGAGCTGCTGTTAAGATAGCACTTCTACTCTTTTCAGTTGATAGTGTCATAACCTTGCTAACTCTATCTTCTCCATATGTATCTTTCATAGCTTGAATAACTGCTTCACGCTTTGAACCACATATATCAATATCAATATCCAAAACAGAAGCACGTTCTGGATTCAAGAATCTCCAAGGATACGTCTTTGTTTTTTCTCTTAATGGATTAATCTGTGTGATACCAAGAATATTTAATAGACAGAAACCTACACCAGAACCTCGACCAGCCCCTACTAATGTACCTGCACTCCAAGCAATCTGTACATCAATAGCAATCTGAAGAAGATATTTAGACCAACGAACCTTCATTTTTTCGGATGAATCCTTTATATAATGAAGACATTCGTTTATTTTTTCATAAGCTTCGTCTGTTTGGTAATAAGGATCTGTGTCAATATAAGCAACAATATCTCTTACTAAATGCCTATCACAATCGTATTCGGAATGATAAAACTCACTTAATAAGGGGATTTGATTCTTAAACTTTTCATACAATTCTTTGTTCGGTTCAGAGGTATTTAATGGAATGTACGGAATATCGAGGTCTTTTGTGAGTTTGTAATACTCTGCTTTTCCATATATAAGCATTGTATTGTCTAATCCCTTTTGAACTACATCGTGACCATAGTATTCATCCATATACTCATGAATTTCATCTTCACTCATAATATAAGTAGTAGAATAAAAATCATCCACCTCTCTGTCGCCCTCTTGAGATTCCAAAAAGATTTTATGTATCTGTCTATCTTCTTTTTTAAGATAATGAGCATCTGTTGTAATGATATATGGTGTACCTGTCTCTTCTGATAACTGAATTAACTTATGATTGACATAGATTTGCTCCATCATATGAGAAGGTTGCAACTCTAAAAAGAAGTATCCTTCACCAAATATCTCATTCATATATGCAATCCAATCTTTACAAGATTGCCATATTTTTTCATATTCTCTTGGATTTGCTCTTTCTAAATCATGAAATTGTAAAAGTCTGTGTGGTAAAGTTCCCCCAAGACAAGCCGAGCTTCCAATAATATCTCCTTTATAGTTTTCCATCATTTCTTCAAGATCACTATAATAAGTAGGAACTCGCATCATGACATGCATAAAAGAGTTCTTAGTCCAAGCTTTTGTGCTTAATTCTCTAATGCCTTGATGCCCATGAGCATTTAATGCTACTAAAATAAAATGAGGATATCTATTATTAAATTTATTCTCGGCAGTTACATCTTCTGTACACAAATATATCTCATTACCAAGAACAACTTTAAAATTCTCCCATCCTTCTAAATCCTTGTGACTATCATAGTATTTAAGTGCATCTAAAGAGGAAGTGATAGACTCATGTTCCGTAAAGCAAATGCCAGCATGACCTAATGAGTGAGCATACTCAATCATTTCAGGCACTTTATTTATAGAATCTCGAAGTCTTAAATTACTTCCCTCTGCACTATGGTTATGTACTCCAAAAAAACTCACTCAAATCCTCCTCTTATAACTGTTTTAATAAACTTCTGACTGGTTCTCTTCCATAATTCTCTTTCAACCAATCAATGTATCCTTTATCCTTTTGTGCTACTTCCACAAGACATTCATCCTTATACTTACCAAAATTCAACACATAAGTATCTAAAGGTGGTAACTCAGGTTTCTTCCACTCATCAAACTCCATGTCTAACGGCTTTCGTGAAGCAAGATAATCAGCCAAATGAACGATCTCCTGATATTTATTTGATGGTTTTGGAAGCACAATTCCAGCATCTTTTGGTTTGTTTGAGGTTGTCCATTGTCCCATATGAGATTCAATCGCATTAGCAATCAACTCAATTTCTTTATCTGAAATAACTGCATCTTCTTTGTGCTTTCTAACCGCTTCTGCCATTAACAACGGATGATCAAATACTGTAAACCCTTCCTTTACATCATCACTTGCACCTGATTTTCTGCCATCATGCACTAAACCAGCACATCTTAATAAATCTCTTTCTCTGTCAGTGAATTTGTTCTGATACTGCTCAAGACTGAAAAACCAATTAAGGAATCGTACAACTGCAATACTGTGTCTCATCAATCCACCATCGCCTAATGCATATGCAGGATGGTACTTGCCTGTAGACGAGGCAGGTACATCCCACCAATATAAAGGAAGTTCTGATACCAAGAGTTTACAGAAATCTTTAATATCTTCATTTTCAAACGAGTCATAAATAGGCTCAATCATTTTCAGTTTTTCTTCTGTCATTAAAATACCAACTTTCTTTTCTTCTCTGTATTATTATTCTCCAAAGCATTCCACTTTTTATTGACTTCAAATGTCTTTTGAGTTGGTGTCCACTTTGAATAATATTCACATTCATTTTTATAAATAGTTGCTTCTGGATTTGTTGTGCAGAAATTGCACCAATGACATAATGGAGTGGGCTTCGGAATAAACAGATTTTTATTCTCACTTGCTTCAATATCACCAAACACTTTATCAAGTGCTTTAATTAAACGCTTTTCCCATCCTTTTGTAAGAGCATATTGTTCATCATCTATAAGGATAAATCTATACTGCGATTCAATAGGCAGCTCACCAAATTCGTTTAAAATTGCCAAAGCATAAATTCCAAACTGTAATGAGGTTGCCAATTTATTCTGATCGTATATTTTCTTGGAAGTCTTATAATCAACCGTTCTATACTGACCATCTTTTACATCAATTCGGTCAATAAAACCTTTTAAAATAACTTTGTTATCCCATACAATTTCAAAAGGTTTTTCAAAATATGTAGGCTGCCAAGTAGTATCTTCCATTTCTTCGTGTAACACTTTATCAAATAGTTTTATTTTTTCTTCATATGAAGCACCACTCGCATTATCAGCTTCGTGCCATACTTCAAAATATTTTCTTCTTAGCTGTGCTACACCTAATAATTCTTCTTTTGTTTTTTCGTCTGTTTCGGTCACTCCATTCTGTAGAATATTATTTAACTTGTCATAATCTACTGCTTGACCAGAAGCAATCATCCTGCCCTTCTGTTCCAAAACATAATGACACAGACTACCCAACTCAAGTGCAATTGAAGTATCCTGTGAATACTTCTTATCCATATATTTAAACTTATACTGAAGAGGACAGTTTTTAAAAACCTCAATTTTACTATATGAAAATGTAGGTAAACCTTTGTCCTTATCAGTTACAGGTCTTACTCTATCTTTTAATTCTTGCAATTACTTCTCCTTCTTTGATTCTTTCAACACTCTATTAACTTCATCCATTGTGATAACAATCTTCTCATCTAATAATTCCAACAATGTTTCTTTCCCCATATCTGTAGGACTGGCTTTATAAGGCAATCTATTCTCACTGTCTAACAACAAACAAACTTTGCAATATGGCACTAATCCTGCTACTTTTTTTACAAGTTTGTTATAATAAATCTCTGCCTCGAAAGAATGTGCATCCTGGTATTCTCTATCAAAAGCCACAATCACTTCTTCACATTTGAGATATTGCAATAATAATTTTTGCTGGGTGACAGTAATATTACTTCCGCAAGTTGCTACTGCAAATGAATCTTCTCCAAAGTACGAATAATTTTGCATACATCCTTTTTCTGACTCAAGCAGCATTGCTTTTCGTATTGAATTAATTTTGTTTTGGGTAACATTGATTCCGTATAGATTTGAACCTAATTGATGACTAAGAAACTTCCCACTTATTTGAAGCGGAACATACTTTCCTACTCTTTCAATATCAGATTCATCAAGATAACGACCTCTAATTCCAATCAACCGATTATCTTTATCTCGATGTGGAATTACGATTTGGTTGGTCAATCCATAATAACCAATCTCATATCTGCTCAAAGCTTCACGAGAAATGTTATCATTTAACCAATCTTCATGAGGTGCATAGTAGAATGTGTCTAAGATATTTTCACTAATTTCAGATAATGTAGGTACTTCACGTCTATTCTTTTTTACTGACTTCAAACGATTAATCCATTCAAAATCATTAATACGATTTTTTTCTTTCTCAATCTCATCAGCACTTGTAACAGCCAACTTTCCTGTAAGCAGCCCAATAAAATGTAACGCTTTATACCATGTAACTGTCTTTCCTTTGACTCTATTGGCTCTAATTACTAACTCAACAACGTTAAAACTATCTGAACATTTAGAGTAACAATGAAAAGTTCTTCCTTTGTACCCTTTATCCTCATTTGGTTCGTGATAATAATACAATTTCCACGAATCTGATCCGTGACATACCGACTGGAATATTAAATCACCATTACTATCTGTTTTTGGATAACTAGAGCCAAAATAAGTAACAATTTTTATTATATCTTCTTTAGTAAGTGAGTTAAGAATTACATCCTTGTCTAAATACATACCCTCACCTCACTTACCAATTTCCCCAACTCTTCTTATCAGTTGGTTCTTCTTCCTGTTCTTCATCAATCGGATTATCAGGTACTTGAGATAACAATACGGAATGTTCCTTAATCTTCTCTTCTACCTGCTCAATCTTTGTAAAGTCCATATCAATTAACTCGAAATCATAATTCGTTACAAACAAACACTGTTCCGTCATAGTACCTAAATCAATTTTTGTCCAAATAATGATTCGTGTTAATCTTCCTCGTCTGACTTTGTATACCCAATGACACATATTAGGTACAGGCATATTAACCATTTTGTGCAACACTGATTCAATTTTCTTTTTTTCAGCTTTAGTGGGAGCCATTGAGATAACACCCATATCCAGTTTATTCGCTAATGCCTTTGAACCAGCTAACAAGTTCTGATCCTTATACTGTGCATTTTGTGCTTCACCATTTAACTGAGAAGCCGTGTAAATAAACACATCTAACTGTTGAGCGATTGTCTTTAACTCAGTTGCAAATACCAATAATAACTGATGTTCTTTTAATCCCATTCCAGATTTACTATTTACTTCTGCCATCAAACGCAATGAGGTGTGAATATAGTCAAAGAAAAAATATCTAACAGAAAACTCTCTATTATATTTCTTTATTTGATTCTTAATATCTTCAATGGAAAAATCAGGAATGTGTACGATATATAATGGACTAGATTCGATATAAGAAATGGCTTGTTGAACTCTTTCTAATTCTCCTTGTTCATATGTACCATATAGAATATGTTCCTCATTTACTTTACTAACGGCTGCAATTAATAATGTCTGTATTTCATCTACTGGCATCTCAGTTGAGAAAATAGTAGTTGGCTCACAATTCCCTGTATACACATACTGCTTTGATGCAACATCATAAAAATACGGAACAGCAATTTTGCAAGCATCGCCAGCAGCCATACGAGTTTTACCACCACCTTGAGGACACGATCTCATAAATAAACATCCTAATCTCGCACCTCTTGATACAGTATTCAATCCCTCGTTATTCAAAGCCAAACCAACATCAGGAACTTCCATCAATTCATTTACCAAATCTGTCATGCCGTCACCAGCCTGAACATCTGTACTTAGTGTATTGGTACAATATTTCATATTGGGATTAATAACAAATGTCGCTTCAACCATTTCAATGATGTCTTGCTCAGTATAATTATCAAACTTAATTTGTTCAGCTTCCATCTTTGAGGTATCTGCAATGGTACTGTCAAAAATAAATCTTGTATCAAGACCTTTTTGCTCATAATATCTAAGCAATGCGTATTTTCTTAATCTGTGATAATAATAATCATAGTTCTCAATGGTAGCCATATCTCTTGCATTTGAAAGATATTCTATACCTTGATTCTCCTGAAAAATTGAATACTGTTCTTTGTAATTGCTTAGATATGAATCTATACTAAATTCATCAATTGTGGTGCAACCTTGCATATGTAGATTGTAAATTGCAACAAATAGCAATTCATAGAAGTTCTCTGTATTAAAATCAGTTCTATCTAATGGTCTATCAATATCATCTATTAAGGAAGAATCTTGTATTAAACAACCAATCGTATTCAAATATGCTCTTTTATCTACAAGTCCTTCATGTGCCATTATTTCACCTCTTTCCCAATTGACTGAATATCAATCTGTTTTATTTTTCTCTTTTTAGGTTGAACAATAATGGTTTTTTCTTTGTACATATTTGAAATATCCATACTTTCATTATGTTCTTCCAATTTATCAACCAACTCATAATACTGCATTGCTTCTGTGTGATAATATGGGACAATTCCAATTACATCACCAGTTAAATCTTTTTCAATGATTTCATGCAGATAAACCAGAGTCTTATACATGCTTTCGTATGTAAAACCATAATGCTTGATATAATCTTCTGTTAAGGCATATACTTTTGTACTTAATTCTTCTCCTTCGATGAGACTTCTTAAATACGTATAATACTGTTGCTTTTTTGCATATTCTTCTTCGGACAATGCTTCTTTCAATTCAGCTTGAGGTCTAGCCTTTCTTCCGATTTTTTTCTTTGTAGCAACCTTATCTATCTGTTCAGTTTTATCTTTCTGCAATGTCTTGATTGCAATATTAAAACATTTTTTATGAGCATAGCGTCCCTTGTATGGAACGCCATCCTCATCTACAATTGGCTCATTGCATATTACGCATTTTCTTCGAGCTGCCATGTATCAACCTCTTATAAGTTATTCTCCTCAATGAAACTCTCAATATCATAAATGATTGCTTCAATAAGCTGTTCCTGACCTTTCTTCAGATCACTAGCCTTCTTGCCTTCGCCTAACTGATTTGCAACGATTGTCTGTAAATCCTCAAGATATCCATTATCAGCAAGTTTCTCTCCAAGTTTCTGTAGCTCGTCCATGAGGTCATCATATGATTTAACATCAACTGTTCTCTGTGCTTTCTGCTCCTCATATGTAACTGCTGTGATTCCTTCTTCTCTCTCCTGAATCTCAATAGCCTTAATAATTACATCTTCAAGAGCTTCAGCAGTGAACTCCTCAATATAAGTAGTAGGAAGATAATCAAAACGAGAACGAGCAAAAAACTCATCTGTCTGTGCTAAGAAACCAGAAGACTTAACAACCTTACCGTCTTTATCAACACCGTTAGAACGAACATAAACACATAAGTCTGTATTATTGATGATAGGTGCTAACGCTCTCTTATCAGCCTTTGGTGAAATGTATCCATCCTTCTCCTGTGCATGTGCAATAAAGTAACAGCAATATCCAGCACCAAGTAACTTGTTAATCTGCTTCCAGAACTCAGTCTCATACTCTTTCCAAAGTCCATATCCACCGTTTCCTTCTCCGATTGAAGGAGCTTTATACTTCTGGCAAATAAATTCCTGACAGTAATTTGCAGCCGCTTCAATCTCATCAAAGATAATTGTTGAATACATTTCTCTTGCCTTCTCTACTGTTGCAGGATCTGTAAGCTGCTTGTTAATCTTAATAAAGTCAGACCACTTCGTAATAGGACAATATGGAACACCAGGAATGGCATTAAGACCTGCCTCGAATGGAAGATAGAATGGCTTCTTCATACGAGTTGCCTGTTTAGTCTTTCCTAAGTTATTTCCACCATAGACAAGAATAACCTTGCCCTCTAAACCCTTTGCTACTGTGCTGACCTGTGGATTAAAAATATCTAATTCGTTCATGTAATTCTCCTTTATTTTTAAAAATATTTTCTTAATAAAAATGATACATGTTTCAAACTATTTCATTCGTACCTACAACAAAGTTAGATTAGAAACCTAAACTTCTACCGTGTGCTGCGCCACTTGGCTTTGTAGTAGATGCCTTTGCACCACTCTGAGCTTTAGCTTTTGCTTCTTCAAGACGATTTGCTCTTTCCTGAATTGCAGCTTTAATTGTATCAGCAACATATGGAACTTCTGGTGTGATACCCTCTTCATAAGGCTCAGAAGCACCAGTAATAATAAGATCGCTCTTGTAATCTACTTTTACCTTTCTTCTTGGCTTACCAATCTTAACTGGAATCTCTGTAACAGTCTCAATTCTGTTATTAATAATGTCTCCATAGAACTCTACTGTCTGTCCTACTTCAAAACCAGAATCAACTGCCTGTGCTACTTCACCCTCTGCTACAAGATCAATTGGTTCAATTCCGTTATATGTAGGCATCCAGCCACTCACCGCAAGTCTTCCTGTTTCTACTCCCTCGTTATCAAGTTCAGGACTAATATCCGAAATAAATACCTCTACTGCGAACTCTGCATGTGGCTCAAACTCTTCATCAGCCTTTAATCTATTAAAGAAATTGCTCTTGTAAGATACAATCTTCTCACCGTTCTTGCCTGTAAATGGGCTAATATCACCAGTGACTCTAACCTTTGTAGCCTCTTCCTCACCAACTTCTGCAATAGATTTGTACTCATTCATTACTGTCTGAATACCTGCATAAGTCTTATTGTCAGTACCAGCCTTAGTCTTCTCATTTACATTGACGTTGTACTTAACGAAATTAACATCAGAAGTCTTAACTGTAATATGACCTGTTACCTTATTCTTTCCATCCTCTGTTACAATCTTCAGATCCTTCTCACTAACCACACCTACTGCTGTTGCCTTTGCATTTGCCTGTCTTAAATTTGTTTCCTTTGTTGTTGTCTCTGCCATTTAAAAATGTCCTCCTTAAAATTTAAAAATTTATGTAAATATTGTTAATAAAACAATCTATCTAAACGCCCAAAAGGACGGAACACAGAAGTTAATTTATATAAGCATCTATGTATAATCAGTGATTTTTGAGTGCAAAAACCCAAGGGTATGCTGCTAACCACCCATTCATATATTCTCTGTTCAGTTGTTCGTATTTGGAAATTTTGAACTGAATTGTTCAAGACTAAGAACTTACTTTGTTCTTCATAATATTTAGTATTGTATTTAACATATTCTCTGTGGTTGCGAAATCTCCACCTAAACAAGAAGCAGTTGTCTTTATTTCATAAGTCCAATCAGCTTTATTGCTTGTTGACTCTACTGGATAATCCATATATAATACTGTTCCCTTTGGAACAATAATATTATGGTACTTATCTTTGTAATCTTCTTTCAAAACCTTTAACCACTTTTGGCAACCTTTATTATATGATTTATACTTTGCATCACTTGTATATAAATGAAAATAAGGTTCAGACGGATATTCAATTCTCTTAAATTTGTTAATTACAAGTAACACTCCATCAGATATTCTATAAAGGTCTTGATAATCTGTTTCTGCTAATATCTCTATGTATATCACCTCACTTATTTATTCTCTATTCTTATTAATTCCATTTAACTAAAAACGACTTACCCGTTTTTAATTCATCCAAAGCACCTTCAGATGTATCTAACCATTGTTGTTCTAATTTACCACACTTGTTGCATTTAAGAATACACAACCTTAATGGATACCCCATTGAATCCTGTTGTAAAGCATTACTACGTTCTACAACTTCCAATCTATGCTTGCACCTAAATAAACTCATATAAACCTATCCTTCTAATCTCATAAGCCAAAGAAACAGTGATTTCTTACTATTCTTATATTCTCTGTTTCTTGATATTGATGCCATAAAATCCTTGATTTATAAGGGTTTTCAGCACCTCATTTTTGTTATTCTCTAAAAATCATTGAAAATTAGGGATTTTCGCTCGATTTGAGCATTTTTGAAATTTTTAACCTCTGAAACCCTTGTAAATACTAGGTTTGTAAAGCCAAAGAAATGTCAGTTTCATTCGGTCTTGATTTTCATACCATATATAGTGTTTGTTATGCTTTACGCTCACTATATATGGTATGTTATTTACTCTTCACCAATAAATACCAATCTATCAATATATTCTCTACCTTCACCCTTGAAAATAGGAATATCTGTATCAATAATCCACTCATTTTCTGATTTAGAAAAATCTCTTAAATGTGCAGTTGCCATGACACCATCAGATTCAATAATAATCTTATTTCTTACACAGCAACTTCCACGCTTTTGATAAGTCGGCAAATCATTCCAGTTGATGCCTTTCTGAGTCATAAGCATATCCTGAATATCATTACATGACTTATTCTGTAATTCCTTGTGTGAGAAATTGGCTTGACCTACCATCTGAATTGAATTACGAGAAGCATCAAGTTGTCGCCAATATACGAGATTTGTTACTTCTTCTTTTGGAATATTGAAACAACGAGCATCGAACATTGCACCTTTATCAACTGCTAAAGATAAAATATGTTCATAGTTTTCATGAGTATTATCCATACATTCGTAAGTATATGTACAATAATCTCCTACATTATTAGCAAAAGCCCTATTAAATGCCATAGTAGCCATACTTGCTGCAATACTACAAATCTTCTGAACTTCATAATCAAACCATGCTGAAGATGTAAGTTTCTTATAATCAACAAGAATAAGTGTAATCTCATCTGACTGCGTGTAACCAAGAACACAGCCCTGAATATTCTCGCATAAGTATCTCATTGTTTCCTGCATTGATTTAATCAAAACTTCATCAAAAGGCTTCTGAAATCCTCTTGTGAATGTGTGGAACGCTTTTCCATCAATTCTGATAGCAACTGGACACCTTCTCATCAGTTTTGTCTTTGGAATCTGCTCATAAAATGTCTTCATCCTAACGCCTAAATCATCATGTACTGGCATATATGTACCTCTCTTTCTTTACTTTTATATTCTCTCTTACTAATATAATTTCGTACTTAATTCAGAAACTTGTTTTTTAATTTCATCCACTTCTGTTAAACCATTTATATGTTCTAACTTGTGATTGATATCATTTATATCAGATTCAATTTCGTCAATTATTTGAATAACAACACTTTTGGGAATAAATTCTTCCCTATCATCAAATTCATAATCAGCTAAATCACCATACTGATATGCTTCTTTGTCTATTTGTTCTCTATAATTTGTATTTTTATATGCCATTATCTTTACCTCCTCATATAAAATCGAAATTTATTTCGTTTCTCTCCAACTGATACTGTAATATGGTTCATTGTACTGAGTACCAGTCTCGACTTTATAACCAAGTTCTTCTAATTTCTTTCGTGTTTCAGGTTTCAAAGAACCATCTTCACTAATTGAAAATTTGCCATCTGCAATCGCATCTCTAATTAATTTAGATAATTCTGCTAATTGTTGCGTAGTGCAGTTATCAATTGCGTTATTTGTCATCTTATTTGCTTCTGATGCAGACGGAATAACATTCTTTGGTGACTGAACTTCTGGCATAGGAATGTTGGAAGTAATAGCATCTTCACAACAATCTGCATCGCTACATCCTAAACAAAATTTATAACTTCTGTTAGTTATTGGGTACTTACAAGTCATTTATTCATCCTCCTTTTAAACCTGTTTATATAACTGATTTTGGAGCTTTCCTAATACCTTATTAACAGCAACCTTGCCCATTTCTTTATTCCATATTTCACCTTGTCTAACCCTTGCAAAGAATAAAGCATATTCTGAAATATTATTTTCCACATCTTCGTAAAATTTTTCGTCCTCTTCACTATCATCAAATTCAGATTTACATGAACTAATAATCATCACAGCTAAAAAATCTTTTGCAACCTGTATTAATCCGTCTGATGTCTTGATTTGATCATTTAGAAAATCATTTGTTTCTATTGTTGATTTTTCTGGTACAGAAAAATAATATAACTGCTTAAAATCTTGCTCTTTTGTGTCTTCAATATGAATTCCCATATATTCTAATGTAAGTATAGTTTTAAGATTTTCTTCAATCTGTTTTGAATTATTCTCTAATTCTATTGGTATCACCTCCTACATTCCAACATATTCAGGAAATTTTTCATAGATTTTATTCCACTCTTCAATAATTCTTCTATTCATAATTTCCTGATCAATCAATTCTTCTACGATTTTTGCAGTAGCACACTGCGTCTGACTTCTAAGAATTTTACAAGCATTTTTCTTATACTCTTCTAAATCTTCTATAGAAACACTTGACAGCATTGTATTTTCATTTGTTAATCCTTGCATTACTGATGGTGTTATCATTCGTTTCACCTCCACACGAAACCGATATTACTTATTTTTTGATTCAAATTCTTCAAATGCTTTATAAAACTCACTGCCTTTTATCTCTTCAAAACCATTTTCATAAGGAGTTAATGAATTATAGCGATTAGTACTCATACGTAAGTATTGTTTTCCATTGTATTCAAAACTTGTTCTTGAATAGCCACCCATTTCCGTTTCTTCGAAGTAGTCTCCACACCTCAAAGGATAAGCATTAATAACTATCTCCTTTTTAATACATTCATCTTGAAATTGCTTTAATATTTTGCAACCTTTTTTAAACTTTCTCATACTTTGACCTTCAAACATTTTAGGTTTGTTTAATTGATTACCAAATTTTTCACTATTTTCCTGCACATCATCAATATACAATTCAATATTACTTTTTGTGTTTTCCTTAAACGCAACATTAACATTACCATCTCCACGCATATAATAATGATTTCCACTTATTCCTATGCGATTGAAAAAATCTTTGATAAATTCTCTTCTGTTTTTTTCTATTACTTCATCACGATGTAACCCTTTTAAAAAATCTTCATTTGTTACAATATAAAATTTCTCCATTTTTTACCTCCATATTTCCAAAAGAACGAATCTTTCTTGTTCTCAGTTCACATCATTATGTGTTTCACCATCTGAGTAATAAATATTCCAATCCTTGAATAACTCAATCAATTTATCATTATCCCAATCATATTCATTACAATGTGTAATGGTGATTGATTTTTTATCTCCAAAGTTTCCTATATCATTAGAGCATCTACTATATAATTCTCCTAAATCCAGTGTTCCATATCTCAATGTATCCTGGAATGGATTTGGCACATTTGTTTTATCAAACATATATTCGTTGATAAATCTCTTATTACATTCAGATGGGAATTTACCAGCACCATGTCTTGTTAAATAAGTACGCGATACATAACAAGTTTCAATATTTATCTCATCATTCCATTCAACATTTTCAATTATTCTCTTGGGATTTTTAATACCTGTATTAGACGGTGTTAGATGTGGAAAATATTCTGTGTTGTTCTGATCAAGCAATAAACCTTGTGCAGCTTCAAATACAATATTGTCAAATTGATTTAAGAAATAATTATCTGATATAGCCAATGAGTGATTATTCATAAAATCCCAATCATCTAAAAAGTGTTCAAATATACCATTATCAAGGAATATTTTTGACCATTCATCTGTTAATATAATATTCTCTCTTTCAAATTGTTCTAAGTAGTATTCCCTGATATGATTATCTACATCAGTTATGCCAGCTTTATATCTTTTGATAGTTTCAAAAATTCCCAAGCCACAACTACCATGTTTATTTTTTCCACGATTTTCTTCTATAATCTGATTTGCCATCATATCAAAAGGTGTAGTCAACATACAATTTTGATTGATATAAACATTCGTAATATATCCTAATTTCATCAATTCATCATATTCCTGCTTAAAGATAATTGGATTAACAATAAAATCCTCAGATAAATATGTACTTGCATGATTGAATGTTCCAGATCCAAAATGATGAAAGACATGTCTGATTCCATCAGGCGTTGTTACGGTATGTCCTCTCTGAGCACCACCATTTGAACAAACAACAATACTATTAGGTTTCTGTGAGAAATAATCTGTCATTAATCCCTTTCCACAATCTCCAAAGTTAGCACCTATTACAATCTTAATGTCTTTCATCTCTTAAATCTCCTATCCTACCAAGTAATTCCTTCTGAGTTAGAAGGTGTAGTAACTGTATCTGTAACATTATTCTCTGCTTCACTAACAATAATATCTACAATCTCATTTGTAATACTATCCATAGTTACTCTTCTAAAGTGTGTATCATCAAGATACTTCTTGTAGGACTTCTCAATTTCTTCTTCATCCCATCTGTGACCGTGATTTACATCTAAATGATAAATGTTAAACTTCTGAGAAGCCTCTTCGTATAAATCCTTAGTCTCTACATCAGACTGAAGGTTATCACCTGTCACCTCTGATAAGCCATGACCTCTACTCTTAAATGGAAGATATGGATTTAACTGCTCATCACCCATTGTAATAATAATTCCTTTTCTTCCACGGTTTAAGCAATCAAGCTTTGTGTGACGAGAACCGAAATACCATGCTGCTGTGTAGGATTCATAACTATTTCCACCACCGCCAAATTCAAAATAAATCTTGTCAAGCTGTTCAGCAATACGAATATCTGACTCAAACTGTGAAGCCTGAATTGGATAGCTATCACAAGCTAAATCACCAATACCCATGATAAGGAACTCAACATCTGTAACCTTTTCATATAACTTAGTCATAATTACATTTAACTTCTTTGCCACTTCAACGGCAGCCTGTCCCATAGAACCAGTTACATCAAGTGCAAGAATAACAGGAATTGTGTTTGGATGTTCCTCTGTATCGCAACACTCTCTAATAACATTCTTAGGATCAAGTGCAGAATCAATATTTCTTGCCTTAAACATGTCCTGATTAGAATAAGAACCTCTAATCATACCATCCGTTGAAACACTCATACCCTTTGTTGTTGAATAACTTACATAACTATCTCTTGTCCATGAACCGCATCCCATATTATGCCTCCTCCTCTTCATCTACTTCTGTATCATCGTCATCATTGCTACTCATATCAAAGTCGAACATTCCGTCAAACATATCACCCATATTTCCACCCATCATCATAAGTGGTAACATAGAACTCATTCCACCATTGCCATTCATCATGCCAGCAGAACCATTATCACTTTTCATCATCTGAGAAAGCATCATGTACTTAAAGATATTATTTGTACCTTTCTTACCTTTAATAACATCACTTCCAAACATCGAAACAATCTTTCCATAAAAATATGTATTGCCCATAAATACATGTCTTTCAGGAAGCACGGTTTCAATTGTTGAGTCCTCATAATTGATTACTGTAATCTTTGTCTTATCGGCTTCAATAACACATCTTGGCTTACCATTTACAAGAATGATGTCACCCTTCTCTACCTTATTAGTTGGAATAATAAAGAAGAATTCCTCTCCAATATCAAATACAAAGTTACTACAGTTTGTGAGCTTGCCAGTCTTGATGTTATATGTCTTATAACCACCATTTGTCTTAACTGCAATTCCACCATTCATAGAAAGTCTACACATTCCACTTCCTACCTTACCAAACATGCCATTTAAAAAATTGTTCATCATATTTATTTCCTCCTATGATATAAAATTATTGTTTACAATTACTTATTCTCTTAACTGCGACATTCTCATCAATTCTTCTTTGTCTGCTTCTGATAATGTCAATCCTGCTTTAATCCAAGCCTCTGTCTGTTCATCAATTTTCTTCTTATATCCACCTTGAATTATCCCATTTTCACTTAGCAACCTCTTACAATTCTCATACTGAATATCATTTGTCTCATATGCATTTCTAAGATTACTTTCTAAGCAGCGAATAATATCAATCAGCTCATCTTTTGTCATAGACTTTAATGTACTATCTGAATATGTTCTTCTTCCATCACCTATCGCCATGTTCAACCTGCTTAAAAACAATCTAGCTGGAAATTCGTCTATATCGCCATCTTTATAAGCCTGTTCTTCACCAACCCAAACAATTTCAATTTTATTAGGATTAAAATTTGATCTACCAATAAAATAAGCCTTCTTACCTTTTTTATAAAATGTTGTATCCTCAATTAATTCAATAATATCTCCTCTTTTCATTCTTTTTCCTCCGATTTTTCATAATACTGTTTTATTAATTAGCTGTCCTATATAATTATTCTCCTATAACTATTTAAAACATCATTTATCTTATCAACTAATATTGTTGGATCACTTGACATACGACATACAAATTCATCATTACAATAAACTTCATATACATCATCATATTCTGGTCTTCCCCAACAATCACATCCATTTACAACTTCAGTTTTCTCTATACGAAATATATTAATCACCTCCCAAGAAAGAAAAATTTCTTTCTATAATTCAAACTGATAATCTTTGTTACTTACAAATTTGTTAATTTTTCCATCTTTGAAAAATACAAATTCTGCATAAAAATCATCTGTATTTTCTGACATTGCACACGAAACATACTCATCAGATTCCTCGTCATATTTTTCAAACCATCTCTCAACACCATCATCAACTGTTGTATTTTTAAATACAAAATATGGAAATTCATTTTCATCAATTGATAAAATATCATTTGCTATTTCTGTAAATCTCTCAATAATATGTTCTCTTTTTAAAACGGAAACATTATCTTCTTCTGATACATCATATGTATCATTTTGTTTTAAGAATTGCATAATAGAATCTGAAATAATTTGTTTGTCAGATGTATGAAAAATCTGTTGGTTCGACATCTCCCAACAAACTCTATCAGGTGTGTTATCACATTCATTGATAGCTTTATTAGTTCTTGTCCATACATCATTTCCATCCATTCCAATAATTCCTTTTTTATATCCATACGGTGTTTGAATGTAGTCATGAATATATTTGTCTGGCAAGACACTCCAAATTATAGGAGAAAAACACCACGAATTTTTATACTCTAATATTTCTTCTCCTGTATAATCTTTTCTTATTCCATAAATGCTACTGCTACTCATTTGTTCTCCTTTATATGTAATATTTTTATTAGTTACACTGTAATATTCTCTTATTTATTGGGATTCCCATAGCCGAATGGCTTAGATATGATTAAAAAATTTCAAAAGAATGATTGGATTCTTGTTATTTTTTCCAATCCAACGCTTGACCGCAATTATCACAATATGGATATTCATCTGTATATTCTGTATCGTATATATTTGCACCAACACCACACCCACAAGAAGGACACGCATATCTCCATCCTATTTTGAACAATGGCTCATATTTCTGTAGTTTTACTTTCTTGGGAGTATTCTTTTCTTTTAATTTCTGATATTCATTAAATGCTTCATCGCCAATTAACTTCAAAATTTAGCACCTCCAATGTATTATTCTCTTTTATTCAGAATCCAGTAATTCATATTGTTTCTGTAATTCTTCAATTTCATTTCGTTTAAAATCTGCAAGAGCTACACATTCTTTATGATCCAAATATATACATGAGTCAACACAGTCAATGTCTCTTTCTGAACAAAAATAACCTTTATATGTATACTTCTTTGGCATCAACGCCTTAACTATTGAATGTGTTCTTCTCATATTTGCATCGTCAAGAAACTCAATTTCCTGTTCAAGTCTCTTGATTTCTTGATTAATTTTTGTTGCTTTTTCTAAATTTTCTCGTTTCATATATTACCTCTATAATCCAAGGATATGCTACTTTCTTAATGAATCTATCTATAATTCATTCTTCTCTCAACTTCCTGATCATTTCCTTCATCGTTGAAATATTTGTAAGCAAGAGTCATAGGATAGTTAGAATCTTTTGCTCTGTCCCACATCATAAATTCACACCAGTTCGGCTCTTTGTATCCATTTTTATTGTCATTACACCAGCTTGGAGCTTCAAACAAGCCATTAAAAACACTCTTCCAAGAATACTTTTCTCTCTGAATATTTCTGTCTTTAATAACAGTTGATTTGTCGTATCCTTTGATTTCTACAAGAACATCTTCACAGCCTACTCTCTTGCAAAGTCGTACAAACCATTTCATAAATTCTCTGTAAGTCTGTTCAAATTCTCTGTCTCTTAAGGCTGCATTTACAACAAGGATATATTCGTCCTGTGTTTGTAACCATCCTCTGCTACGACTCTTATATCCGTATCTATCTATTAAATTATTTGTCACTTCGCCAAATTCATCACATGAACACGAACTGTTATAACCATTTTTCTGAATGATGTATACATCCATATCGCCCTCAGAACCTGTCACTCTAGGCAAATGATTTAGCACTGTTTCAAGGATATATCTCTTCTCAGGCTGTGTTCTACCCATAGGACGAACTGTTATTGTACCCTGAATATAAGTCCAAAATGACATTTTTCTTACCTCCTTGCTTTAATATTCTCTACTCGATGGTCAATTTCATGTTGCTTCCATGATTTCTCCAATTACCTTCTTGCTTTTCCTCTTTGATTAGTGGAAACTTCAAATCAACCTTTCTAACAATATCTGTCAACTTTTTATTGCCTTTTAAAACTGAAATAGAATGGCTTCTTCGATATGTATTAATTTTCAAAGCTCTTTCTAAAATTTTTTCATCTGATTCATAATCACTATTATATACATAAGCAAAACAGTACCCTTCTTTTATATCAGTATTACCATAATCAAAATCTTCGAAAATTACTTTTTTCTTACCAAGATATAAATACATTTCCCCTTGAGTTGATTTGTAAATTCCACCTACTTCTAATTTACTTAACGGAATTGTTTTTAAATTTGCTTTTCGCTCTCGCTCTTCTGCTTCTTTCTGAAGGAGTATATTTATTTTATCTCTAATTTCCAACTCCTTTTTCGTTGGATTTTCGATCAGATATGTATTGCTTGTACAACTTTTATTAATATATTCTTCGCTATATCCTAAATAAACAACTGAGCTACCTTGAAAAACTCCAATATGCATTCCTGGTGAATTTCTACCTATTGCCATTCCAATACACATATCACCATCTTTAATCTCTCTACCTAAAATGTCTTTCAAATTTTCATCTCCATATTATAACCAAGAAACCTGAATTTACTTACCTCTACTTTCTATTAATCCATTCCTTAAACTTATTAAAATCATCTTTTGTAAACACAATATCCGAATAATAAAAATCCTTATTCCTAATAATCGCCCAAATTTTCTTCAACTTTTCAAAGAATGGTCTTTGCTGAGTATAAAAATTGCCATTCGTATAGGTCAAAAAAGCGTAATCTCCATCTTCATAATCGGCGATTTTAAAATGGATACCCTCATCACAACCGCATTTACAGCTTACAATCAACTCATCATCTTTAAAATTCTTAAACATTGCCATAATAATCTCCTTTACTTGCTGTTTCCAAGCCCAACCTTATAATCATCTTTCACATCAATAGTAACTTCTCGCTGGAATTTCCCTTCCTTGTCATACAAAGATAAGTAATATCTATTACCACGTTGTTCTAATACGACATCTTCATTCTCGAATAACTGAACTCGCTTCTGTTTCTGTACTGGTTTATTTTCTACTTTTAAGTTATTTATTGCCTCCTTTGAACCAACAAGGATTGGTGATTTTAATTCTTCAAGGATACACCTAATATCATCATCAAGATTGCCATATCTGTTTGTGTGCCTATCAACTGCTTTAATAACATCATTCTCAAGTAATAATCTGTTTCCCATTTTAATATTCTCCTTTCCACTCTCCCAACTCATAAAAATCATTAATCTGGTCATCTAATTTTCTAACTTGCTTTCTTAAATCATACTCTTCTTTCTTACTATCTGTTCTCTGACACTTCTTCCGTAATTCAATACGCTGCTTAGTCAGTTCATCATACTTTTCAGATACATCAATCTCATCTACGACTTCAATCCCAATCTTCTCACCACAGTGCGGACAAAACTGAATTGGATAGTTGTCTGTCTGTACAAATTCGTCTTCATATGATGTAATAACTTCTGTATATGAAGTACAGAATCTCGGAATATATCTTTCATCATCCCAACAATCATCACTATAAATTAAATCTTCATCTGTGAAAATGATGGCTTTATCATTCTGGATTTCATCACAGCAATGTTTAAATGGCTTGTACTTGTATGAATGTGTATCATTGAATTTTAACTTGATTAGCTCTATCTTCATATTTATTCTCCTAGCTAAATTTCCACCAAAAATCATAAATTTTATGAATATGTTGATAACCTTTGTGTAATTCACCCTTATATCTGCGAATCGCTTTATTGGACTGTCGCTTCAAATAACTGCTTCTTTTACCTCTATACCATCTTTTATAATATGGTTTTGGATTTTCAACATATCCCAAACCTTTAATCAATATCTTATCTTTATATGTTACAGCATAAGGATATCTACACGACACTCTTTCTAAATATTTGAGATGATTTTGATGCCTTAAATATCTCTCACGCTTATTCATTCTCTTTTTCTTGGAATGATTCTTATGCTTTTCTTCATCGTGTTCATACCAATCACTACAATGACCAAAAGAATAAACCTTGCCACCAACTTTATCGCACCAAACACAGTTCTCAATATCTTCTTCGTCAATGTATGATTTATATTTTTCAAAGTCTTCATATCCATAAAGGCAATCTTTACATTTCATCAAATCACCTCTTTTATTTTATTCTCCTAATTTCCTTCCACACCAAGGACAATACGAAATATATTCTTTCTGATGAACAAATCCATCGTCATATTCATCCCATTCAGAAGTTTCAATATCCAAATAATATTCATTTGTCAGTGGATCAACATATATCTGATTGTCAGGTGAATCATAATTACAACGGTTACACATACACTTACCTCGCTCTATCACATTCGTTAAAATCTAAAAGCATCTTATATTTATATTCTCCAAATCTTTCTTTCCAACGCTGCTTTGCTTTATCAGTATCCCAACTAAAAGGCATCATATGGTAATTGATGAGGAAACATGTATCTAAAACAACATCAGAATTAACATGATACATAGCTGTCATGTATTGATATGAACCGTAACAATGATGCTGATAATAATGAGCTATCCCATCTTCATCAAATGTTTGTGTACTCAATTTGCCTAAATCGTGATACAAAGCACCTATTCTGAATCTTGCAGGATAAGCATATTTTGTAGAAAATAATCTTGATGCATATTTGCAGTGTTCAAATAAATTCATTGTATGATGCGGACTTTTCTGATCAAATCCTCTCATATCTGGAATATCATTTGGTTCGTAATCATTTAATAAATTATGAATAATAATCTCATCGAATCCTTCCTCGTAGAACGGAATCTGAAATTTTCTAATCTGCTTATCCAACACAAAGTCAGGTACAGGATGTTCTCTATGTAGATTATCTTTTTTGCACTGTTCAAATGGCTTTGGAATAATTACACATACTTTTCTGACATTTAAGCCATTTACTTTCATCATAATTGCTCTGCGAGATTTCATAGTCAGATTAGTCGCATCTGCGATTACATTCTTTTTATTCTCCAAATTCTTACGGATTCTATCATGAAAAATTTTGAATACTTCTTTATTATGTTCTTGATTTTCGTAATTACCAGTCAATTCCTCACGAATTGCATCGGATGATACGATTATTGTATTTGGATTCTCATTGGCAATCTGAGTGGTAATGGTTGACTTGCCACTACCACTCAAACCACACATAATATACAATGTAGGTTTATTCATTTAAAGTCTCCTCGAATAACTCTTCAGCTTCTTCCATATCAGGCACATCAGATGTATCTTTAGCAATCCCCTCAATTACCTTAAATTCAAACACCTTATCCTTATAAGCTGTGAATGTTGCTCTGTTATCAATACGAACAACTACACCTTCAGCAACATGTGTCTTACCGATTTCATCTGCTGGCATACCATCAAGATATTTATTTACTCTTTCTTTCAAATCTTCTGGTGTAGTAAAAATAAACTTCTCTAAATCAGGTACATGCTTAACGCCCAACTTGTCACACCATACTTCTACAGTTTCCCAAGGCACTTCAACAACTGTTCCGTCTGCTGTTGTCATTGTCATTCGATATACATACATCTCATTTTCGCCTTGGTCACAGCCATATGAGAATGTTGTGGTGTCACCAAATTTCTTAGTAAATTCTTTTTCCTTAACTCCCTTATTAGATACTGAACCCATAATTGGTGTTGTTTCATTTACATATCCGACAATTTCATAGAAAATTTCAGCACCTTCAGGAAGCTTGTCTTTTAATAAATCGTGGTACTTCTTTCTAAATCTATTATCAGAATAATATTCATCATTCTTTGTCATATCCTTTAACACAACCCTTCTGCTACCAGATACAACAGAAACTTCTCTTATAACCTTTGGCTTCATATGTAAAAACTTTCTCAGCTTACTATTCTTCTTTGTAACCTTAACAGTCTTCATAGTACGAGCCGATGTTCCGTGGAGCTTACGAGTAATATAAATTGTATCTCCTGGCTTAAATGCTGATATATTATATGCAAGCTGTGCAGTATCTTTATGCTCCTCAAAAAATGGATATGATACTGTTTCTTTCTGAAACTTATTTTTCTTCTTTAAATTATTTCCATTACCTCTTGAACGATTTTTTCCTCTTGGAATATATTTTTGACAAATCTCATGACCACCAAGAACTGTAATCTGATCGCCATCTTTTAATTTTGAAATATCTGTATACTTAGAAAGTGTTTCAACAGGTAATACAAGTCCTTCTGACTTCTCACCTCTAAGTCTAATAGCGGTTACATTTCTCTTCTCAGCATCCATATAACCACCAATGTTGTTTCCATTCTCATCTTTCTTTCTGACAAGGTTATTATCTGCTGCATACTCAAGTGATAACTGACCGTCAGATGGGAAGAATACTACTTTCTGTCCTTCCTGATAATTCAAATCTACAATTACATTCTGTCCAAATACCTCTACACACTGTAACCTATCAGCGTTACTATGTTTTCTTAATCCTTTTAATGTTGTGATATAAGCACAATACATAAGTTCCTCTTACCTTAGTAAGTAGTGCGCACTTTATCCTATAGGAACTTTTCTATTTTTCCTTTCTTCTTTAATCTTCTAATTTGTTACCTTTTGCTTCATTACAAAGCTTACACATTGTTTGATAGTTACTAATATCATCAATACCACCTTTTGAGCGTGGCATAATATGATCTTTTGTCATTAAAATTTCATCACCATTATCATCAACTGCATACAAATTTAGATGATAACTTTTATCCTGTAAATGTCTTTCTTTTGCAAAATATTTTCCTTCAATTCCACAAACTACGCATTTACAACCTTTAGTAAAAAATGTTTGGTATCTTTGGCTATTGCCCTTAATCAAATCTCCATCAAAATCAACTTTTGCAAGTTTTTTATCTTTCTCAAATAAAACATCCTTTACTTTATCTCTGACTTCTTCTATTGAATAGATTTCTTTCCTAAGTAATTTTGTAGGATTAAAATCTTTTAAAAGCGTTTTTACTTCACCTAATTTAAAACATTTTTCAAATAGCGGTTGCTTGTGCCAAGTTACGGATAATAATTCCGTATCGTTTGTAGGTGACATTGGATTATTATTCTTAGGGAAATCGGTTTCTAAAAAATCCCGTATTGTCTCAAACCTCAAAGACAATACCTTATCATCGACTTTGTATTGGATTTTAAATTTTTTATCTTTTCTTCGCATAAAACATATCTCCTTATAATTTAATGTCGTCACCTATGTATTCTCTCTTATTTTTCCAAAACTCCAAAGAAAATGCTTCATTCCTCTAACCATGAATATTCATATAAGGATATTTAACTCCCTTATATTCCTTATAACCCTTTGTTAATAATCTAAAATTCACATTCTGTTTATAATATCCTTTGTATTTCTTTACTAAAAACAAATGAGTACACCTACATTGAATACAAAATTTGCTATTTCGTTTGGCTTCATTTTTTGAATAATAATATCCTTGAATTCCACTACAACAAGGGCAGGTTGATACCCATACTTCTCTTGTTAAGTTGTGTATTTCTTCAAATGGAATTTCATGAAATATTAGACCTTCAGGAGTTACAAGATAATATTTCTTTTCACCAACATCTATACTTTCTGACTCAACTTGACTAATCATTTATTCTCCCATCTGATCTACAATGCTTTGTAATTTATCAACATATATCTGAGCATCCTTTTTATGTCTAAGCTGCTTAATATCAGCAGGTACAAAAGTCAATATTGCTTCACCAAAAACTTTATTGTCAGCGTATAAATTCATAAACTGACACATAGTCTCGACATCAATCCAATTTAAATCTGGCTGAAAACAAATCACATCACCCTTCTGTGGATGCAGTTTTCTAACCTTAATAAGTGTCTGTTTAAATAATTTCTTTCTCTGTCTCTTGTTCATATTGTTATTCTCCAATTTCTATATATTCCAATATCCAACTGTCGTATTTATTTTCTTTGATCAACTGCTGATATAAATTTATCCATCCTTGTGCTGAAAGACCTTCGTACTTCCAAACGCATTCTTTCCAATGTCTGTGTACAAAATGACCTCTTGTTTTTAACTCAATGCATTTCACACATTTATCGTATAATTTCTTGGAATACCAATTCGATCTACTTCTATTCCAGCCCTCTATAAATGCTTCAGTCGGATCATACCTACTTCTCATATCAGTAAGAGTTCTGTCATATAACTCAGTTTTTGCATTGTATAAACAATGAAGCAGAAAATAGATGTCTTCATAATTATTTTTAAACTCCCATTCTTCAATATTTAAACCCCAATATATTTTTCTCACCTATTTTCACAACCATAAGAAACGTGGTTTTAATGGCTTTTTCAACCTCTGAGAGCCTTGATTTTAGGGCATTTCAGAGATTACATTAAGTCGATAATAGAGATTACTTACAAATCCTTCTATCTCGTTATGAATGTTTGCCGTATCATCTTTCATATACTCAACATATAAGTAAGATAATGTATCTTCTTTATCTAATAAGAATTCTTCAAAGTTGTCTGATATAATATTCTCTGAAAAATAGTTAATAATTTCTTCTTTAATGCAATACTCATATGAATATTGTTTTAATAGTTTCTCACTTGATAAGTCAGAATTGGTGACTAAATCACCAATCCAACTATTCATCTCTTCATTTAATCTTTGCGTTAGTTTATCCATTTTAATTTACTTTCACCTGTATAACCCTTTTCAAACTCGTACCATGCATAAGCGACTGCACTACCACCACCTGCTCTCATCTCATCAAAAAGAGCATTTTTTGCACATAAAATACGACTACTTGAAACATAAACACATTTTGGTGGATACTTCTTAAATAATTCTTTACGAGCTTTTCCTTCAAGGAACTGAACTTTAAGAAACATAAATACTCTGCGACCATCAGGAATTAATGTCATTGCATGTTCGATAAATTCTTTTGCATATTTGTATGGGGGATTTGTTAAGATATCGCCATTCCAAGGCTGATTATATGTAAGAAAATCAATTCCACCTTCGCCATAACCTCTATCAATTAGATCGGTGGAACGAACTTCATAGCCGAAGCTCTTTAATCTTTCAGATAAATGTCCCTCGCCACAGGAACATTCCCAGATAGGTTTGTCAAATGTGACATTACCATCTTTCAATAAAACATCAATTGCAATAGGATCTGTCGCATAATAATCTTCATTCTGTCTTTCCTTATCAGTATGATTACTTGCACCTAAAGTCTTAAAAATACTATTCTTATTGCCTGTCCAATCTTTTTCTGTATTATTACTCAATTTTTGTTCACCATTAGTAGCTGCGCAGCTTTACTCACATGTGAACGTTTTTCCTTTCCTTAATTGTAATTACGTTATTATATTCTCTGTTATTTCTTTCTTATGTCCCATAAATAAGGACTGCTACATCCACAATTATGAATACCGTCTCCAAGAACACATCTTCTACAATCTTCGTATTCTTCATGTGTTCTACAATACTCTTTAACTATATTTATAGCATTTATGATTTCTTCATTTATGGATTCTGGTTCAATATACTCTCTTTCTTCAATTCTCATAATCAATCACCTTTGTCCTAAATATTGTACAGTTTTCGTGACAAGCCAAGAAACCAAAATTTCTTGCTAGTTTTTATCCAAAATTCCTACTTGATTACCCCAAGTATCCCATCCATCTCGTTCAATACGAGCAAACATTTCCAGTTTCTTAGCATTTGGAAACATATTTTCTAACATTTCATAAGCACACACTGGTTTTTTGCTATGTTTAGTAGATGGTTCTCTCAAAACTGTCGTATATTTTCCTCTCATATCTTCACATGGCATTAAAATATTGCCCTTCTTATAGAACCATAAAAGATATTCATGTGAAAATCTCACAGTAAAAGCAGGTGCAATACCATTCTCTTTATCCCAAATGAATCTTGCATGAAGTTCATATCCTAATTCCTTCATCATCTGCTCTGTTTCATGAAGATATTTATCTATCGTCCACATAAATACATTGTGTTTTTCGTTACACAAACTCAATGCTTGTCTATGTATTTCCTTAATTTCATCCATAGTACATGTCTGATAATCAAGTTCTTTTCCTTGATTTGGTCTACACTTACGTTTATTACCCTTTGTCTGTTTCCATGCAGGATCTGTGTAAATCAAATCATATTTATTATCTGTATTGTAAATGTCAATCTGCATTTAATTACTTGGAGTAAGGAATTCCTTCTTGTGTACACGAACCTCGTCTCCTTTCATTATTTTTATTCTCTTAATTTTCCCAATCTAATGCCTGACCGCATTGATTACAATATTTAATGTCGGTATCTTTATAGCCATCATCACACAATAGTTCTCCGCAAGTAGGACAATACCATTCAAACGGAATTCTCTCTCCACTATTTTTCACTTTCTTTGGAATTTGTTTTTTAAGTGCTTGGACTGCCATATCAAAAGCAACACCTTTGTCACTCTTGTGGTCATCAAATCCACCCTGTAAACGTCCATTTACCATTTTGCAAGTTTTTGGATGTATTTTATTCATCTCATTAATAGCTTCAATTTCGGTCATTTTCTCTCCTTTATACTCATCCACTCTCTTACTTCCAACCTCAAAAATATCCTTGTCCTTCTCAAAACAGATATAATTTCTACCTGTATTCAAAGCTGCAACTGCAGTTGTACAACTTCCTGCACATGAATCAAGAATTAAATCTCCTGGATTGGTGTATGTCTTGATAAAATACTCACATGCTTCAACAGGTTTTGACACTGATGCAAGTTACTTTTCTGAGTATCCCACTTAAACTGCAGAACATCCCTTGGGTATCTTTGTGTGCTACCACCACCTGAAATACCAGTCTTTGTAGCACCATAACAATTACCATCTGTTGTATGCTTTGTATAAGAATGAACAGGTGTATGTCCTTCTGTCATTTGTGGATTGTAAGTAGGGAGTTTTTTATAGAAAATCAAGACATTTTCGTGTGCCTTCATCGGCATTTTCTTTGCGTTTAGATGACCAGTTGCTTTGGTCTTTTCGATAATCCATTCATAGCGATATAGCTTTTCATTACTACAAGCGAGTCTCTTGTCAAATGGTGACTGCGCCCATAATGCAATACAACCATTATCTTTGACGATTCTCTCGTATTGTTCCCATAACGGCTCGAATGGAATTAACACATCCCATGAATTCTGGGTTGTTGAAAATGGCAGATCCGTAAAGATAAAATCTATTGATTTATTATCAATCTTTTTCATACCTTCAAGACAATCTTCGTTGTATATTTTGTTAATCTCTAACATTTCTTACTCAGAGCAAATCATGATTTAATGCTGCAGCAAATCTCATGCTCCTTTCAATGTATTATTCTCTATCGAACACAATACAGTGCTCTCTAATTGCTTCTCTAATATTTTCATGTAACTCATCAAGATCCCATCCATCGGCATATTCAAATAAATTATCTTCTCCATCTTCCGTAAATGGTAATCCCTGGGCTACCCAAAATAAGTGACTATCATCAAATCCTGAATCTTTGAAAATATCACAATTATATAACTCTTCTAACTGCTTTTTTAAATATTTATTCTGCAAAATATCACCTCCTGATTCACCAAGAAACTTCGGTTTACTTCTATCTCAAAATCTTACTCAACTTCTTCACAACTTCTTCGCACAATCTATACAAATAAGTTTTCTCAAATTCTATTTTAAAATTGCCAACAGCCTGTCTATATTGCTGACGTAATTTGTTGTCTATCATATTATTCTCCGTCATATAATTTAACTGTTCCATCTGAATTATAGATAGGTGTGATTCCAAATTGATGATCATTTCGTTTTAAAAAATACATTACTTTTGTATTTTTATCATAGAGAACTTCAGTGTTCTGTCTATCGTCTTTATAAATTGTTACTAAGTCTATATATTTATTTCCAAGAATGCTGCTTTCAGGCTCAATATCACCTTTTGTACATCCAGTCATTCCAAAACACAATGTTAATCCTAATACAACTGCTAAAATTTTCTTCTTCATATGATTTACTCTCCTATCTACCATACATAATGTATTCATCACCAAGTTCAAGATTCATTTTGTAATTTCCATTGTTATAAACCTGAACTCTCATATTGTAAAATTTACTATCCTGCTCATGAGAATTTGGAACATAAGGATAACTAAAACCTGCTCTTGTTAGATGTCTAAGAACACGTCTCTCTGTTGTCGCACGACTACATCTTTCTTCAAAAGCTAATTGTCCATTGTCGAGATTTACCAAACTACAATATTTCGATGTACTGTCACCACCATATTTGTTTTTATTATCCCTGAACGAAATCACTAAATAAACACCTATTACATTGTTATTTTCTTTCTGCACTACGACTGCACCATTTGTTAATTTGATATTTCTGTCTAAGTCTACACAATCGCAAACTCCTTTAATACTAATATTCTGCATTTATTTGTACCTCCTGCTATTTTATTCTCCAAAGGAAATCTATGATTCTTGACCTTCAAGAACAATATAACTTTTATCATTTATAGTTAATGTACCTGCAACATTAGACGATTTGATTAAAGTTATCGCTACATCTAGTACTACATTGGCATCCTTTATATCATCTGCGTATTCATATTCATCCCAACATTCATTTACATAAGATCTCAGGTCTTCTAATACCTCAATTTGTTTTTCTTTATTCATTTGATTTTCTCTCCTATTCTTTAATCATATATTGTGTATATTTTCTATAAACACTATATATAGTCTTTCATTTACGCCTGATACATAAAACTTGGCATTGGCTGTAATTTAAACAGATTTTTCTCATGCATTGAATCAATCTTAGCTTTTACTTCCTCATTTGGCTCAATTCCATCTCTGATATATGCATCTAATTCAGCATAAGTAAATCCAAGGTTATCTTCATCAGTCTTTCCGCAAAGACCATCGGTAGGTGTCTTATCAACTAATTCTGACGGAAGCCCCAACTCACGACCAATAGCTTTAACCTCTGTTACTGTAAGCTGAGATAACGGACTGAAATCACCAGCGGCGTCACCATATTTTGTGGCGTAACCAACCCAATCTTCGGAAAGATTACACGTATTTGCAACTCGACCATTTACTGTCTGTGATACTGCATAAAGCGTAGTCATACGAATACGAGCAGGAAGATTTGTTGTTGTCTGAATTGATAACTCTTCATCTAATGATGTTTTAATTTCATATTCAGTAACATTCACAATTGTTCCGACTGGAATAATAGTACGTGGAATGTCTAAAAAACTGCAAAGTTTACGACTATATTCAATATCTTTTTGTCTTCCCTGTGGCATCATCACACCAAAAACTCTATCCTTGCCAAGAGCTTCTACACATAATGCAGCTACAACACTTGAATCTTTACCACCAGAAATTCCCACTACTGCCATACAATCTTTACCATTCTGTTCAAACCAATTTCTGATCCACTCTACGATTTCATTTTTTACTTTCTTAGCATCAAACATTTATATATTCTCCTTCCTACATTCGATTCATCACATCATAGAACCGAATTAAATACTCATATACATTTCTAGGAACTAATTCTTTTACCTTTTCAAATTCACCCTTTTCACATAAATCTCTAACCAAACTTGAAGAAGTATGATTTTCTGGTATCTGAATTTCTGTGAAGTGATCTTTATATTCCATAAGATTCGCTTCTCTTAAAGCAGTCTCAAGATTCTGACCTTCTCTCACACATGCTACAAAATTATATTCCTCAACAAACGGTTTCCAATTATACCAAGTTGTAAGTGTTTCAATATTATCCATTCCTAAACAAATATAGTATTCGTTGAAGATATAATCTTTTTCATTCATATCTCTTATCTGAGTAATAGTATTGTATGTCCTCTGTGGAAAGAAACTGGTTGTTTCAACTTCGGATGCCCACATATTATTTTCATCACAATTTGGCATTGAATTAATTAGCGATACTCGACAATATCCAGGTATCAAAGTCTTTTTCTTCGCAACATATGTATCATGTGCAGGAATAAACAATATAGCATCGGCATTAACCGCTTTTTTAGCAGTCAATGCCATATCAACATGGGCGTTGGTAATTGGATTAAAACTTCCTGGTATAAGTAAAATTTTATTCATGATTCATTCTCCAATTAATACATCTCTTTAAATAATCAACATAATCAGGGTTTTTACACATGCCTTTGCCTTCTACATCAGACACTTTTGCAACATCCATACCATTACATTTAGTGGTTTTCATTACAATATTTAAAGCAGGAACATCTGTGTCATTACTCAAATAAGTACCAATTCCAAATGCAACGTTTACTCTATCATGGAAGTGTCTGAATAACTTATCAGCTCTTTCAAAATCAAGACTGTCACTAAACAGAAGTGTCTTTGTCTTAGGGTTGATACCAAGTGCCTCATAATGATTAATCATCTTTTCACCCCATTCAATCGGATCGCCACTATCATGTCTTACACCACTGAATAATGTTGCATATGTCAACTGAAAATCTTTCAAGAAACAATCAGTTGTAATTGTATCTGTGAGCGCAATACCATTTAACACACCATACTCTCTAACCCATGCGTCTAGGGCATACCAGTTTGAATATGCTGGATTGTGCTTGTGATTGCCCTGACCAGAACACATAATCCATTCATGAGCCATAGTTCCAACAGGCGTGAGATTATATTTCTTTGCGAGATATACATTAGATGTACCAACAAATTTAGATGGACTGTGTAATGTATCATTCAAATGTGAAAACTTCTCAACAGCTAACTCCTGTGCTTCAGCAGAAAGTCTTCTTCTAAGACCAAATTCAGAAAATGTACCAGCATACCAATGACCGCTTCTGAGATTTTCATACTTTTCATCTAATCTCTCCTTAAAGCTGTCAAGAAGTTCATCATAATCGTAAGCCATTCTGAAATATACTTCGTTCACAATCGCAAGTGTAGGAATCTCATACATAGATGTATTAAGCCATGTACCAAATGTTTCGATAGAAAGACCGCAATCTGAATCTGTTGTAATCTCAAAATCCTCATATCTTGGCTGCCACAATCTCAGAAAATCAACATACGAACCTTTCATCCATTTGATATTATCAATATAAGTAAGTTCATCTTCTGTAAATCTCAAGCCACAATATAACTTAATCTGTTTGCGAATCTCTTCTACCATTTCTGGTGTAAAATGAACATCCTTGTTACGACATTTGAAACTCCAAGTGGTTTTATAATCACTAAACTGATGATAAATAGCCTGTCCCATACTGAATTTGTACATATCGGTTTCTAATAAGCTGTTAATAATCTGTTCCATATTATTTTCCTTCTTTCTTGATTTGATTAAATATTGTTCTAATATCATATTCTCTGTTTTCGTACTCATAAAACAGATTAATATACTTATCAATAAAAGCTATATCATTTGAATGCATTGCAATTGGGTTACTTTTCTTAGATTTCCACCATTTTAATTCCTTCTCAAAATTAAATGATTTACCATGATATGCTCTACCTGCTCCAAGATAATCGCAAAGCATTTCTTTTTTATACTTCATTGGCATTTCAATAGGATTCCCACCTTTATCAAAATTGTCTTGCCAATATTCAAAATGGTGCTTGTTACGTCCCTTATGGTGCATCCAAGCTGCTGACCAACCATTCTCTTTCTTGCAAGCATCTATTGGACTTGAAGTACCTTGATAATACTTAACACTCTCCCAAAATTCTGTTGGCGAAAATTTAGATAAATCATGTACTAACCCTTGAAATGGAATTCCCACTTTACAGCAATAGTAGAACACCCAACGTTTATGAGTACAGACTTTCTTAAAATGTCTGAAAGTATTAATGATATAATTTTTACACTTCATTATTCTCTCCAATCTTTTTATACTCCGTGTATACTTTGTTTTCACAATAGTACAAGTTATAATCACATTGTTCAATATACCACCATAACTTCTGATGTCCTTCTCTAAGATATTCTCTACAATAATCTGTTTCTTGATAGTGATCGTCTACCATCTGTCTGAAACTCAATTCATCAATAATATCTGAGTTATAGCAATATACTGCTATTCTGTTGATTAAATCCTCTGTGAAATTTTCCGTGACTACGAATACGACTCTTACGATTTCATGACAAGTACGCTTAATAGACTTTAACTGTTCAAAATCGTGTAAATGATATACAACTCTGTCAAAGTAAGGATATGGTGCAGACTTCACATTTGGCATACTTGTATGTAATTCTGTCTTAACTTTTCCTAATGTAATATCGAAAAACTTTTTATACCACTCAATGTTATTCTCTAAATTCCATAATGGATCTCCACCACCAGATATTGATACCCAATTACATTGATTTTTCTTAATCTCCTCTTCCAAAGAGTTCAATCCATCAATCGTACTCTTTGGAATCTGAAGATTATTATTCTTTACAATGCAATATGGACATGAATAGTGGCATCCAAAATTGGTTATCACACTCATGTACTTATCCATATTTTATTCTCCAATCACTTCGATCTGACACATCTTCATAGTTGCTAATGCAGCCTTGTGAGTATCAGGTGTGACACCTGCACAGCAACTTGCATCTACTGTAATATCAATTTCAGGATAATTTGCTCTGATAATAAGTGCATTTGAAACTACGCAGATATCGGTGCATAATCCGCAGATTTCAACACTTTTAAATTTAAAATCATCCCAATGTGTCCAACCAAATGTAGGCTTATCAATCAGAATATCATTCTCAATATCAAAATCTAACTTATCTGAAATCTGCCAACCAACAGTATTCTTTACACAGTGAGTAACAGGAAGATGCTTACCCTCATATGTTTCCAAATAATTCTCAGGATGTGTATCTCTTGTAAAGATTACCTGTTTACCAGCATCCTTATATTCCTTAATTTTCTTTGCTACATTTGATACAATCGCCTGTGCTTCCTTTGTACCAAGTGTTCCATCAATAAAATCATTCTGCATATCTACAACAATTAATGTTTCTCTCATTTTGTTACCTCTTTTCTTTGTTCTTTCATTACCAAATGGCTAACGTTTACTGCTTCTCTCATAGCTTCTGCAAACTCATAAGCACAATCAGAAGTAAATCTTTCCTGCACTTTTGCAATATCATTTGTATCAACTTCACTATGAATTCTTGCGTCAATAATATATTTTCCGTCTTTACATTGAATATCTACCATTGTCTCATCCGTTCCTTTCCATATCATAAAAGCAGCATAGACTGAGCAATTCATGATTTCTATCAGTCAAATAATTTACCTTTTCAGTTAATTCTTTATTCTCTTTTTCAAGTGCAGCTATTTTATTTTTCAATATATCTTCTGTTGAAAACTTCTGAGTTCCAATCTGCTTATAATCAGACGAAACAGTTTTAACAGAATAATTGCTAATGTAATCTGTTGTTCCATCGGAATATTTAATAGTTGGTTCAAAGAATCCACGCCTCTTGCACTCATCACAATGACAAATGGATGAAATATATCCAACTTTGCCATCACTATTTTCTACATAATCACCTTCATGAAATTGAATATCTGTTGTATTATTCTCTTCTGGAACAATTGGATCTCTGAAGTTAAGTTTTAAATATCCTTCACCCACATTTTCTTCACTAACAAATCTATACCCAAGGTTTTCGTATTTCTTAATTGTATCTTTTGCTTCACATATTTTTACACCAACTGTCATCTATTTATTCTCCTCATCTTCGCCTAAAATTTCCTTTCTTAATGAGTTCCAACCATCATCATAACCATCGCAATATTCATCCATATATACATCATTGTGTGTCTCATCTGGCAATTCTTTTAATGGACACCAATTTGGTTTTTCTTGACAATATCCATTTTCACTATCAACTATTCTACAAAGAGTATTATCATTTGGCTCATCCATTAATTCACAACATGCTTCAATACCTTCTTGTATTTCTCTACAAAAATTACAATCACAACAAGTTCCAGGCATATCTAACACTAAAATAGCTTTACTCATACATTTAATCCTCTTTTCTTTGTTTTTATATGTATTTATTCTCTGAAAACTCAGAAGAAATTCCGCTTTCCTGCGAACTTCATATTATGTTATTCTCTATTTAATATTCCCAATCATCATTCCTAACTTGGAATACATCGCCACACTCTTCAATATCTGGATAATTATATGTGGCAACATTCATAGCATATTTATCTATTTCGTATGCTTTATATGTAATATTTGTAAATCCCATTTTCTCCAAACAATACCTGCCAGTAGCAATACCATCATACAAACTTAGAACTTCAATAGGATAATCTCGTGGAACATTCTTCAATCCATGATTTAAAATGTGAATAATTACTTCTGCCGTCCATCCATTGCCAATTTGTTTATATCTCTGAGTAGCACTGTTTTTTGGTGCTGCTGTATAATTATCTGGTAATGTCTGTAGTCTTTCACATTCTAATGGTGTTAATTTACGGATAAGATAATATCCATCTTTTAGTTTTATTGGGTATAATCCATCTTTATAGCCAATAAGACCGTCTTTAACAAGATAGATCATTTTCCCATCAACAGATAAATTTCCATTCTCATACCATTCAATCTTTTTATATTTGCTTAAATCAATTACTTCTATCTCTTCACACATAACATTGTATGGAACACCTTTATGCAGATTTGCCAATAGACACTGAGACTTGTCTTTGTTAGATACTTGAATATATCCAAAATCAAAATGATTTCTTCCACCTGCTACAGTTCTGACCATATATTCCATTTCTTTTTCACTGAGATGTTTAAAACTGTCTTCTGTAATGGAAATTGGTGTCATATACAAACCAGTTTTTGCACCTTGACCACCACCGTTACTTGTAAGATTTACACTTTTCCCATCTGAACTATATACTCTATGAGCCTGAGCAGTTGTGTCTATATCACCAATACGAATAGGTTCATCACTTTCTGCAATATTAACAGGTGTAAAAGCTACTTGAGTATGATGTTTTTTTAAATAATCTCGTGCATTTCCTGCTTGATGTTTTAAACAATAGGCTTTCTCTTTATCAACAATTCCATATTCAAGTACGTCTTTTAAAAAGATATGTCGATCTTCTGGTTGTGGAACATTTGAAATATTTGTACAATAAATTCTCTTCCTCTGTTGTGCTGATACCAAAGCACTATTAATATGTAATAGTGGATAACCCAATTCTTCACTAATCTGACTCTTTATTTCTTCCGCAGCGGATTCATTGTTTTCGTACAAAAAGATATCTGGTTTCCACCTTTCTTTCGCCACCACATAATTTAAGAATAATTCCCATCCTTCTCCCTCTGCTTTTGTCTCACGATTTTTTCTTTGTGCAATAGACCAATGAGTGCATGGCGAACCACCTATTAACAAACGTAATGGTTGTCCATTAAGTTCACAATAAGTATTTTTTTCTTTATTCTCTGTCAAAATCCTTTAATCTACAGAGATTGCGCAATCATTTATCCTAGAATTTACTGTTAAATCCTTTCTTCTTAATTATTTTGTTATAAAATCCTATGGACTTTGCACGTCTGCAAAAACCATAAAAAAAAAATATTTCTTGTTACTTTTATTTGGAAAATTTGGCTGAATCGCCAAGATAGAAATTTCTATATTTGATTATTTACTCATAAATTGTTACTGTTTTTGCCTCTTTTTGTCTTACATGAAATCCTTGAATTGGAATAATTTCATATGGTGCAATATCCATAACTTGTTTAATATTAGGAAATTCTGTTCCTCTAACCTGAACCCATCTGCCATGTCCTCTCATTGCTTCTATTGTTGTCATACATCCGCTTAACTTATGAAAATATTCCTCTTCACATAGAAAATATTTTCTATCATAACTGCAACTTCCAACATCCTCATAACTTTTCATAGTCACTACAACCATAGGGATATTATTATCCAAAACAACATCTCCTATTTGTGGAATATACTTTTTACTCATTCATTTCACCTCTCTTATTTATTAATAGAAAAATTTGGCTGATCAGCCGTGAATAGAATTACTTCTATATTAGATTATTCTCTACTTTTCAAATGGCTTATCCATGATACAATTATTAACCATATCTCTAAATGCAAAAGGGGAATCAATTACTCTATCTGAATATTTGAAATGTTTTAGAAACTCAAGTACCTCATGTGCATCTCTATGTGATAATGGGATAAACTTCACATATTCAGGATGTCCTTTAATACACACAACTGCCCAAGAATGATCATCAGAATAAAAACCAATATCCGTTCCAACATCTATCATCGAGTTCATCATTTTGTGACAATCATCAATTAATTTATAAGAATTTTTATATGTAACGGTTGCGTCAGATAATTGAATATTGGCATATCTATATCTTTCCTCTGCATCTTTGCATTTTTCTATTGCATCTTTATATGATTTCTTGGCTGCTTCCACTTGAAACAAATCATCCTCCAATAACCAATGTCTTAATTTATCTCGTATTTTGTCCTTTAATTTCACTTTTTCACCTCTTACATACTAAAATCTCAACATCCGTATCCGCAAAAATGCTTTTAATCTGTTCTGAGACATCGTTCCAATTCAGCCTATCTAAACCACAACCAATTACAGGCATTGCAATCTTTTTGATATTATTATCCAAACAAATCTGTTTCATCTTTTCAAGTGCAAATTTCATTGTGATAATTGTTGGCTTGTGAAAATATCTCTCTTTTGTAATAAGATTAAATACTCTACCCTCTAATAGACAGTCACCACCAATTTTCTTATGAGTATACTGGTTAATATAATCTGGATATTTTGTCTGTAATTTTCGTTTCATATCAAATCTTTTATTGAATTCAACTACAATTCCTTTACCCATTCCAAAATCTGCACTGATACAATGTGCTAAATTGTAATCTTCTGAAACTGTAAACAAGTCTTTATTCTCTTCACTGTATGTCATTTATTTCACCTCACTTATTCGTAATCATATCCAAAAACAACAACTCATCTTTCTTCAATGTAATATCATAATCTTTCCATTTTTCCATCAGTTCTCTTATATCAAATCCATGCTCTGCAATTACCGCATAGCCATGAGGAGTTTTATGGCAGTCATTGTGAATACCTAATAATCCCAAATCTGTTCTAAATTGACCAAGTAATTCTTTGTCATCCACATCAAAATCAAACAGCCACTTACTCTCATCACGATTTTGTACCTGTAGTGCAACGGATGCCAATGTGCGATTAAGCTGTGTCACACTTGGCTTATCTCTCAACAGACGGATAATAAATTCTTCTCTGATTTTCTCTTCATTCCTAGAATTAACTGATCTATATAATCTTGTCTGTTCACCAGGAACTCCTTTAGCTGCAAAATTCTTAAAAGCTTCAATTACTTTATCTTCGTTCTCTTTATATTCAAGGATTGTTTCGGCTCGCCCCTTAAAACTTGGAATATCCTTATTGTCTTTATTTCGAGAACGAATTAAATATACATATAAGTTTGACATTGTATTATTCTCCTAAAATAAATTTCCTTGACTATCTACCATACCTTTGTAACCACACCATTTACATTTACAATGCATGGAAGCACCATCGAAACTTTCTAAAATATAATCTTTTTGATGACAATGCCATCCTATTTTGCAAAAGAACTTTTGTAATGGTTTAATATAATCTGCTAACATGTATGTTACAAATAGCAAAATTAATAAAACTATTACAATTAAAATAACAACATATTTCATGTTTACCTCTTTACCTCACTTATCTTCTTTCCAATCAACCATAATAAATGATAAAAATCCCAAACATGGCTCTATTAATAAAATTTTCCATAATTCAACTGGTTCAGGAAAAATAAAATTCATTAATAAATTTAATGTCATAAGCCATATTAAAAATCTTATTGTAGATTTATACATGCTATTCTCCTCTTACTTATTCAAAACAATCAGAATGTTACTTAGATATAAAGCATAGAAGACTAAATACCCACCACCTGCCAAGAATAATAATTTGAACACAAAGTTGACAACATTCTTTTTCGTCCATGTTATCCCAACAATAAGGTTAAAAAATTCCCATAATTAATAAAATAATGTTTAAAATATTCATATTTCACCTCCAAAATTCCTGAAGAAATGTGCGTTTCTTTTTAACGTAAAATATATACCATATATAGTATATATCGCTTATTATTAATACTATATATGGTATATTTGTAACAATTACTCACTTAATTCTGCAAGTGCCTTATCCAGATCCTCATCAGACATGTTCTCAAGTGCTGCATCCTGTCTCTTAGCCTTGATTTCAAGCAATCTCTGTCTCATCTCAGCATTTTTCTTAGCGTCTTCTCTCTTCTTTTTCTCATCCAGTTTCACACCAACAATATACTTGACAATTTCAATCTTGTTAGAAATCTCTTCATCTTCCTTTGACTTGGTATTCAGAAGACTTTCTTCCTCAGACTTCTTTGCTTCTGCATTGAGTGTCTTAAACACTGAGTCCAAATTTGTGAGAGATAAATCCCACAAATCAATTACGTTAATCATTCCTCTGAATGGGAACTGATAGTTTGCTCTTGTTGCATTAATAAATAATTCATTGTTTGTCATAATAATAATCTCCTTTTCTAATTTAAAACTTAATCTTCATTACACGCTCTGTTGCACCCTTAACTTTAACAATTAAATCTGCTCTCTTTGTCATAGAGAATCCAATTCCTGAAAGCTGATCATCAGTATCTTCTACATGACACTTAGCACCTAAAGCTTCAAATACTCTCTTATGCTTCATTAAATCATTGTCAAGGAACTCAAGATAGAATCCATTAGGCTCTTCATTATTCACACAATCCTTCAGGAAGAAGAATAAATGTCTGTGACCAATTCCGTCCTGTTCGTCAAAATAGTTTGGACTATAACTGATTACTGATACAGGAACGAACTGATTTGTATTTACACTCCAAATCTCACGGCTTGAAATAGATGAATTTCCTGCTAATTTCTCCTTAATTGAGAAGTTTCCATTCTCATCGAGTGTTACTTCTGCAACCTGAACCTTTTCATCAGTTCTCATTGACTTATCGTAATCAAACTTGTAAATTTCTCCATTAAATTCAATCTCAGCTCTAAATCCATGCCTTACGCTTCCCGAATACTGATGTACAAAGAATTTATAAACACCTGGTTTCATTCTTGACAGGTCTTCCCAAGTAATATTCTCTACTGCAACCTTTCCATTTGGATGAATAATATCAACGTCTAACTGACCACCCATTCTTGAAACACTTGGCTTTCTACAATTTCTAAAGAAAATTTCATTCTTATCTGGCTCAATACAATGTGCATCAATGTCGTAATTATCATGACCATCTTCGTTCCACTGAATAGAAAATCTAAGAACACCATCAACATTACCGCCAGCCGCTTTAACATTCTGCTTCATATCTGAATCTGTAATATTTCCTGAATAAGCCCAAGATAATCCATTATTCCACTTGAACATTGTCTTAGCGTCTGGATTAACAGGTGCAATCATAGAAACAAAGTTCTTCTCATGCTTATTCTCTACAAAAGCTTCAATCTCCTTTGCAGTTGGAAGTACCTTATTAATGAAATCCTGTGCTGAAATCTCTTCAACCTTAGAAAACTTCTTAGGACTTACAGCAACATCTTTTTCCATCTGACCAAAGATATCATCTGCACCAACCATTCTTCTTGCAGCACTCTTATTTGAGAACAGTACATTATTTACAGTAATATCATTCAGATTAGCAAATCTTCTCTGTAATGAATCCATATATCCAAGTTCTGTAATAGTCTTCTTTGCATCCTCAAGCATCTTCTTTGTAAAAATAGCCTTTGGTCTTTTATAGTTGCTCGGTGCTGTAATCTGCTCATACTTCTTAACTGCTGTGTCAAGATCCATATCCTCGCTTACATTAATAAGAAGTGTTCCAATAGAATGATTTCTAATTCTACCGATAGCCATACCTGCTGTTACCGACTTCTCCCAAGCATATAAGTCCTTTTCAGTATCAGAAGTCAGCTTATCATATTCCTTCTTATACTTCTTGAACTCTGTGAGTACACCTTTCCACTCTTCGCCCTTGTAAAGTGTATTTGAATTGATAAGTTCAAGAATTGTATCAAGTGCTTCCATAGTAATCTCATCAAGAGAACGCTTAAATACATTTCTTGTATCTCTGAACTGTCCTTTAACTTCCTCATTAGAACGACTACTTCTATTTACGAATTTGCTTGGAAGTTCTAAAAATAAATGATCCCACTGATGAGACTTTCCATTAATTTCCTCAAAGTTAAAATCTGTACCAATCTTAGGGAACTTAGTTGTATAAATATCTGTAACTGTATGAGCTTTTACAAAAGCATCAAGTGCATCACATACTGGCTGATATGTTGTATCGCCAAGATTTAATTCCCAAATCGTATGAATCTGGTTATCCTTGATAGTGACAGCAGAACCAATATTCTTAATAAACTGTCTACAACAACTGCAATCATGCTCTCTACGTTCCCTGAAAATCTCATTTGTACCGGCAGGGAAGCTATCAAGATATGTATTCCATAATTCGTCCTTATCTACATTTACCTCAAATAAATGTGTTGCCTCTTTCTGCATTTCATCGAAGTGCTTCTGTAAAGCCTTCTTAAACATCATAAATCCATCCATGTTTTGTACCTCTTCTTTCTTATATTTATTTTTTATTAATTACTTCTATTGTTATATTCTCCGTTTATAATCTAAAGGAAACGAAGTTTTACTGAGGAATTTAATTTTCGTCCTCATCAAAATCCCATGCATCATATAATTTTTCTCCGTTACCCCACCAACTAGGTTTGTCAGAACCCCATTCAGTTTCATTATTAGTCCAACATTCAATTTCTTCACCATCTACATCTACAATTGGTGTAGCCCAATTTGAACAACCATAGACATATCCGTTATAATACTTGCCTTTTGCATAAATAAGACCACTCGTATTATTCCAATCTTCCATAAGTCCAGCGTAAATTATTGATTAGGATGACTTTCTACAACCTCTTTAACTTTGTTCCAATCCATAAATTTCATTGCACCAATAGGTTTTGTTGCTACTACACTTGCTCCCAAAAATCCCATTGCAAAATCTGTATAGCCTTTCATGTAAATCTCCTTTCTAATTTACCAAAAAATTCCATTTACCGTCTTATCAATAGCTTCCCTCATTACACCACCAGTCATTTTATTCATTGTATCTGCAACAAGACCTTTAAATTCTGCTCTTATTCGCCTATTATGACGAGTACATGTTTTTGAACAATAATTATTCCTTCTACATTTTTCACAGTTGCCATTCAATTTCCACTGTTCATTTTCCTGAATCTGTTCCATAACTTAGCCTCCTCTTCTATCTAAAATCTTCTGAATAGTTTTCTTATCTTTATCAGATAAACTATCCCAATCCAACTTAAAACTTTCACAATTTTTATGCTGATTCCAACCATCATCACAATCATAAGAATAACGATACGCACAATAATCACATGCCATTTATATTCACCTCTCTTCTAAAGAAATCGAACATTCTTCCTACCACAAATCTTCAGATATCATCTGTTTACCAAACATACTTTTATTCTCTCGTTCATCAATAATCTTCTCACATATCTGACCACACATTTTTGCATGTTCGTATGCTTCTTCTCTTGTAAGAAAATTGTTCTTATGATCAATAAAACCTTGTTCAATTTCCTGATATCCTTTTCTTGGTTCAAATCCTAGCTGCTCCAATTGAACGAATACATCACCATGTCTTGCACCACATAAAACAACATCTGAATCAGTTTTATCTATGTGATATTTAATAGCTGCTGCTAAAATCATTTAAGTACCTCCATTTGAATCTAAAACCATTATTTCTCCTTTCTTTAATATTTAATGTGCCATAAGGGACTTGAACCCTCAACATCTTGATTAAAAGTCAAGTGCTCTACCTATTGAGCTAATGGCACACAGCTAGGATGGTGGGATTCGAACCCACGAATGTCAGAATCAAAATCTGATGTGTTGACCGCTTCACCACATCCCATTAGCAAGGCGTAGAATTAACTACGCCCTTATTATTAATTACTTGTCTGTTACAACTGTATTGTTAGTTCCAGAAATAGTAACCCAACCAAATTTATTTCTTGCTTCGGCTTCCTTCATTCTTATAAGCTCATCTGTAATAGAAGAACTTAACTTATTATTCGCCTCTGCCTGTGCTTTGGCTTCGATTAACTGTGCATCAGCCTTTGCTTGTGCTTCTGCCTTAGTTACTTCTGCATCAGCCTTTGCCTTATTAATAGCTGTCTGATTATTAATTTCCTGAGTTTCGGCTGCCTGCTGTGCTGTAATCTTTGCATTAATAGCTTCCATCGTATTTTCATCTACAGTAATATTAATAAGAGATACATTTGTAATATTAATTCCATATGTAGAAAATCTTTTATTAAGATAATCTGTTAATGCTGCATTAACATTTGCTCTTTCAGAACCGAGAATATCAGATACTTTATACTGCGCCACGACTTCTTTTGTCCAAGAAATGATATTAGGCTTAATAAAACTATCTCTTACTTCCTTACCAGATTGTCCTCTAAACCTTGTAAATAAATCAGCGACCTTTTCAGTGTTGTACTGATATGTAAATGTTAAATCTAATGTCATAGCCTTACCTTCAGATGAACTAGCTGAAAAACTATCATCATCTTTAGAGTCTCCGTCCTTACCTGCTGTAAGATATGACTGTTCTAAGCTTACAGAATATAATGTAGTCTTTACTGTGGGTGACTTGAAATGCCATCCCTGTGTTAATACGTCACCTTTGATTCCACCCGACATACTGTACTGGATTGCAACATATCCCGCTGGAACACGAACTGTTGACTTAAATAAAATTATTGCTAAAAATAGTATCACTATGGCAGATACAACGCCACCTACAACTTTCTTCATTGTTGTTTTGTCTCCTTTTCTTCTTCGTTATTTATTTCATCTGTTACAAGATCTTTTATTTTATTAATAGTAGAATTCCCTATTTTTTGAAAAAATCTTGACAGTAGAAACCATATAATCATTAATCCAACTGCAATTAATATAAAAAATACTTCCATTTAATTATTCTCCTTTTTACTTATCATTCCATTCCATTTCCAATAGCTCATCATATGTAGCAGCATTATCAGACAGACTCTTTTCTTTCTCTTCCAATAACTTAATACACATCTCAACAAGCTTCGGTTTAGAATAATTCTGTAATTGTTCTCTTAATTCTTCTTTGTTCATATCGACACCTCGTCTTAATATTATCTATATCACTTATAAGAACATCTCCACCCTTAATTACCCACATACACTGATAATCTTTCTCAGCACAGAGCTTGGTAAAATCAGCATATGATTGATACTTATCTGGCTTTGCCATAGCTCTATAACATTGTTTTCTATTCTGACAACTTTGGCTTGTACACATTGTTATATCCATTAAGCAGCTCCTCCATTTGCATTGACGAAATTATCAAAACTTCTCTTCATATATTTGAAATTGACTTCCTGCGAAGGACTGAGATTCTGCCACTTTCTTGACTGACAATTTTCAATCCATTTTCCTAATTCAACATCTCTATCGCATTTGTAAGCATAAGCAGTTAAAGCCATTAATGCTATAGAACACTGCTTGTATAATTCAGAATCAATGTTTACATATGAATCCATAAAATCCTGATATTCTTCAATATCTTCATTTGATACATCTTTTGAAACATTATTCTGAATAAATTCAAGCGTTGAATCTGATTCACACGACTTTGTATCAGACTCATTTATATTATTCTCTGTTTCTGAATTAGTTTCTTCTGTAATATGTAAATATTCCTTCATAAGCTGTTCGAGCATGTTAAGTTTTGCCTTAACAACTTTCTTATCTTTAGTTCCCTTACCATCATCATAAGTATCGAAACTCTTATTCTCATATTCTACAAATGTCTTGCTATGTAATGTTTTCTGAAACTCTTCAAGAAAATCAATAAATTTAATATCTTCAATTCCAAACTGTGTAAATGTATGAAAAGCAGCGAACCATATAAATGAATTTTTTGAATTAAACAATTTACCTACTGTGTCTTGATCAGTAATCTCATACAACCTATTGAGTTCATTCTCAAATACCTCAAATTCATCTTTCGTTGCATTTTCATTAAGATACAAACTCATTTGTTTTGATTTCTTCCAGTTATCAAGATGAAACATAGTCATAATAGATTCACACACAATTCTGTTAAATACTTCCTTTGTATCTTCTTTTGGATTATAATTTCCACAATCCATAAAGAAACGATTGCTGACGAGTTTTTTTATCTCAGGTGCTATCTTCCAAGCAACCAAAATATTTTTCTGATTTACATTCATACTTGTCTGTCTGTTATATCTTGCAATATGATAGGCTATTTCTTCATCTGTACAATCAAGATGTTTGACTATATCAACAGCATAACTATCGAATTTTTCCTTTAATTCATCTGGTAAATCTTTGTATTTTTTACCTCTAAGATCATATTTAATAACTCCAACTTTTCCATTCTCATCAACTCCTTGATAGTACATAATTGGCATTTCAAGACTCTTCTTAATTTCAAAAGCATTATTCTTAAATGATTCAAGAACAGTTAATCTCTGCAATCCATCAATAAGCCAAAGAATGAACTCTGTCGAGCTTACAATCTGCTCACATATTTTAATGGAATCAATATCCTCTCCTTTGATTATAGTGGCAGCAAGTCCTGACTTTGCCTCATCTGACCATTGATCAGGCTTTCTCTGCAAAGGATGATTCTTATTAATCTGACCTCTTTTAAACTGATTAAGTAATGTTCCTAACATCATCTGATCTTTTTTAACTTTGTCTCTTCCCACCATTGTCATAACTTGTTTCCTCCTAATTAAAATAATAATGATATGTATTCATATTTTCTTAACCCTGATAAACAATCATTGTATTCATTTGCAGTTATATGTAATATTTTCAATATCTCATCTTTTGTATATTGTTGAGATAATAACCTCGCTACCCTTTCCTGTTTTCGTGGTAATTGCTGTAAATATAACTCAACCTTGTCAGTATATTCTTCTGTGAATATTTCTCTTTCTACATTCTCTCTTGAAGGTAAATTCTCTTTAATACTTTTCACCTCATCTGTATTAACATCCAATGAGACATTCATAATAATTTGAGGATTACCCTTTTCATCAAGAATTAGTTTTCCATTTTCGTCCCTTAAGAGATTCTGACGCTTTAACCTATATTTGTTGTCTCTCATCCATGTGCTTGTCTTTCTTGCAATATTACCCGTCAGAAAAGTTTCAAAACGAGATTTATTTTGATCAAATGAGACTACTGCTTCCATAAGACAATCCATTGCCACCTCATATAAATCATCGTATTCACTAACTTCAACTTTTCCATGCCAAATCTTATGACATATTCTTTTTAATTTTTTGTTTTCGTTGTCTGAATAATCATTAATAATTTTCATCATTTCAGGATTATTGTTAATAACCCTCATCATCTCTTCATTAATCATTTCTTCTACCCGCCTTTTGAATTTCTTTATTCATATATTCCCCGAAAGACAATTCAGAATTCATAATTTTAATATGCTTAGTTTCTCTTTTACATTTTGGACACTTACAATATCTATTATGTCGATTTCTTTCTCCTGGTTGAAAACTCATAGTCTCTACCATAGGAATTAAACAGTTTCTACATATCACCATAATTAATCCTCCAATATATCATTAGCCATTTTCCAATATTCCGTTCTTCCTTTGTAATCATCGCTAGTGACTTTACTAAGTTCTAATTTTATCTTCTCGATGTTGTATCCTTTGACTATCGCATCTTGCATAACCTGAACGTACCTTATACATTGCTTTATTCGTTTATGCTTATCTCGTATATCATCAAGTAAATATCCTATCTTTGCTACCTTATGAGCTTGTGGTTTCTTACCATTATGTATTTTCTTATATTTTTCTAATGCATGATTAATATCACTCTCAGCACTATCACACTTTGACAACTCCGTATTTAATAAATTTTTATATGTTATAAGTTGATTGTCGTCCCAACCCACTAATCCCAAAATGGAATTAGCTTCTGATTCAATCTTGTCTAATAAGGCATAATCAAAATTATTTTTATCTCCTATATAGATATCTGCATTTCCTCTATAATAAAGAGATTTATCAGACTTCTGCCCCGTATCCACATCAATAAGATTATATTTCTTAATCCATGAATACTTCTTTCTGCTGTTCTGTACTAATGACCTCGCTTGTTTGTAAGTAAACTCCTTTGCCATAGAACTCGAAGTCGTTATCATATACTCACCTGACTTCATAGGATTCTCCATAACATAATTTTTTCCATCTGTTAGAATAAACAAAAAACATCACTCCTCTCTGATTTTTGACGCACTTTAATAAGCCTTGGGTATACCAAAGAAAAATTAAAATGCTATTAAATTGTTAAAATTTGGAAAAATTCTGCGAATGCATTGATTTTTATATAATTGATATGTATAATTTAAATGCGTACTAGTCTTTTTCCCCCAAGAAATAGATTTTGTATGTTGCTTGACTAGAAAGTTGGTAGCTGGCTAGTCAAGCATTTTTTATTTTCTTTTCCATTATATTACTCCGAACATGTGTTTGTGTCAATATAAATTCGAACAAAAATTCGAGAAATTATCTTAGCAAAATATCATGCATAATTCCCTTCTTAATAATATTTTTTATGTCCTGTTCGACATTAAATAGTTGCATATGAGGAATGTACTCATCCTCATTCATAATAATTGTCTTTGACTTCTTTACTAAAAGACATCCATCATCAGGTGACGCAATTTTTTTTGACGAAGTATTATTATCAAAATCCATTGTAAGTATTACTACATTTTTAGGATTTTTACCTTCAGTTTTCAACTTCTGTAATCTTTCTATAGCTTCATCAATTGTTGAATAATCATATGCTTCTGTCTTCATAAACATATTCTCTCCTCTCTCCTATATCATAGCCAGACTTATTTTCATCGCTTCCATAACACGAACATTATCATCATTAGATAAATTACCAATCTTAAACTTTAGTCTATCTTTATCTATTGTGGTAATTTGTTCAAGAGCTACAACAGAATCGTGTTTTAATCCGTTGAATTTATCTTTATGTAACTCAACGTGAGTTGGTAATTCCCTTTTAGACTTCGTAGTTATAATGGCAATAATAGTGGTAGGGCTAAATTTATTTCCAATGTCATTCTGAAGTATTAACACTGGTCTTCTACCACTCTGTTCAGAACCCTGAGAATCATATCTACCTACATCTGCGAAGTATATTTCACCACGTTTTATGTCCATTGCTTTAGCCCTCCTTTCTCTGTTTGTTCCTTTGATATTTTGTATTATATACTTCACTATATATATTGTCAAGTATTATTACAATTATTTTTTATATTTATTTTTTCTTTTATATATGGTACTCTATGTATATAGGAGGATTGCATTTATGAGATTATCTATTCAAAATAAGTTAAAAGAAAAAAATATGACACGTTATGAACTGGCTAAAAAAATAGGAGTAACATATCCAACAATCGACAAAATCTATAAAGGTGAATCAACCTCGATTAAATTTGATATTTTAGAATCAATCTGCAAAGAATTAAACTGTTCACCAATTGAAATACTTGATACAGATGATGCTCAAATGAAACGATTACTAGCTTATACAAATGAATTTTATAAATTAAATAATAAGGACGACACAAACTAATCTGTATTGTCCTTTACATATCACATATTATTTAGTACATCTTTCATTCCCACTGCACCATTTGCATAATTATTAACTGTTGTATTTACATTACTATGTCCTAACTGTTGCTGTACAAATGCAAGATTTCCATTCTGATTCATTACACTGGCATAATAATGTCTCATCATATGTGGAGTAATACCATTTCCATAATTCTCAAATATCTGTTTGATATTTCTCTCTGTTGTACGTGTACCATTTTTATTTATGAACACAGCTTCTTTGTCTACAATATTATTCAATGTATTTCTGTACTCTAGCCATTCTCTTAATGCTTTCAGAGCAGATCCAGTAAGATATACAGGTCTTTTTTCAGTTTCTCTTTGGTATCCTTTTGGTAAAACCATAATATGTGACATATCATTAAGATCAATATATTCACTATTTTCATCTAAATGCAAATCTGATAAATCCAAGCCAGCAAGTTCAGACTCTCTTATTCCAGTTCCTCTTAACACACGAAAAATAGCAATATTCCTATTCCTTACACATTCGTCCTTTTTACACATTATTTTTTCTTCCATATCATTAAGCTGATTTTCTGTTGGAAGTTTTTGTGTTAAGTTGTTTTTAGAAGATATTCCTTTATATTTTATTTGTTTATTAAAATCTTTCATACTGTTATAGAGTTCTCTCAACAAACATTCTCTATATGAATAAATATCCTGTATAAAACTTTTAATGATGTTTTTTCTTGTTTCCGTTGTGGTTGGTGACATTCCATTTGTTTCCTTATATCTAAGATATGAACTAATATTTTGTGGTCTTAGGTCATTAAAATCGGAAACTTCTATTTCAGAAATTAGTTTCTTATTAATGATATTATTTTCAATTAACCACTGTAAAAAATCTTTAATTGCTACCAGATAATTTAACGCTCCGTTTTTGCTTTCCAACTCATTTAAGTAATCTCTTAAAAATTGTGGTGCATTTAACTCATCTAATTTTTTATTAAGCTTCTCCGCATTTTTATTCTGCACTTCTATTTTATAACACATTATCATCAACCTACCTTTCATAATTGTCTATGTAATAATTCTCTCTTTTTATCTTTGCAACCTCAAAAATTTCTTCATAAGAATCACAAAATCTTACTTCGATGCACTTCGTTACCTCTCCACACTTCAAACAATACAAATCTTTAATATGTTTTCGTTCTCTTTGTCTCTGTCTCTGAATTCCACTGGCTAACATATTTTCATTCATACATTTCATACATATGAATCTGCTTGCATGTTTTGGATTTCCATTCTTATATCTACTCATTTTTCATCACCTTCCTCTAAAATTGTTAGTATATTACACTGAGCTACAATCCCATACCCTTCCTGAATTACTTCTCGATTCTGCAAATCTTTTGGAATATCATACAACATGCCTTTCCACAGTTCCTTTCTTAATGGATCTGTTGTATTTCTTGTTTCTGCCGTTTCAATTATAATTAGTACATTTTCATTATTAGTTATAAAATCTTTAATAGTTGCCATAATATCACCTCATTTTCTGCAATAAAATAAAAAAGAAGCAGATTCGCCTCTGCTTCTCAATATAATCATATTCATTTTGTCTATTTTAATTTACTTAACCATTGTCCCGTTTTTATTCTGTTTTCTTTTCTGGTTTCCATTTTCTCAAGCTCTCTTTTCTGGAAGTCTTTAAAGTTGACTCTATTCATTCCAGTAACAGTTATGTATGCTTCATCTATACTCATATTTGAGTTAATTCTTCTATCTCCAAATTCGGCATAATAAGCATTTCCGTCTTTTGCCGTTTCATATAACTGTTGCATAGCATCATCTAGCTGTATTCCTAAAGGCATTTCTAATTCCTTCATAATATGTCTCCTTTAAAATGATTTAATTATATTCTGACTCTTCTATTACAACTTTATCATTACTTGCCCAAAATCCGATTTTCTTATCATTACAAAAAGTAACTTCTATATAGGTATTTTCATCCTCGAAAGATTTCTGTTCATAATTTATATTAAAATATGAACAAATAGATATTACATAAGCATATTCCTCAATAAAATCTCTTTTTACCACATCATTTTCTTCGTTGAGAATAACTCTTGCGGATTTGACTATATCTTTGCCAAACAATTCTTTAATAAAATCTGTGATAATTATAGTATAAGATTTTATTTTATCATCAAATATAATTCTTTTATTTGCTATTTCTCTTATATCTTCTATTTGTTTTTTATTTAAATCTTTTTCAAGCTTTCTAGCCATGTGATACATATACATCATATATTTAATTCCTTTGTGTTTTTATTATTATATCACAAATAAATTGAAAATATTGTCATTTTATGTCAAATATATGCCAAGAAATCGTTATTTACACTGGTTTATATTTTTGACGATTTACTTTCTGTCTTTCTTCAATAATAAGATTCAAAATAATTGTTAGTCTCCTCTTTTCATTTAAGGAATCAGTCTCTTCATATATCTTAGTCAGTTTACCCTCATATTCTTGTTGTAAGCTACATAATTCTCTTTCATATTCTATCAATTCTTTTAGTGTCATATTTGTCATTATATCACCTCGTTTCTTCTGCTCATTAATCAAATCCAATACTTCACATACAAAATTTTTGCCCACATTGAGGACAATATGTATTTGTAGAATATACATTACTGCCACAAATACCGCACTGATGTACAATTGTTGATTTTCCAAATAAGCTAAATTCTCTTTTATTATTTGTTGGAAATCTCTTTTGTTTTCTTACACATTCTTCTATAGTATCTATATTAGCCATTAAATCTTTAATATCACCAACAGTTATAACTCCATTTTCATTACTATATGCAATTTTAAATTGTTGTATGGAGATCAATGCCGCATTTATTTCTTCTTCATACATTTATATCACCTCAATCTCCTATTAGCCAATCTTTTCCATCACAAGATTTGTGTTCTTGGACAATTTCATCAGTTAATTTTATATTTTCAAAAAATCCACTACCAATTGCTGCACAACCATATGAACAATATTTATCTGTAAACCCAGTTCTTACAACAATAATTGAATTTTCAAGTAATGACTTGCCACATGTAGAACATTCCATATATCTTACCATTTATATCACCTCTTCCAATCTTCCCAATAAATCATTCATTCATTGGCTTTTTAATTACAATTTTTCTTCCACAAATCGGACAATAACCAATATTTATCCTTTTGCTAAAAGCATCTTCTGCGAAATCATATCCACAACAAAGTGTTACTCCGTCAATCATTATTGTTCCATTCTGCCAAATTGCTAATGTTTTCTCTTTGTCATCTAAAATTTTTCTTGCCACATCTTCATCGAAATTAGTAACCTTTAATACTTCTTCCACACAGTCTGTAGGATAAGAAGAATAATCTACTGCGAATTTTTCTATTTGGCTTTTTGTCATATTATTACCTCCAAACTAAAGAAATCATCATTCATCATATTGTGGGCGATAGGACTTGAACCTATTCTTACTTCTGTCAGCCTGGTTACTGATTTACGAGACTTGAACTCATTTGCTATCGTCATAGCAGCTCCTATATTAGCTACCCACAATAAAACCAATCTTTTACAACACTTTAAATTTACACATCGCAAATTCAAAAATTGTTCCTTCAGATAATTTACCGGGATTATCCCAATCTCTAAATCTGCATAATATTGGCTGCCATATTCCTACATTTTCTTTTACTCTATAAATACGTCCAAGTGTAAAATTTCCATTATCACTTGAATTATCAATACATTTGCACTGCATATATAATCATCTCCATTCATTCATCTTGTTACTAAACTTTTAATATCTTGCCAAAGCAAACATTCTGCATTTTTGTTCCATCTGACATAGTTGTTGTGGAAAGCTGTGCTATCTGTCCATGATTGCCAATCTCTTCATCAGGAAAAGATTTGTTAATCAAATCAATCAACTCTCTTTTCGTTAATGCCGTATGTACTACTGTTTCAATTACATTTCTATTTTCCATTTATATTACCTCTTCTAATCTTCCTAATAAATCATTTTTCACTTCGATTATTGCATTCAACCTTGATTCAGTTGCAGTAACCTTACAGGCTTCTGCATTATAGGTCATTTGCTTTTCTAGGTCAGATTCAAGTCTGTCAATTTCTGTATCAAGCTCACCGATATATTCTTTTATCTTTTCTCTCATATTAGGCTTATCCTGATTCATATTACCAAAATCTGTTCCCTTAAAATTTTCCTTAGTTAATTTCCTTCCACATTTAGGACAATAGTAAAAACGGTTATTATTATCAATTTGAAATACACTTCCTGATAAAGAAATTACCGCTATATCATCAAATCTTCCTATTTCAGTCATCCTAAAATCATATTTTCCACCACATAATTCGCAATTATTATTCATTATCTTTCACCTCCAAAGGAAAGTTAATTTACTTGGATTTTTGTAATTGCAAAATCAGTTCCAACTCTGCAATTTCCGTTTTCAGTTTCTTCATGTATAACAATGCATTAATGGCATTGTCTTCATAATTTGATTGTTCAATATTTTTCATATCAATTCTGAAATATTCTTGTTGATTTTCCAAATCTCGCTTCTTTGCAGCTAATCGCTGTTCTAATGCTTCTTTCATATTATTCACTCCTTTTCATTCGATAGTAAACTTAGATTTCTTAGTCATTAAATAAGTAATCTCTTGCATATTCATCACCAAATTTCTCATACATCCATCTTCTATAATCCGGTGTACAATTACCTGAATGGTGATACACTTTGACATCATAATCGGTAATTTCATAATCATCATCAATGATAAGTGTGGCATTTGGGTCTTCCTTCAATCTCTCTTCTTCAAATTCAGGAATTTTCACATATCCCTCAAGCCCAATAGAACGTTCATCTCTTGTAATATTTAGTTCATTGATTTTTCCGTCTGAATCAATAAATAAGCCATATATTTCTCTTAATTCTTCATCAGTTAATCTATTTGCATATTTCATAAAATAATTCCTTTCTGTTTCAAAAGAAAACTTGGTTTCTTACTATCTTTCATAATAACTACATGGTGCTTCACATTCTCCAGATGATGTACATGCAGGATTTTTACCACACAATCCATTTCCTACCATATATTTACACCCTTCTTTTCTTGTACCAATATTTCTCGAACCACAATTATTACAATGATATGATTTCTCTTTTTCATCATATCGAATATCCATATTTCCGCAATCTAAACAAATCATATTTTTATTCTCCAATCTTCTAACGAATTTGTTTCAATCTATTTAATTCCAGCTTCCTTACACAATTCTAAAAACTCATCCTGGCTAATTTGCATTTCTGGTTTAATAGTTGTCTCATAATAATGAATTGTATCTGCCGTAAGATCATAATTCTTATCAGACTTTGCAAGATCAACCATTGATTCCAATGTGAATTTTACAATACCTATGTATGTTTTCTTATCTATTTTGTCCATTTATTTTACCTCCAATTTTCCAATGAATCTATTATTTATTGCTCCTTCCATTCTACATAATATCACCCAACAACTCAATTACTTCATTGCGTTTAATTGAATGGCATATAGTCTTCATCCTCTTCACCATTTTCCTTAAAAATATCGTCATCTTCTCCATTATCAATACAAGTATCATAACCATCATTTCCAATTGTAAAATGTTGAAGAAAATCAACTTCAATAAAATTCGCCATTTCTTGAATTTTTCTTGTGATATTAATATCATTTACACTTGCATCTTTTGAACCATTTGGATGATTATGAGCTACAATAAATTTATTCGCACCAGACAATAATAGAAATATTGCAAGCTCTCTCATTTTTATTATAGAAGTATCTGCTGTTCCATGTGATAGTTCAAATACTCCTTGTGGAATCATTTGACAATTAAATGACATAATATAAACATATTCTTCTTCAAGATATTTCGTTTCAAATACTTGATTAAAAAAATCCACCATTTTATCATATGAAGAAAAATCCGAATTCCATTGAATTTTCTCTTTCTCTTTTAACATAGGTAAATTATTCTCTTTATTCCTAAATGTAATATATCTTTTAATCTCCATTATATATTCTCCTTTAAAAAATAGATTTTGCAATTATATTAGCAGCCATATCATTATACTGATTTAAATTATTTTTCAAATATATCTTTGTTGTTTCGGTTCTAGCATGTCCTAATAACTGCTGAACCACATATATATTTTCATCTGTCTTTCCCAACATAATATTTGCAAACGAAGCCCTTAATTTATGAGGTGTTACTGAATATCCAAGAGCTTCCTTTGTATATTTTATAACAATATCAGATAATGATCTTTGTGTCATACGAGTTTTTGATTTTGAAATGAATAACGCATCTTCATTTTTATCTATTATTTTTTCTCGATCACACATCCAATCTAAAATAGCCTTTTCTAATTGAGAACTCATAGTAAAAGTCCTGTCTTTATGCCCCTTCTCAATTACACTTTTAATAATATGATTTTCAAAATCAATATCTTCAACATTGATTTCGCTTAATGCTGTTTCACGTATTCCAGTTTGCATAAATAACATCATAATTGCTCTGTCTCTTGATTTCCATTTATATTGCATAGCAACTGACCTTCTATTTCCTGCTCCACATTCTACAGCCAATAGTACTTCTTTTAAATCATCTTCATCTAAGAATTTTCTATTAACAAAATCTTCTCCACGAACCCTTTTTATTTTATTCATAGGATTTTCAGTTATATAATCATTCTCCGTTAAGAAATCAAAAAAACTTTTTAATACACTATGATAACATTTCCTGTAAGATAATGAAGATTGTTTTTTATTTCCATTATTATCTGTTATATATTCTATTGAATCCAAAAAACGAGTAATGTCAAACTTTGTTATTTCAATAACTTTAATATGTTTAATATCACTCGGATTAATGTAATATAAAAATTTTGCTATTTTTCTTATATATTCTCTACATGCTGTTGGTTGCCTTCCTGATTTAAATTCATAATAATATTCTGTCACATATTGTGGTAATGAAGACAATATTTCTTTTATATTTTTTTCTATTTGTAATGAATGTTCTAATCTACCTTTCATTTTTATCACCGTCCTTTATAGCAGCATATTATTTAATTTTTCAATACTATTTAATAAGTTTTTTAAACTGTTAGTGGCATCTTCAATTGTTTTAGATAAATCTTCTACATCTTCATCTTCTTTTTTATCAGTTTCCTTGTTTAAGCAGTCTTCAAAAACATGACCACCATTTTCAACATACATATTAAACAACATATCACCTGGAACTGTTTCAAATAATTTTCCATTATGATAAATCTCGTAATCAGGTACTTCATTTATAGGTGCTTTAAATCTAAATATACATAAAATAGCAAATTGCGTATCATCATAACTGTCGAAATAATTTTTTTTCTCTGGTTTATCACTTGCAATATAACACCATTCTTTCATTATTTTATCTCCTTTATTTTTCACTTCGTCTATATTTTACTCTTGCCTCCCCCTCATCTATAAATTTATCTTTTAAAGAGTCAGCCATTGGGCGTAAAGTTGTTTCGTAATATAATTTTTGTTTATACCACGTACTATATGGTTCAGCCATATGTTCATAATATTCTTTTACATATTTATGGAAGAATTTATTTATATCATTCATTAAAGCACCTTGACCTAGCATTTGTTCAATTGTTCCATCTGATAGTCGAATAATTTTCTTTGTTTCAGGATCAAATAATACGGAAAATGTTTGTTGACAAATTCCATAGCCAGACCACAAATGTAACATTTTATAATGTTCTTCAGTAAAAATCATAGATCTCTCAACATATAATTTTCCTGCTTTAAAATCCTTATATCTAATTCCAGGGAATTCATCTTTTCTATGTTCATTATCACCATATTTAATGTGCGTTCTATCACTTTCACCACGGAATGCTTTCGCCCTTTCTTCTTGATATTTTTGTTCAACTCTACTGGCTGTAATATTTTGAGTATATCTACCAGTTTGTGCATCTTTAAGCCAAACATCACCATTATAATCTCTCTCAGTTACCATAATATGATTGGTAGACAGGTCTCTTTTGTTCATATTATGATCTAAATAAGTGTTAGTTTCATTGTTTCTGTATCTCGTCTTATGATCATTATCTTCTATAGCATTTTTTACATCATTGACACCTTTACAACCAATTCCAAATATTGTATAAAATAATCCGAATAAACTCATATAATTAACCGCCTTTCTTATCTATGATTAATTCTATCTTTATAATCTTCACCAAAATTTTTTTTCATAAATTCTTCTGCATTTCTTTCTGCATTATTTTTTTCTTCTTTTTTATTATCTATAAATATTGCGATTGCAAACATTAATATTATTATACTTATAGCTGTACCCATAATCCATATCCTCCTATTTAACTATTCACATCTCATTATTACTATTCTAATTCTATCATATAATTTTAAATTTTGCACTATATATCCAAGTATTAAAATGATCCATAGTAATGAATTTTAATACATCCTCAAATCCCTTTATTACATCGGTTGCAAACAAAAATCCTTTACTGTATCCCTCGTAATTATTATTAGGAATAATTGTAAGATATTTTCCTTTCTTATGTACTTCATGACCTCTCTTTTCCATCTCTTTCTTGAATTCTTTATAATCTATCATACTAAACACAACCTTTCTTAATAAAAATAAAAGAAGTGAATAACCATATTGTCATCCACTTCTTTATTCTCCACTATGTATCTATTAAAGAGAAAAATGTTTATTCCCATTCTCCATTTGTTTTAATGTTGTTAATCACAGGTATTGCTATTTCCTGCATAGTTTCTATTTTTTCTGTAGCTATTTCCTTACCTTCTGCAATAGTCATACAAGAACATAATCTTGACCATGCATTATAAGCCGTGTTGAATATCATTACATCATACTTCTGATTGAATGAATTAATTTCCATTCCAGCCGTATATCTATTCACTATACGTATTTTTATTCCATTTACTCTAAAGTTTCTCATTACAATCACAACCTTTCACTGTAAATTATCCATTCCTTTCCATAAAAAATAAGAGACTGGATATTTTTCAATCTTTCCAATCTCTTAAATGTTCTCTCTAAATTATTCAATTATTACAAAATTTCATTTTGCTTTTCTAATAAAATTAATAATGCACTCATTGTCATTTTCTGTATGTATTCATCTTTATCCAATTCTTTTTCAGTTATTGGCTGATCTTCATCAATAAAATCATAATTTACATACAATGTAACTCCTGAATTATCCTTGCACCATACTGCAACAACTTTGTCACCACCAAATTCTACAATATCTTCTTTAAGCTCTTTGATTAATTCCGAACATTCATAACTAATTCCCAAACCTTGTTCATTTATAAATGCCATTATTTATCCCTCCAAAATTTTTATAAATCTAAATCCGTTTGCCGTAGTTTTCTTTTTAGAACCATCCTTACGATAAAACCAATTGCCTTTTATAATACCTTCTTCAATAACTTCTGTTACTACTGGATGTTTTCTAGTACCAGACCATTCTAAGAAAGCACATTCCCATCTTTCTTCTGAAGGCTTAGATTCCATTCTTTTCTCTTTTTTATAATCTAAAAGCAATTCCTCAATTTTATCATCTGTCAAATTTTCTATTCTATTAATATCAAGCGAATAGAATTCTGTTTTATTATAGTGATTACTTGTATGATGCCATGAAGAATATCTCAAGCAAACTTCTTTCAATACTTTTATAGGAAGTCTTCTTAACTTCTCAATTGAACATTTCAATTCAATTTCTGTATCTTTAATTGTATCAAAAATATTTGCCTTTGTCCACTTACTTAATGGTTTCTCACCATCTTCATAAGCTGCAACTGCATTGTTGCTCATCGACCATCCATTATACCCCGCCATATTATCAACCTTCTTTCTTATATATTATATCACACTTTATTTCTCATCCTCAATATCTTCTAAGCTGTCAATTCCTAACTCATCCATAATATCATCACAAAGACAACTTCCATCGCATTCAGCTCCATCATACATAACAGTCATCTCTTCAATATTTAAAACATAACGACTTTCTTTCTGTTGCTTAAATAATTTTAGTACCTGTCTTAATAAATATTCTTTCCTATCCATAAATTTTACCACCTTTCCTTAAACAAATTCAATGACAATTGCCTTATAAAATACTCCATCGACATTCTCAATCAATATTGTTTCATCCTGATCGCCTGTCATTATTATTATATCTTTCACATCTAATTCAATTTCTTCATTATTAAATAATAAGTCTTTAAATCTAATTTTCATATAATTTACTCTCCGAAATGTGCTTTTCATCTAGTTTTATAATTCTAATAAAGAATACGCAACTCTTTCTCTTAATTCATCAATACATTCATTAGGAGTTTTAAATTCTTTAGTTTTTAATCTTGTCCCATTTTTAATTCCACCACTAACAGAATAAAGTTTCTGTCCTGTTTCCAATGTAATGATATTAATGGAAACACTCTCGTTTTTTACTTCAATAAAGTCTGTTCCAAATATATTTATCATATTATTAACCTTCGATTCAATCTTGAAATTTCCGTTTCATTAGATTATAAATCCCATCCACATTCAATCATTCGGTTTCCGTATTCATCTTCAATATCATATCCTCTTTCCGATTGACCAATAATTTTTACTTCTGTTCCTTTTTCAAATGTTCCAGCACAACTTTTATGTTCGTTTTGTAATACTATCGTTTTTCCAATTTTACTTTCATTCTTAATATAAGCCATTTTTATTCCTCCTATTTTTTGAAATCATCGTTTCATTGTTTCTGCAATCTCTCTAATCCAATCACAAGTTTGTATTCCAATATATTGACTGGTTAAATTTCCATTACAATATTTTAATTCAATTTTGTTTATGAGATTGTTTGCAAAACCATCTATAAGATTGTTTTTATCCTCAATACTCGCAACAGTGCCTATCTGTTCTTCTGGCTTATCTAATGACATTTTATAAATTTTATCGTCTTTTATGTGATAAATTCCATTCTTCATAATCATTCCTCATCTGTACATACAACACAATACATACAACTGTCACAACAGCCATTGTCACATTCTTCAGATGTAACCCCACTACAATCTTTATCATGTTCATCACAATATAGCATATAAATTCCTCCGTTTTCTGTTAAAATACTTGTTTACTCATGCATACCTGTAAATCCTCATTTCATAGGTATATACATAGGCGGTTCACTAACTGATTCTTCTGCTTCAAAAAATGTTATTCCGTCTCTAACAATAGGTGCAGTTTCCAATGATAAAATTTCTTTTATAAAATCATTTTCCGTACAATTCCACATATCAATAAGTTCACTGCCGTATGCTCCAAGTGGGTCAACTTGATAGCCAATACTTCCGTTATCGCACAGAAATATATAAATATCTCCCCAGTTAATACGAATCCAATCAGCATCTGTTCCACCAACTAAAGGACTTTCTATTTCTGCGAACTGTTTTGCATATTCCTGTATTTCTTTTGACTTATTGTGTTCGACAATGTCATTTGCTATTGCATTACAATAACGAAATTGTTTTACTAAATTTTCTTTCAACATAAATATTCCTCCATTCCAAAGTCCATAGGAAACTCTTGTTTACTTACCATAATTTTCCGTTCCTTGCATATTCTAAGGCTGCCTCTTTCCCATTATGTTCGATTACTCCCTGAATAGAAAAATATAAATTATCTAAAAACTTCTCTTCTATCAGTCTATCTGGATATTCCTTTTTATATCTATTAATTGCTATCGAATATGGATCTTCAATATCTACATTTAATGTAATCTCATACTGTTCACCTTCAACCAACCGTTCATTTAACACTTCTGTTTCTAAGGGATAATTCATATCATCAATAGAAACTCCATTCTTATCTACAAAATCATAAACTCCATCTGCCTCATTCCAAAAATCTCTTAATGTTTTCGCCATAATAAATCACTCCTTGTCATCTTCCCAATAAGCATTTACTTCATCTTTATTATCATCGTAACAATCAAATTCGCATTTTGTTTTTGCTTTACAGCCCCATTTCTTATCACAGTAGTAACAACATCTATCATCTTTATAACTACAATCATCTGATTCTGGCTGTACATAATTTCCGCATTTATACATATCTCATCACTCTCCAATCTCAATAATCCATAACTTCTAACACATCTGGATGATCTTCAAACCATGAATTTTCATCTAATTTCCATACTGCAATCCACTCAGTCTCAGGATTAAATTCAGTAACATGTGCTTTATATGCAGCTTTTACTTTCTCTTTTGCTTCTTCCGCACTATCAGCCAAAACAATTCCTGTTGACAAATCTTGAATTGAATACCCATATAATCTTTTAATATCCATATAAATCACTCCTTTAAACAATCACTATCAACTACTGCAAATAACTTAATCTCTTCACCGGCTTCGCTTTCATCAAGATCCAGATTATCAAGCAATTCTGCAAACGATTCATCAGTAAAATCTTCCTTATATAAATACACATCATGTACTATTGGAGTACACCATAAATGCAATCTAATGAACTCTATTAGTTCAATCCATTCGCATTCATTACATATCCGTCTTGCACACCTTACTAATGACTGAACAAAATCCTGTGTCATAAGTCCGTTACCTTCGAGCTTTTCAATCTGCTCGTCAGTAACCTCTTTTACGTTACTCATACCTTTATCCATAATGTAAGAAATAACTGCATTTCCCATTCGTGAATCGAACTCTTCCTCAATAATCTTTCCTATTTTTGTTTCGTAGTATGTCATATTACGCTACCTCCTAATAATTTTCATCAATACATTCATCTGCTTCACTATAATATTGACCGTCATATCCTTTTTCCATTAATTTTTCCCAACAATCATTACACACTAATCTAAAAGTGATTCCATGACAGTCTCTTGTGAAATTCATATCATTTCTTTCTACTTCCTTATTACATACTGGACAAATTCTAATATCTTTTTCTTTCATAATTATTGTCTCCTATTCTTTGTAAACAGTTCTTTCCTTTGGTTTTATCCAACTGCTTTCCAATCAACTACCTGCTTATATCCGTCTGCCTGTAAGATATGAATTTCTTCATTCTTATCAAGTTCGTAATGATTTCTGAAAAATTCTTTTAACCCCTCTTCTCTTTCTGCTCTCCATAATTCATCATGAGTGATTACATCTCCAAATTCTTCTTCATCCGTTATTACGGTAATATCAGAGATCTTTCCAAAATACATTGCTTCAAGTAAATCTGTATTCACATCTCCCTTGATAATATAATCTTGCCAATCTCCCTGACTATACCCTCTAATTGTTCCAGTTTTAAAGGTGTCTTCTGGATAAAGAAGTCTGATTACATCAACAAGAATATCTTCTGTACATCTGCATTTATCATACATTTCTTTTAATTTTGCATTCACTTCACCAGATACATCCGTTGGATATTCGTCATAACAATCAATATTATCCAAAATCTCTTTTGCATTCTGATACCATTCTGCCTCAGTACAGTCTGTAAAATCTCTATTACCTGTAAGAACAACCTGTTCATCGAAGTTTTCACAACCACAATAATCTTTCCAGCCCTGATTGCTATTGTACAGCCACCATGTTCCATCGCCTGTGTTGTCTATTTTGATTTCTACCATATCAATCAACCTCACTTTCTTTCCATAAATCAATTAAACCAGGTAATACATAACCTAAATCTATCCAACTAAATTCATCAAACTCTTCAAGTTCTTTTAGTTCATCTTCTGTTGGAATTTCAGCACCCATAATTCGCTTTACATCATTTTCTGTTCCACCAGCTTCAAGTATTCTATGTAATGTCATTTCTAATGCACCAGAAATATCATCACTTCCTTTTACTGTGATTGCATTCCGTGACCAATATTCATTGCAAAGATGAAATGTCACAATTGTTTCATTTTCTTCTAGCAAATCTTTCAACTCAATCATTTCGCTTACCTCCTAATAAAATCCTAAATGCTGTTTCATATATAAAGCACCGCTGAGGAACATAAACAAATTCTTTTTACGTTCATCATTATCATAATCCCATACTGGAATCCCGTTATCATCACAGATCACCATCCCGCCAAAGGCTTCATTACTACATTCTGTAAAACGTAGTGCTTCTAATAACTCATTCCAGTTCTGCTCGTTATACTCCATTTTATTCACTCCTTCCATTACAAAAGGCAGACACAATTATTTGCATCTGCCTTTAATTATTCTCCTATTTCTAATCAATTTCATCACATTCTGAGCTATCAACATCCCAATCAAGTTCATCAATCGGCTTATCCCACAATCTTTCTTCGTCTGCAATATAATTCATAATCCTTGCAAAACTACTTGCCTTAACATTTTCCATTTTCTCTATGAATTTATAAGTCGGTTGCATAGCATCGTCTGTTTCAAAGATATACACATCAACTGTATTATCACTATTTACATTAGCCTTAATAAATCCAATCTCATTTTTATGGAAAATGAAAAACTCACATAATCTGTTATTACAATTCCAATCAAACGGTGTACTGTCGTTTCCATTCATATAATAGATAGCTCCATTTGCATCTAACATATCATCTGTAACATTTGGACACATTTTTCGTGCCACCTTAAAAATTCTTTCGATTTCTCTTTTAAATTCATATCCGTTCATATTATTTTTCCTCCTTTGACGTAATTAAACTCACAAGATTGTCTCTAATATAACCACAGAAAGCATCAATACTTCCATTTCCAATAGTCCAACAACTATCTTCATCATAATTCCAATGGATAATTACTTCATGTCCTGGTGTGATATTAGGTAAATCAACATCTTCCTTTCTTGCATATGAACTCTTTGAAAGAGCTTTAAGATATACATATCTTCTAATATTCTCAATATCTCTTTCTGTTTCTGCATTGAAAATCTCTACCAAATATTCTTCCGAACATTCATCATAAATATCATATTCAGAAGCTCCATTTTTCTTATTATCAAGTCTCTTCAACTCTTTACTAATTGCAAACAGTGCTGATTCCTCATATTTCTTACACTCTTCTTCACTTCTAAATACAGTTCCATCCTCTGCAATGTACTCTGTTCTTACTAACTTCTCAATTGTTTCTGTTTTTCTAATTTCGTTTACTCTCATAATTTTAATCTCCTTTTATATTTTATTCTCTATTTGAAAGTACTCTTTCATTCGATTGTCACATCTCTTCATTATTATATGTGTAACTAAAATCTCCATATTTAAGCTCACTTCTTATATTGTTACGACTTTCGGTTTCCCAATCCTCTCTGAATAGTTTTGCTTGTTGTTTCGGAGTATTCTCTTTTTCTTTACATATAATATGTTCTCCATCCCAATCATGATAAGTAGTAACTGGTTTATATTCCATGTTACCTTCTTCAATTTCCTTTGAGATTTTCATTTTTAACTTTTGTTGTGATGTTCCAATGAAAAGAAGTCGCATACTAGAATACTCTTTCCATTCATTACAGCTATGTAAATAATATATTTGCTGTGCCATAGTATCACTCCTTTACATGTGTGTCTGAAAGAATTTCTCTTCCATCAACTTAACTCTTTCTTCAAATGGTAAATCTCTATTGTTGTCCCATATTACATAAAATGGATTCATAACTCCACCATAGCCAATACTAGGAATATCTAACATATATTCACACTTCTGTCTTGTAGTTTTCTGATTCCATTTCTCTAAAAATTCTGCCTTGCTTCGTTCTGCTGTTTTCTTTATCTTTTCCATTGCATCGGCTGGAATATAATCTTCAGGAACATAAAACTTAATTACCCCATGATTAGAAATATGTGCAATAGTTTTATAATCTCCATGTTCATATACTGCTTTATTACATACAGTAGTTCCATTACCCATACAACCCATAAATAATTCAAATTTCTGTGCTGCCATTTGCGTTTTCTCCTATAATCCAAGTACAAAACAATCTCTCTGATGATTCCAAAAATGTGCTTTTAAATCTGCAAGAGATTTTGTTCCATTTTTCAATGCTTCATAATCTGCCTTTACCATGTCTTTTGTATAGTCACCACAACTATAAATAGATGACCGAAATTTTTTACCTTTTTGTGAGTACCATCCTTTACCTTCAGGAAAAGTATTTTTAGCAACTGTACAAAATGTAATTATCATTCCGTTGTAATCAGGTAATTTATGCTCACCACTCAAGTCATGTAGTTCAATTTCCATTCCGTCTGGTGTAACTGCTTTATCAAGAATTTGCATATTAATCACCTCAATTCTTATATCTCTTATATCAGACAATTATCATAATCATAAATATCTGGATAAGTCTCTCTAATTGTATATTTATTGCCTCTATTACTTGCAAATACGATACCTTCCGTTTCCTTGTTGATGAACTTACAAAGATGGTCAACATCCTTTCTGTGATAATTTCTGTTAATAAGCACATCTGCCATATCAGAATATGATTTTTCATAACAGCAATCACAATTATAAAATTCATTTCCTGTTCTCTTCTTTACATAAAGTAACTTATCCCATTTCTCTTTCATAGGAAACTTTTTGATAAGTGCTGCAACCACCTTTTCTCTTGCAGTTCTTTGATCATACATTGTTCCATAAGTCTTATCATCAAACCAATTTCCAAGATACATATAAGACTGAATCCATGCTCTATCCTTTACCCAAGGTGTATCCTGCATTACATAAGGTGAATCAGTACATACAAACTCGTACCACTCAACACCACAATATTCATGTTTATGTTTTACCTTCGTGAACTGATATTTATGACCTAAATACTCAAATTCTGTATCTGGAATAGGTTCATATTCAATTTCCTTTTCTGCCCAACATCCTGTCCAATTTTCGTCATAATCTTTTGCCTTTTCAGGATATAAATCTGGATCTTTATAAGATAACAACCACTGATTTATTTTCATTGTGGTATCTCCGTTCCAACACTCAGCCCAAAAGTTCTTAGTCAAGTCTTCCACATTATACTGAAGCTTTTCCTTTACCTTGTTCCATTCTCTTTTGATTATCGTTTCAAATTTTGGAAGTTTATTTCCATCCGCATTTGAATATCTGATTACTTCATTTCCATTTTCATCACAACAGATAAACATTACATCATCTGCCATTGGTGCATTTAATTCACAGTAACCAAGCGGATCGCATACTGAATACCAAGTTCCCTCATTTCCATATGTATATCTTCCGTAATATCTATGTTTTCCTTCAATTTCTTCAACTGTTTTCCAAAGTTCTACATAATTGTCATCTTCGCCTCTATATAACTGAACTTTAATTTCTCTCATACTAATCAACCTGCCTTTCTAATTTCCTTTAACATATTTGCCTTACACAATATCAGATTTTCTTTCATATCTTCAATTCGCATATCCATAAATTCTTTAAGTGCCTTATCAAACTGTTTTTCTGTAATGTCATGACCATAATTTGCAATCACAACATCCATAACTTCTCTATACGAAAAGCCATTAAATAATGTGTCGTTCTCATGTATTGGTGAGTTATAAGTAAACTCTTTTCCATTCCGTGAATCCGTTTCAGGATCATATAACCATCTACTCATATTAAACCTCCTCTACAATTCCGTTTTTTGCGTTACTCCAATGGTACTTCTTTCCATTCTCCACATTCTCAAAGATTACTGAATATGAAAATGTTTCAAATGGTGTGAACACTTCTCCGTTGCAAGTTGTCGGTGACTTCTCTGTATTCCAATCAATACCAAGCTTTCCATTATCTTCATGAACTGTAAATATAGTTCCATAGTTCCGTGTCTTAATCTCTCTGTTACATGTGTCATACATGTGCACTTTTACTTTGTCATTTACCTTCAACATTCTGTATTCCTCCTTGTAATAAAATAGGCAGCTAGGTATTTATTCTCCTAACTGCCTTTGCGGTTGCTATAAATTTATTGCATTTCCATCTTCATCATATTCAATCGGTGCAACATGAACTGCATAACCGATTTCTTTTTCTTTGTCGTAAATCTCCATTGTGCCACCTGCACAAAATTCAAATGAGAACCGCTTATCATCCGATTCAATCAGCTTAATCAAGTGATCCGTAAGTTCATTTAAGTTCCGTGCATCTTCTTTTGACTTTTCAATACTTGTCATTTTGCTTCACTCCTTTTCATAAATCTCTAATTTATGTAACAAATCAAACATTGCTACATATCTACCCTGATTCCGTTCTTTGAGTTTATCATTGTCGTTCTGCATTGCATCATCATAATCTTTATTTACTTTTCTAAATTCCTCTGCAATAATTTCAAGAATTTCATCCTTTGTCTTTTCACATGTATATCTACTCATTTCCATCACTCCGTTCCCTATAATTTTCAAATCCAATTCCACCACTATAATTAATAATCATTTGTATATAATATGGTAAAAATTCCGTTCCTTTTTCAATCATATGTTCTTTCTCCTTCCATATCAAAAAATCTTAGTTTCATTCTAAATATCTTGTTGCTTCTATATGGTCAAACATTTTAAAAATATCATCGGCTTTTGATTTGTCATCATTAAAAAAATCTCTTTCTGAAATTCTCATTGCAGAATAACATTCATTACAAACTTTAATTCCCTCCTTGAAATTAAAGTGCCAATTAGTATTATGTTTATCATTATGGCAACAAGGACAAATATCAAAACTTTTATTTGTGTACATAACGCCTCACCAATTTCCTTTCTAAAACTTATGAAATGCGAATTTCTTGTTTACAAATTATAACAATTTAATATCATCTGAAATGAATCGCTACTTACGTATTCTGCAATATCCTTTTCATGTCTTCTTATTCTTTTTTCTAATAACTCCCTATTTTCAGGATGTGTTTGTAAAAATTCTTTATCTTGTTTATATCTTGCTACCAGATGCTTTAATGTTACTCTTTCCATATTTACCTACCTTTCTAAACCAATGAAAAATGTGAATTTCAGACACTCATTATTCCATCTAAATAATCATTTAAGCCTTCAAAATAATCTTCGTTTGGCTGTTCCTGATGAACAAATTCCTCTTCGCACTGTTCTTCATAAGCTGCCTTCTGTGTCTCTTTATAAATAATTTCATCAATTCTATTCATTTCTCTTGCCTCCAACTCTAACAAACACGCATTTACTTTGCATTTACAGCTTCTACTAACAAATCATGATATAAACAACAATCAAAATTGTTATTCCAATCTAATTTTCGTCCTACCTTTTTCTCTGCATCTTCCCAAGATAAAAGATAAGAGTATTTACGTTCAAATTCCTGAAAACTCATTATTTTACCTTTACCTTTCCTTATGAATTATCCATTTCTAATTAATCATTGTTCCATTCACCATTTAACACTTTATTTATTTTTACTTTGTTTATGTCCTGGTCGTTAAGAGTAATAGATGAAATGCCTTTAAATTTCTCAATTAACTCTTCTCTTGGCATAGTCCAATCAAACACTCTTAAATATGTCATTACATCTTCTTTTTTCACATATTCTCCGCTCGTGAAATCATCATATTTCATTTTATTTTCTCCAATCTTTCCTATGTTTTTACACATACTCATTGTTATACCAAACAGCTCCTTTCGCATCTTCATATAATCTAGCAATTTGTATACAATCTGAATTTCCATAACCTTTATTAAGTTCCTTACAAAACTCTTCATAAGATAACTCCGTTCTACAGTTATCATCAAAGTCACTCTCAAACTCACAATAATCTTTATAGGCTTCTCTTCTGTTTCCTACTTTGATAAATGTTGACATATCCATATTTTCATTTATCTTATAAATAACAATCGAAGTTTCAACAACCTGTGAAAAATTATCTTTTATGAACTTCCTTATGTATTCTATTTCCTTATCATTTTTATATCTTGTGTCGTATCTAATATCATATGAATTAGTGTTTGAATATCCCTTCTCTTTTTCAGTAACATTGAATTTTATTATCTTGCCATTTCCATACTGAAAACACTTGCTTTCACTTATTTCCACTGTTCCTAACATAGTATATTTTTCATCATTGCAATCTTTTCCGCTAAATTCTAAATTATATTTCATAATCATTCTCCTTCATTCTTTCTCACTTTCTATGCTGTTTGCACCATCAGAGAACCCATCATCATATCCCTTATTGTACATAGGATTCTCGAACTTTGTGTTTGCTATTGGACTATCTTCTTCAATACCGAACCACTCTTTCTCTTTATCTGTCATCTCACAACAATTTTCGAAAAATTCAAACGCATTTTCTCTATCATCAGAAATAAGTCCATCTTTAAAAAGTGTTGCAAGTTCTTCCAATCTTGTCCGTGAAATATAATTCTTATTTACTTTTTCAAACAGCTTTTCAGTTGCTTTATTAAGTGCAACTAATTTCTCTTTGTCGTTTGAAAACATGTAATACACACCATATTCCCACTGTCTACCCCATCTTTGGGATGAATCATAACCGCAAGCAACAATATAATTATCACTTGTTTCAATAAGAGAGAACTTTTTGCCTTTTGTGTTTGATACCACTAATATTTCTCTATGATTTTCTTTCATATCACACCTCCAAGTTATACTCTTTAATTAATCTCTGTCTTACCATGTCGTTTAAATCTTTATTAACAGGCATTATCCTATGCGTATTTCTGTTGATATATACGAAATGACTTCCCTTGCACCTTGTCGGCGTATAACCGTTCTTCCGTAATATCATATCAAAGTCACGCATTCGCTTTGACTTTCTAAAATTGTGCATAAATCTCACTCCTTTCTGTTACCCGTATAGCCTGATAGTGCAGCTTTATATGTATATGTTCTCTCTTATGCTGTTCTCTTCTTGATAAATATAACCTTTGTACCTTCAATCACTCTTGACTGTTCAAGTCCAAGTCCTTCTACAATCATATCCTCAACATAAAGAGATACCGCTGTTCTAAAATCTAAAATAGGATATTTTGCACAAGCATTTGCCTTTAAATTTTCTGGTGTAATTTTTCTAAACTCATTTGATAAAAAACTCTTTGTTTCGCTTCTATCCTGTGCATATAACTTATACATATCTCTTAATGCACGAGTTATATAACTTACATATCCGCTATGTTTTCTATCAAATCCAGAATCTCTTATTATGTCATATACATATTCTGCACAAGCTCCATTGTCGATTGAACAGAGACTCAATGCTTCTGTATATGAACCAAGAACTCCACTTCCTCTATTACCTGCATTTTCTCTATACTCAAAGCCATAGATATTTTTCATTTTTTCAAGTGTTTCCGTTGCTGGATCATGTAATACAAGCATTGCACCATGCTTCTGAATTGGCGTTACCTTTCTAACTGATACACCCTGAAATGCATATAATTCAGCTTCAAATGCAACTCTTTCAGAATCTTCCGTTGGTGCATTTAAAATTAGTTGCACCTTTAAATCCTTATATTTATCCTTATCTACAATCTGACTTGCAATCCATCTTCCATAACCATCAACTATATACACTTTGCCTTCTTCCCAATGTGGTACACCAAGTAAAGGCATGAGCTTTCTTTCATCCCAATTATTAGTTAGATATTTTAAATCCCTTTCCGTTCTTTCGTCTGTCTGATACCGTGAATCAACTTCCATTAACTCAACAGGTATTCTAATAATTGCAATGTCTTCATGTATATCAGTGTATGCCTTTGTAAGACCTTCTAACTTGTCAACACTTCCCTTTGACTTTCTTCCTGTTACTACTTCAAACATTTTGCACATAATTAACTACCTCTTTTCTTTTAATATTTTTGATATGTATTTTAAGTAAAAAATAACGGCTCGCTTTCGCTTGCCGTTTAGTTACTAGACTTTTCAAACACTCCTGACTTGAGCATATCTGTTTTCCAACACTCAAAATCTGGATATTCTGTTTTGTCTACCATATTTCTGTAGACTTCATGCATTTGCTTTTCTGTAAATGTTTTGCATTTAAGTGGTTCTTCATATGTGATATACATTACACTTCACCTCTTTCTTTTAGATAATTTCTGTAAGCATTTTCGCTTTCAAACTGCTGATATTTGCCTATACTTGGCACAAATCCCATATAGGCAAATCCGTTATAATATCCCTTCATGTATTATCCTCCTTGCAAAATTCTTTACCTTATCAATGACTGTTGGTTCGGTTGCCTTCTGTAATCTTCTCTTTCTTTCTGTAAAATACAGACTGTTTTCCACATTGATATAATCCATCATCTGTAATGGAGTTAATGAATTATATGGAGTTGATAGAGTACTGTCTATTATTTCAGCTCCGTTTGCTGTCTTGATAATTCTAAAATTAAATGCTTCCATTCTGCCTTATACCTCCTTTAATCTTGCATCACGCATAATACGTGAAATTTCACTCTCCGTTTTTGCGTTGGCTATTGCTTGCAATGTGTCTTCTGAATACAGTAATTGCTTTGCAATTCTGATTGCATCATATTTTATTTTACTCATAGTTGTATTCTCCCTTCTAAATCAACATTGACAACTGTTTCGCTAACATTGCTTTTGATAAACCTGTTGTCTTAACTCCTTTGTTGCCTTTCGTTTCTGTCTTTACAGAGTAAACCCGTGAAGGTTTATTTGCCTTTGCAATCTGATAGTCGCAGTAGGCAGTATGAACTTGTTTGTGTTTTTCTGACATATTAATATTCTCCCTTCTTTATTTTGATATTGTGAAATCATAGCAATCTGAATCTGTGTAGATTGTTATATTATTTCCGTTTTGTGTTACTGATGTTATCTGGTTTAAATTCAGATAATCGTATTTGCTAGGCTTTTGCATTTTGGCAATTAAAAAAGCACTCAATATGAGTGCTAAAGTGATGAATATATAGATTATTTTGCGTTTCATTGCTTACCTCCTTAATTTTGGGTATAAAAATAGCACCTAACAGATTTTCATTTCCATTAGATGCTATATAAATATGACACTTTATGAGATTATTTTTTTACAAGTTCCATTTTATAACCAAGTGCATCAATAATTTTCACAAATAAAACTAATGATGGGCTATGTGTTTTCTTTTCAAACCGTGAGATACTTTGCTGTTTGCTTTCCGTTAAATCGGCTAATTCCTTTTGAGAAATATTAGACTCTTTCCGTAATTTAACAACATTATCAATTAAGTTGTTCTCTATATCCTCTGCACGAAAAGTAGTGGCTGGTAAACCACTTACTTCTCGAACTGCAATTTGCTTTTGGTCGATTGCAACAGCTTCTAATAACCCTTGCATTGTATCATCAAAAAATTTGCTCATGATTATTCCTCCTTTAAAATTTTTACTACCGCCTTTAGAGCTTTCTTTTCATCAGGTGTTAAGTCTGCCTTTTCATCTTTTGAGTAGACATTGACAAGATATATAGTTTCTTTTATATCAACATCTACATAAATTACTCTTGCACCACTTCGTTTCCCTTTTCCTTTATTCTCCATTGGAATACGGATTTTTCTTAATCCACCTGTATGAGAAATAGTATCTCCTAATTTCGGATTTTCTAATAAAATTTCTTGTAAGTCTTTTAAATTTTTATCAGTTAATCCTAAATCTTGCCATTTAGCGGTAAAAATTGGTGTTTCAATAAAGGTTCGTGTCATATTTTTATTTCCTCCTTTGTTTATACACCTATAATACATCAAATTTGTTGTATTTGTCAAGTCAAAAATAGCACCCTTTGTGTTGGGTGCTTGGTGCGTGGTGTTATTATATTCGACGCAGTTAGTCTTCAAAACTATAATTTGCGTCTATGTCTGCAATTTGCTCATTATAATATTAACGAAGTTCATAGTTACTTCCGTGCGATGGATAGCCTTCAGCTTCGCATTGTTCGGCTATCTCCTGGCATTCTTCTTGATATGCCTTTTCAAGTTCGCAGATCTTATCTATATCCGCTTTTGTGTAAACATTTGCTTTGAGCATAGAGTTACGCATATCTTCGATTGATGGCATAATAATTCCTCCTTTTTACATCTGATTTAATTTTGCCTGAAGCTCGGCTATTTGAGCTTCAATAGCTTGTTTCTCAATTTCTTTTGCATTCCATTCCGCATCTGGAATCCATTCCATGATTTCAAATGGTTGGACACAAAGATATTCACATACTTTATTTATTGTATCAGAACTTATATTTTCGTTTTTTGAAAATCTTGTTGGCATATTTTGAGACAAACCTGCATTACATAAGTCTTTCCATGTCATATTGCGTATTTTTAAAAGTTGCCCTAATTTATTAAAAACTATCATATATTATACCTCCATCAATTATTAGCACCTCCTATTCTATCACATTATTTTGTAATTTTCAATATGTGTAAAATCCACACTATAAAAGCGGTAAAGTTTCTCTTACCGCCTCTAACTATAGATTTTTATTACTTTTCTGCAAAGTAGTGCTTAATTACAATATTGCTAATAGTGCTTGCAAGTCCAGAATAATCATATTCCATCTTGCCTGTCTTACGATTCTTTTTTGCCTTTACTAATGTATTAATCTGACGCTCTTTGAAGGATATAGTGTCCTTCTTATCATCAATATCAAATTTGTTAGAGAACCCCTTTACATAGCAATCATTAAGAAGTTTCTTGTCCTCTGCTGTTAATTTAACTCTTGTCTTTGCTGTGTATGGAGTTTCAAAAGGCAGACTGAAGGTTGTCTTAATGATTGTTTCAAGTTCTGTACTTGCTTTCTTGTATGCTTCTTTTACTTCATTTGACATTGTTATATTGCCATTTTCTCCTGCCTTAGAATTAATATGAATTGCCTCTAAAGCATTATATAATTCTGGTGACTGAAAAGCAGGAATGATTGCATATTTTACCAATTTAGAGTTATCCCATGAAGCAAGCACCCTAAGAACTGTACGGACTACGTCCTTATTATTGCCAAAATGGTCTTTGTTCTTATTGGTCAATGAAGCAAATACCTTATTGTAAACCTCAAGAGTTTCTTCTTTAGATGTTTCAAGGTCAGACTTTTCCTGCTTAACATCCTCAAGTTTCTGGTTAAGGTCATCAAGCTTAACCTTCTTTTTATCCTCAGACATATCCTCATTTTTCTCAAGGTTTGCTATCTGAGTGTTTAACCGTGAAATATCAGCTTCAGCCATCTGAATGAGCATTGCACACTTTTCATGTTCAACTGCTGTCATTAATTCCTGCTTCTTCTCATCCGTGATTTTTTCTGCGTAAAAATTGATTGATAAAGTTCTCATAATATACCTCTTTCCCCGACTTAACGCAATCGGTGCAATATAATATTTTTATTGTATTTATAATTGTAGTGTTATACACACTATAAAAGGGTAGACTAATTGTGTATAGTCCACCCTTCTAACTATGCATAAAACTTTGTAGGGAACGCCTCACCTACTAGCGTAATGAGCATATTAACATTAAATCCAGTTAAGAGGATAGATACTCCATAAGTATACTTATTGTAGGCATTACCCTGCTAATAAATAAATGCTTGTAGGTTTTACCCTGCAAACTATGTTATATCTATCATTAACCTTTTATATTTTAGTTGCTATCAGCTTGGTTATCGACTTCACAACTTTAACCGTGATTTAATCGGTTAAGATTTTTTATTGACCGTCAACTACTACCTTGTAAACACTCACACCCTGGAATATAAGCTGAAGGGTTCGCACTTGAGCCTTATGTCTTTTCTGACATCTTCCTCCCATTATTGGCAGGGTAAAGGCACACCACTTTAATATGATGCGAAGATTGTTAATCTTCGGGCTTATGCACCTATTTCAAAGTACAATTTGAGCCGTCCTCATAGGATTTTAGAGTAAACCCATAAAACCTATTATTCAATTTGTATAAGGTTAAACTCATTGAGATACAACCTTAGAATCTTATATCCTACTATAGTCTTTTGTATCTATTCCAGGGAATAAATACAGTGCCTATATAAGAAATATAAAATTGTTTTTTCCTATGGGGATTTACTAATACACTGAATCGTGATAAAATAGATTTGTTCAGGGACTATTTACACAATTACTTGTAATTAGTCGGCTATATATTCAAGATATTCTTGTTCAGTCGCAAAAAGCATATAACTTTTTGTGGCTGAAATATAGCCATAATACCCATTGGGTACACTGTACCCTTTTGGAATATTATTCACTTTTCAAATATGGCACCTCCTATTCTGGTTTTAATGACTTATTCCTTGTCAAGCTGTTGTTTTATTGTGATTGTAGTATATCACAATGTATTGTGTTTGTCAATATGTTGTGTTAAGTTTTCCCGACCTTACGAGGAAGGTTCGTTTTACAGTACTTTCTTAACTTGGCTATATCTTATCACAATTAATTGTGATTGTCAACAGATTATTTGAATTTTTTTAAATCAAATTGTTTATCTGTTGTTGTATCGTATGTTATCACTATTTATTGTCATTGTCAATAGATTGTTTATAATATTTTTAATCTTTTTTAAACGATATCAAAATGATATCACATAGCAAATCAAACTATCTGACATAGTTTTAAAAACTACATAGGTTTGCTCAAAAGTGCCAGTAAAAAAGAATGGTTAATATATATCTATTAGCCACCGTTTTATATGATGGGGGGTACTTAAAACTAAAATGATAGTCACATTTTGGCAGCATCCACATAGCTGATTATTCCACAGACTTTCTTAAAAATTTTACCTTGTCGATATCTTCCAAAATCCCAGTAAAACCAAGTAAAATCCAATTTTTATTCAAATTAACACGTTATCGTACCCCATATCGTCAAAACCCACTAACCAAGCCATTTCTAATCATTTTTAATCCCATTTTAAAAAATTTCAAAATCTAAAATATAACCCCAATATTTAAAAAACATATATCTATCAATGTTTAAGTCGATATCAATTTTTCCTTTAACACATCACAAAAATGCTCCTGTTCAATAATTAATGTTCAATAATTCAAAAGTAGGGAATAAATATAAGTGAACATATATAAAAATACAATTCAAAAAGGAGTATTATAATGAAAAAAACTATAGATTTAATAAATATAATGAATTCCCTCTCAATCAATGATATAATTAATGATAACGATATTGATTTATTAATCAAACAGATTAAAGAGGAATTTTCTATGAAAAATACAACTATAACTAAATGGGAAGTACCAAGATACTCAGGCAATCAGATTAACAAAGCTGGTAAAATCATAGCCGATCCATTTTCTACTCCTAAAGAAAGAGAAGAAGCTTTGGTAATATTAAATAATTGGAGAGCTGCACACGCTTATCCATTACAAGTCATTTGTAGTAATCTTCGTCAAAAGAATCCAAATGCCATTGTTGTTCAAAGATTAAAACGACTTGAATCCATAACTGGTAAAATTCAAAGATTTCCTGAGATGCAATTATATAAAATGCAAGATTTAGGTGGATGCCGAGTAATTGTTGACACTATAGAACAAGTTTATAATGCAATAGATAGATATAAATTTTCTCGAATAAGACATATACTTAAACGTGAATATGATTATATTGCCAATCCTAAAGAATCAGGTTATAGATCTTATCATATGGTATATCAATTTCACAGTGAATCTAAAGACACTTATAATAAAAATATGTTCATAGAAATTCAATTTCGTACAAAATTACAACACATGTGGGCAACTGCTGTTGAAATGATGGGGATATATACAAAAAGCAATCTTAAATCCAGTCAGGGAGATTATGACATATTAAGATTCTTTACTCTTGTATCTTCTTTGTTTGCTATAGAAGAGAAAATGCCTATATGTCCCAATACATCTAAATGGGCTGATGAATTAATATCAGAAATTAAGTATCTTGATAATAAAAACAATATAATATCTACTCTTAGCGGATTAAATGTCTCTATTAATCATGCGAGTAATAAATATAACCAAAAAGATAAAAATTTATATTATATAATATTACTCAATTATGATAAAATGACTGTTACTGTAAAACCGTTTAAATCCTCAAATCTCGAAACAGCGACAAAATTATATGGAAAAATAGAACAAGGATCAAATATTAATGTTGTATTAGTGTCAGCTTCTTCATTCGAAACATTAAGATTGGCATATCCTAATTATTTTGCTGATATTTCATATTTTGTAACAAAACTAAGACGTGTAATAGAAAATTATGATTCCATTAAAAAATTAACATAAACAACTTTATTTATAAAAGACAACTTAGTATAGTTGTCTTTTTTATTTTCAAAAAAATATCACAACCATTTCACACAGAGATGAATATATAAAACCATGCCAGAATCCTAAATTCAATACAAACCATCAAAAAATTCTACTATAACAATATAAGAAAATCTCATTTCTCATTTAAGTCCCTTATCTTGCCCATACGCAGCCTTTTTGTTTTACCCTACCAATAACACATAAAATCATTTTTACCTACCTAAATGCTCAAAATACAAGGTCAATTTTTTACATCACCCAAAATCACATTAACTATCTATATATATTCATGCACATTTACTATAAATAATATTATCAATTCTCACACTTATATAAAAATCAATTCTCATAGCTCAAATTTCAATTTTTACCCTCTACCCTAACAACTAGCCACCTGACATATAAAAATCCAAAATAGACTCAAAATCATACATTTTTCTCCTTATATTCCATGTAAAGAATTTTATATCAGAACAAATTTAAAAAAGAGAATATAAAATTGTATAAATCACATTTCTAAGGAGGGTTTACAAATGAATACATATTTAATACCAACAACAGCAGCATATTGTTATGAACCATATGATTACATTTATTTTGTTTATGCTGATACACCACAAGAAGCTTATATAAAAGCATGTACGAAATTACATGGAGAATATATACCACTTGAATCACAAGAATATGAATCATATCCATTTAAATTGTACAAGCCAGATGATACAACTATTTTTCCATTCCATGAATCAAGAAAATATGATATACTTGCAGAAGCATTTAAAAATACAGAAGGAGCAGAATATATGGCGTATTTCAATGTAAACTGGAATGATTATATAGAAGATATAATTAAAATAGCAGATAAAGAAAATTGGTCTAATGATACATACCCTAATAATAAAATTCTTACAAATTATATGGTTCACACATATAAAAAATTATCTTCTGAAAAGAACGTAATTATTAATAATGAATATGCACTATTTAACACAGGACTTTTTACCGAATTCTATCAACCAATATACGCATATCAAGATAAAAGCAAAAATGGATTAAAGTTTCTTACATCATATGATTTAGGAAATATGAATATTTCTGATCGCCCACCAAGAGCAAATTATTTTGATGATCCATCTCTCTTATTATTTGATTGGCACTACGAAATAAACATTAATTATAAACATATATTGAAAGATATTAATAATATTGAAAGAATTCCCGAAAAGCTTAAAGATAGCAAAAATATTCTTAACAATCTCAATGGTTCAATAGAAACTATGAAGAAGCGAGTATCAGCTAATTATAAATTGGCAATACCACAATATTATGAAAATAAGATTCAGTTGTTACTTCCATTATGCTTAGAGGATGATACTACTCCATCATTAGCTTTAACCGTAACTAAAGTAGGAAATTATTATCAAGGTCACACATGTTTAACACTTGATATGGCATATAATAATGCTCGTCTTATTGCAAAACCAGAATCTAACTGGTTATCAATATAAATCAAATAAATATAAAAAATTAACAGGCGGTAATTAAGCTGTCTGTTTTTTTATTGCATAAATTTATATTATTCTCCACTATTCTATTTAATAATTCTTAAAAACTTAAATCTCTTTAAGAGAACAATCTATTGTAAATAATCATTACACCACTCTTACCAAATAAAAAAATAAATTTAAAGGAGGATTCTATATGGGTAACTTAAAACTAATTACAACAGAAACATTTAACAACTTACCATGTAACTTTTATAGAAATATATTTGATGATTTAGCATATTAAATCACTTCTAAATCTATCTAGGGAGAAAATCACACCTCACAGAAAAAATTAGCCACTTTTTCTCATACCCTTATAAGTTATCACCTAAGACATAAAAATTTAAAATCACTCTCAAAAACTCATTTTTAACCCACAGATAGGGGTATGATAAAACTATATACAAGCTCAAAAAGATAGTATGTGCGTAAGCACAAGATGTAGCCCTTTGATAAGGGCGGTCTTTTCGCAGCGTTAGCAAGAAAAGAACATCTCTAGGTAGACAATTGAAGAGAGAATAATATATCAAAGGAGAATGATATTATGAAAAAACCAATTTTATTTAAAAGAACAAGAAAATCTGCTATAAGAAAATTATCAAATCCGTATATAAGAGAAAATCTTGAATATTTTGGATGCATATTTTCAATATTAGAAATATGTTATATACTATTTCACTTAAAGGAAATAAATAATATGTTTCAAGATCAGAAATAATATAGGTACATCTCATATGTACCTAAATGAAACCATCAATCCAAAGCACCATACACCTAAATCAACCAATAACAATCAATCAAAAAATTATGGAGTTTGTATGTAGCGTAAGCGAAATACAAACGGAATAGTCTGTCTTATTAATAATGTTATATATCTTCTTTCAGTTCGGCAAAGTAGGTTTCACCCCCTACCAATTTCAAAAATAAAACAAACAAGTAGGGGTTCAGACCTACTTTACTGAACGCTCGTAAATTCATCTTCCACTTAATATCAAACGGAGAATAAATAAATATCACATACAAGGAGGATTTTTTCATTGCAACAGAAAACAGAATACTTTACTCGTTTCCCAAGTGACTACATTCAAGGAAATATTAGAACTAAATATGGAGTTAGCCGAAAATTCTATATCACTTATATTCTTATTGATAAATACAGGTCTTATGAAGACTATAGTTGGATTACTCTTAGAAAGGTTCTAAATTTCTACGGATACAAGACACACAAACGTAGACCGAAAGCAGTTCAAGAAATTCTTGATGTACTAGAATATATGATTAATAACAAAATGATTGAAGTTCAACAAGATCTTGATTCTATAACTTATGATACTGGTATTGAGATTAAAATTATTCCTGAAAATTTTGATACAGTTGATAAGTTCTCAAAAATCACATCTTCTCAACTTGATTTTATTATGATGAATGAATCGAGTATTAATAAAGAGAATATATTAATGGCGTTTCTTTACATTAATTCTTATATATTTGTTCGTCCAAAAAATAAAGACAATGAAGATATCATGTATAATCCTGAATCCAAACCAGAAGCTTTTTGGCGAAGTATAGAATCTATGTCAAAAGAACTTTCTATGTCAAAAGATACCATTAATCAATGTATTCAATATCTCACATCTTCTATTGGCGACAAAGAACCGCTTCTCGTTAAGAAAGAAGTCGGCAGCGTTCAACCTGATCCAAAGAAACCACCACAAAATGTACCAAATATATATGTACTTAACAAAGAAGGCTATGAGCAAGAAATTGAGTGGGCTATTACTAAAATGTTGGAAATATATCATGTTGACTCTTTTGGAGAAATTAAAAATGGAAATCAAGGATAACATTTTAGAACAAACCCTCACATTTTAATTTTTAAATAAACCCCTTTTAAATAAGGGAATATATAAAAGTAACACATAAACCGTATCACACTATATAAAGGAGCGATGATATGAACATAAAAAATTATTTAACAAGGAGAACAAATATTTATGACAAAGGAAACAGAAAGACATGTAATGACAAGAACAATGGAACTTAAGAGAAAGAACAAGCTTGTATGCTATCCCAAGTTATCAGAAGCGGATTTCGGTGGTTGCGATTTAAATATTGCCAGTCGTATAGCTGCAGATTTTAAGTTTGACGAGACAAAAAAGAGAGAATGTATAACTAGAGATTATAATAAAAAGCTTAAGGCTTGTGAAGAAAGACAAAATTTAAAGGAGGAAGCAGTACATGCTTAGATACGAAATTATTGCTAATGTTGGTATTAGCGTAGACTTACATAATAATTACACAGTGGTTGCTTTAGCAAAATGGAATAAAGAGAAAGAATCTTACTTAGCCACTTTCTACATTAAACAGACAGATATTGACCATTTAGATCTTATGGATGACCAGATTGAAATAGAGTTTTCTTCTGAGATAAAAACAATCAAGAATGATTTAGTGAAATATATTGAAATGCTTATAGAAAGAGGAATTATTCAGAGATATATAGACAGATACAAATATGAGCTTGATTGTATTGATAGAGGAACTGCTATGTTTGAGTTAGAGAGAAATGTTAAGTAAATCAGATTATAGATATTTTAAAAAAGCTAAAATGGCTGCTACCATCTCGGATTACAAAAAAACACATATAGGGTGTATAGCCGTTTACCAAGGAAATGTAATAGGAATTGGTTGTAATACAATTAAAACGCATCCTATTCAAAAATATTATAACAGATATAGAAATTCATGGAATAAGAATGGTATTAAACCGACTTTACATGCTGAAATCAATTGTCTTAATTCTATCCGTCATCTGGATATAAATTTCCAAAAAGTAAAATTATATATTTTTAGAACGAGATTAGACAGAGAATTTGGTATGTGTCGTCCATGTCCAAGTTGTATGGCAGCGATTAAAGATTTAGGGATAAAACATATTTACTATACAAGCAACGATGGATATTCCTATGAATGTATAAATTAAAAAGAGAGGTTATATGTATGTGCAACATTTGTGGCAATAATCCTTGTCTTATAAGATGTCCAAACTTTCATCAGAAATATAATTACTTATGTTGCTATTGTGGTGGGGGTATTTTAAGTGGACAAGATTATCTGAGAAATTCAGAAGGACAATATATACATAGAGACTGTATTCCATGTACTGATTATCTTATAGATTGGTTGGGATATCGTGTCGAAACAATGGACGAGGAGGATTATAAAGATGAGAATTATTGATAGACTGAAAATATTTTTTGATATTGATTACAGTTCAAATAAGGAATATTGGATTCCAATTAATGAGATTAAAATTAGAGAAGAATTTCTTGCTACTCCACCCAATTACAGAAAATTCAGGAAGAAAGAAAATACATTCATCAAGTATGGTGAACTGGGGAAGATTATAATTGACAGAAATTATGAATTGATAGACGGATATTGTTCGTATCTTATTTGCAAGAAATATGACATAGGTAAAGCTCCTGTGTGGTTTGAATAATTGTAAATAGAAATTTCATTTGGAGAATATATAAGTGGAGGTAAATTTATATGAATAATAATTTTGACAATGTTGAAGAAATGAAAGAATTGATCATAGATGAACTTTCGGAATGTGAATTTGACAGCAATTTCAGATGTGAAGAATGTTCTGAATTGGAGCAATGTTATTGCAAAGCATCTACAAAATCATCTCATGAATTCGCAGAGAGCTTAGATTATGGTGGATATGATTCTGAAAATGAATTTTGGGAAAATTTAGATTAAGGTGGTGAATCATTATAAAAAAGGTACAATATACATTAGTTAAAATCCCAATAAGAGAACTTATTGAAGGAGATTTTAACATTCAGATTAATAGAGACACAGAAATCAAAAAAGAATATCTGATCAAACAAGGCGACTCTCCTTTATTTGATCAGATTCAGAGACTTCGTGGCGAATCATCATCTCATATAAATGAACTTATGTTAGTTGTAGCAAAGAAAAATCCAAAACAGGAAGAATCTCTTAGAAAAATTCTAAATGATGGATTCACATATAATGGAATCCACTATTCTCGTTTTGGTAAATCAGCTTCACAAGGTAAAGATGGAATAACTGCATTTGTATGTGATGAAATTTTTGATGAGTTATATTTGATTACTCAGATGGATATTAAAATTGATGAATGTGTTATTTCTAAATATGAAGCTCAGAGATGTTTACCATTCAGTTCATGTACTCTTATTAAAGATTATATGCCTAATATTGTGATTATCGGTGAGTATGAAAAAATATTGAAAAATCAGCTTATCAAATATGTAGTTGAAAGAGAAAAAGAATTTGTTGATGAAACCACTGGAAAGAAAAAGAAATATAAGACTAGAGAAATTGAAGAAGGATTAAAAGATATTGGATTATCACCTTTTGACGGATGTGGTTGTCATGAAGAAAACTTTATGAATACTGTGAGTGAACAGCTTGGATTAGACTATAAAGTTATTGGAACACAGGTGCGTTTGCCATTTATTAAAGGCTATTCTGTGTATGTACCATTTAAACAAATTCTCAAAGAATGGGGTTATACTACTATCACTGATATCTATGGTCATGTTCATAATGTTGATGATATAGATTGTATTTGGAATATTTCGATGTTTAAAGGACACAAGATTTTTAAGTCAACTTATGGTGAAAATGCATGGATTGAATATATGAATACTGTCAGAAAGTATGAATTTAAACTTGGAATCAGTAAATACAGTCATCATATTAAGCATTTAAATAAATATACACGAATGAATTTTCAGTATTTACAATGTCTGGATCTTTGGAATAATAAATATGTGAAATGTTATACAGATAAAACAAAAAAGGACTACAACATATTAGATTCTAAGAATGATGGAAAAATCATTAAGCTTGCAAAATATACCACTAATATGTATGAAAAAATTATTAAAGGTGATAAATTTTATACATATAAATTCATGGGAATTACCGACACAGAAGATTATGAGCCAGAAAGTAAATATCTTGAAGCTGCATTAGTAAATGATGTTATGCTGAAAGATCCTGCCGTTAAGCAATTTATTTATAGAAAACTAAAAAAGTCTATTGATGAAGCAAAAGTTGGCAAGATTTACTGCTCGGGTTTTTATCATACAGGTGTCGGTGATATGATTGGCTATCTTCAGTATGCCGTTGGTGAAGAACCAGTTGGCTGTCTTGGAGAAAGAGAATTATATACAGCTAATTTTGAACCAGGATATTGTTGTTCATTCCGTTCTCCGCTTGTTGATCCGTCAGAGGTAAATAAGATTAAGATTGTACGAAATGATATTCTTACAAAATGGTTTGATTATTTTAAAGACCAAGATGTAGTAATGTTTAATATGTATGATGTATCAGCTCCACAACAAGGCGGTGCAGATTTTGATGGGGACATTTTCTATTTAAGTAACGATCCTATTATTATTGATTCAAAAATAGACAAGCACATCATACTTGATATTGAAGATAAAGTAACTGCTCAGTCAAAACCATATACAAAAGAGAATCTTATTGAGTATGAAGTAATGACAAGAGATAATCGTATTGGTGAAATTACTAATGTTGCTACAAGTATAGAAAATAAATATACGACCAATCCAGATATTCAAAAATTGTATTCCGACTACTCTTCTCTTCTAAGAATTTTTCAGGGCAAAGAAATCGACTTCCTTAAAACGGGATTTAGATGGCATATGAATTCAGGTCTTAGAAAGCATCTCAAACAACTTCCATATTTCTTACTTCATAATTATCCAAAGAAAATGAAATCCTATATGAATATAATCAAGAAAAATAAAGATGTGTCTGATGAAGACAAAGAATATCTTAATGCATATCACTCTCCCTCTCCTATGAATGAGTTATGTGATTATATTGAAACTTGGGAAAAGAAAAATATCTTATGGGATAATAAAATTGATTTGGTTGATACTAGGTGCTTAATCATTAATAATGATTTGGATTTATCTGATAAAAAAGTTTTAAAGAAGTGCAGGAAGTTTATAAATATGTATGCTGTTGATATTAAGCAACATCTGAATCTGCATAGAGACAAGTCGGACGATGAAGACCATAAATTTAATATGGATGAAGTTGTAAACGAATATAAAGAAGAACTCCTAAATGAGATTAAATTGCCTGAAAATATTATAGCAAATTATATTATCAAAGCATCCTACTCTTCTGTTTCTATTAGCAAATCTCTTGCATGGTCAGCTTATGGTGATTATATCATTGAAAATCTCAAGAATAACACGAATCCAAAAAGAAATATATCAATAAGAGAAGTCCCTTATAAGACGGACAATTCATATGAATATTTGGGAAAATACTATGAATTTGAGGTAGGTGATACATATTTACGACTGTAATGAAACATTTCTATATGAAATTATAGAAGATTACAAAGAAGCAGAGAATAATGAGGCAAAGAACGAGATATTCAGCTCGTTCTGCTCCTCAATATGGGCTTCTGATAATAAAAGACGTACATATATTAAAACAATTCATTTTAAAGTCAGAAAGGATTTACTTGATACAGAACTTGGACGAGTATTTGATACATGGTCAGGAATTGAATACAGATATTACAAGTCAATGACTAAAGATGAAAATTGGTGCGCTATTATCAGGCAGAAAATTAATAATATTTATACAAGATATTTTGATAAAGAAGTAATTCTCAATAAGGAGTACATGGATTTATTAAAGAAACCAAAGTTAATGTACTTTGATTGGTTATCTGGAACAGAAATGGATGCAAATATCGTTACAGATATAATTGATGATGCAATTGATAAATCAGAAAAACTTAAACAACGTTTTCAAATGGAGAAAATGACTTTATCTTGGAATGAGTATAAAAAAGTTGTTGAAGGATTTCTGAGAAGATGCTTTGATAATTGTAAACTAATTGAGGAATACGAAGATAAGACTCAAATTATAAATAATTATGATTTTATCACTGAGGATAATTTTTATGTGAAATATATTAATAGATCACTTGATGGAGAAATGAGAAAATATCAAAAACAGTATTATGGAATCAGGGATCATAAAAAATATTCTCGTTGTAAACGATGTGGTGGAATTATCGAGAAAACAGGAAATAAACGATTGTATTGTTGTGATTGTGCGACTTTAAATGAACGTGAAAGAAAGCGAAAAATTGCTCATAAATATAGAGTAGCGAAATAGAAAATCCGAGTTTTCCTTGTAAAATAAGGCTTTATAACTGTTTTCAGCTTCGTATATATCACATATGGAAAACAATGAAATCAGCTTTTCTTGGCTGATAAAACAGAGAATATATAATTGTCGAAAGACATTATAATATTTCGTCTAACACATGGATATATTTTAGTTGCTGTGAAGCCATGTGAAAAACTTGTGTATGTGTGTAAGAAATCAAGTGAGTTCAGCAAGCAAAAACTTGTACCATACATATTCTGTGGAAGTAATTTGAAGGCTATTATCATTATGATACGTGAGTCAAAGGCGTTTTCAAGCAGAACAATTCTAAAGATTATTTCTAAGATTGGTACATATTCATATTGTACTCCTCTTCTTATATATGTCGGTGGCTGTACTACAATTCTTGTGGTATGGTCACTGATAATTCTTAATCTCCTATAGCTCAGTTTGGCAGAGCACTCGACTTTTAATCGAGTTGTCGATGGGTTCAAATCCCTCCACACTCACTCTCTTCTGCTATTCAGCAGAAAATAAATCAAAGGATGTGAAAATTATTAAACAGATTTCTAAAAGTGAAATTGAAAAATTATTATCCGAAGGTGTAATTAGAAACACAAAACGAGGATATGTAGACCGGAATGGTGAACATATTGGATATTACAAGACTTGTGGTGGAAAGCGTTACATTGAAGATAAATATGTTAAGTAGGTTCTGCCTATGAAAAATCGAATTGAATATAAAGGTTTTTACATTGACAAGACTGAAAATGGCTATCGTATCTGTAGACAAGAAGATACAGAAAAGCATACCCATCTCTCGAATCTTAATCCATCATATAGGCTCATAGATAATGTATTATCAAATAAAATTCCTACTCATTGTGGATGTTATTATTTGGAGTCACATATTCGTTTAAGTTATGATGAAGATTATATCAGAAAGATTCGTGAGTATATCAAAGTAAAACAGAATAAAACGAAACAAATGTATTTTAATCCTGGCAGAAAGCGTTCTGGTGGGAATTTTTAATTTTATGGAGGATTTAAAGGATTATGGCAAATTTTGTTTTTAAGGAAACTAAGCAGACTTCTATGAAGATTGTAGGTATCATTGACACAGATAATATGACCATTGATGTAGGTGGCGAAGAGAAGAAACTTGCTACTCTTCTATCGGTATTTAACGGTGGTGTTGTTGAAATAAATGTGAAGGTAAAAGAGGAAAATGAACTCGATGAGCCTACTGAATCTAATAAAGAATAGAGAGTAGGTGATTATTATATCTGATTTTACAAAATTGGAAAACGAAAATTATCATACATATATATGGCGATTAGATCAGTTGATAAATTCTGGGAAATATCATAATTGGAGAGAGATAACACCAATGGTTAATAAAGAATTATTTGGTGATGATGAATCTCAATATAGAGATGAATCTGCTTACAGAAAAGCCTGTAAATATGCAAAAGATTTTAAGGAAGCTGGCGTATTTAATTCTGATAATGAGTATTTAAAGGAATTGCAGATTCAAAAACGTGAATTGGAAAAAGAACGCAAGAAGCTTCATAGTGAAAAGCTTGAATATAATAAGTGGCTTAGAGAAGACGCAAGAGATGAACTTATTGCGGAAAAAATTTGTGAGGCAATTTTAAATCTTCCCCTTTTAAATATTCCAGAATATATCAAGCCAATTCATAACACTAAAGCATATTGTCTGGTTTTTGGCGATGAACATTATGGTGCAGAATTTGAATTAAAAGATTTGTTTGGGAATATTATTAATTCATATAGTCCTGAGATATTCGAAGAAAGAATGTATGATTTATTTGACCAAACAGTTGAAATAATTCATAAAGAAAATATTGATACTCTTAATGTATATTCTATGGGTGATTTTTCGGATGGCTGTCTCAGAATATCACAGCTTATGAAATTAAGATGTGGAGTTGTCGATGGTACTATTCAGTATGCAAATTTTATAACTAATTGGCTTAATAATCTTACAAAACATGTTCATATTAAATTCCAAATGACTGATGGAAATCATACAGAACTCCGTATGTTAGGTCAACCAAAAGGAACTTTTACAGAAGATAATATGGGAAAAGTTGTAAGAGAATTTATTAAAATTAGATTAGCGGATAATCCTAATTTTACTTTTATCGAAAATCCAACAGGTTATATTTATGGACAACTTGCATGTAATACTGTTATGGGAATACACGGTGAAGTACGTGATATGGAGCGAGCATTAAAAGATTTCTCTAATATTTATAATGTTCCAATTCAGTATTTATTCGCAGGACATCTACATCATTCAAAAGTTGAAGAAATTGGTATTAATTCAGAAGTCATAAATGTTCCATCAATTATTGGAGTTGATCCATATTCTCTTTCTTTGAATAAGACCTCAAGTGCCGCTGGAAAATTAATTATATTCGAGCAAAATAAAGGAAAAGTATGTGAATATACACTCAAATTAAATTAGAACTTATTTGCAACAAATATTATATAGAATCAGTTGCAATTAGATAATAAACAAAACTAATTTTAGTTAATATATGCAAATATTCGGAATAATTTTAAATTATGTAAATATTATGCATAATTTGGCTGATGAAGCCACTATTAGAGGGAGTGTACCTTATATGGACGCTACCCTCTTTTATATTACAAAATAAAATTAAGGAAAATAAAGGAGATTTTAAAAATGGTAAAGAACGAATTAGTAAGCGCAATTGCAGAAAGAATTGAAGGAGCTAAGAAAGGTGATATTGCTCTTATACTTGATACATACGCAGAGGTTATTACAGATACATTAAGGGCTGATACTACAGAATCTGTTCCTGTAGGTAAGCTTGGTAAGTTTAAGGTTAAGGATGTACCTGAGAGAACAGGCAAGATTATGTTAGGTGACAGAAAAGGTGAGGAATATATAACTCCTGCCCATCAGGAAATCACATTTAAGATGAATAAGTCAGCAAAGCAACTTTAATTCTGAAGGGACGTGATTACTATAGATACAATAATTATAAATGATATACATGAATTAGCTGATTGGGCTAATTCAATGTATCATAATGTAGTTTCTTATGATAATTTAAACAGTATAGCAATTGTTGCCAAGTATTATGAAGCAAAGACATTAATCGAAACTCTTATTGCTGAAAGAGGTTTTGAAATTTCAAGTATTAAAGAACTCGGCGATTCTAATGTCAATGGATATACAGATGAATATATTATCACATTATTTGTTGGTGAAATTGGTTGTGAGCCTGCAAAAGATAATAATGGATATAAGGATATATGCGGAGAAGCCGTTTATGTTCTTGAGAATTGCAATTCTAAGATAATGTCGCATGTTTATGGTGAGAATATATTTGAAGTGTATATTGATAATATCAAAGATACTGATGATGACTACGATGGCGATTGTGAGAATTGCGATTGTTGTGGTAATGATACTTATTATTTTGATGTAAAATCTGGAACTTATGAGATTAATGGTAAAAAGGTATCTAAGAAAGAATTGTTAGATTATTTAGGTAAGAAAATTGATGAAATGTCTGAATGGAATAAGAGCTTTTCTTCTATACTTTCTGAATATGAAGCAATTCATAATAGTATTAAAAGAATCTATAAACTTGATGATTTGTTAAGATTTTAATTAGCAATATGTTGCTAGTTAATAATTAAAAATATTTGGAGTGTGTGGTGCATACTGCACACTCTTTTTTGTATGACTTTATAGCTTAATGGTTAAAGCATCTAAGGTAAAACCGCAGACACCAGTGTGAAAGCCACTGACGGAATGGATATAGGTTCGAATCCTATTAAAGTCAATTTTCTATGTTTCTGTTAATGAAAACAGAGAATAAATATATGTGCTCATGATTAGTGTCATAGCTGATTGTGGGATTTATGGAACAGTAGGTACTTGGAGTAGCTACCAAGTATATGAGGCAACCTACACACCTCTTCTACTGTTCTATTTTTATTGTATGTGTAGGGGAAAGTGTAGGGGAAATTATGGGAACAAGAATGTTAAAGGTTGGAGATAAAGAAGTCCAATCTACTAAAGTAACTTATGACGATTTGGTTATTTTGTATAATCAATTTATTGATACTTACGGTGAAGTGCCAGTATATTCAAAATGTGACTCAAAACATAATATGCCACAAGGCAGAATTATAACTCGTGTATTAAAAGAAAATAGTATCACCTATAATGATTTCTTATTACAGTTTGGTAAGGTATCTCACGTAAGGACAGAAAGTAAAGATTATGATTTATATGTCAAAAGATTTAAAGAAGTAAGTGATAATATTGGTCATGCTTTATGCGGAAATGAGTTAATGAATAATAAATATGGTTTACCAAATCCAATTTGGTTCGTAAAATATTGTCCAGATAAAAATGTGAAAAAATATGATGATTTCGTGCGTTGGTGTGGTTATGAAAGCAATAAGCTCAAAAAAGAAAAAGAAGATATTGCGAATGCACTTATAAATCTTGAGAAAAAATTAGGCAGACCAATTTTGCGAGAAGATATTTCACTTGAGAAAATTGGTTTTTCAATGATTGTATTGGTAAGAATGTTTGGTGGTCTTAATAAAGCTAAAGAAGAAATTGGTCTTATGCCTACACCAACAGATAAACCTCTTTATCCATTTGAATATTATAGGAATACTATTACAGAGGCATTAAATAATCTATATGAAAAAACTGGTAGAAAATTTCTTACATGGCAAGATTTAGAAAGTGGTTTATATCATAAAAATAATATTGAACATAAATCAATAACAAAAGCATTTAAGCGTGAAGGTTTAGATGTATTTGCTTATATTAAAAGCCTTGGATTTGAAATGAATCCAAATAATTTTAGTTTTAAATATACGTTTGATGATGGTGAACGTGCTGTATCAACTATGGAATTTGATTTTTCTACACATATACGTTCTCTTGGATATGAATATAACAAATCATATTTTAGAGATGTAATGTATAAGACTTTTACAAATAGTGACAAGAAACGAAAAACAAATTGTGATTACTGTATACTTTTGCCTAACGGTAAAAAGTTATATGTTGAAATTGCAGGTGTTATACCTAACGACACGGCAGATTGGAGACATTATGAATACAAGTACAAACGTCATCAAGAGTATCAACAGAAAATGCTATACAAAGAAAAAATACTTATAGAGAACAAATGTAATTATCTATTTCTGTTTTCATCTGAAATGAAAAACGGAAGTTATAAAGAAATATTGCAAAATAAAATAAATGAGATTTTACAAGAAGTAGCTTAGTTTACCACTGCTCTACTTCTTTTTATTATACGAAAGGAAGTGATTTAGTGGCACATGTAACAAGGGTAAAATATTTTACCAAGGATAAGGAGAAATTTATAAATCCTGATAACTTGAAGAAATATAAGAAGTATCTCCAATCAAATATTATAAAAAATCAGGATGTTAAAGATACTACATATAAAAGATATGAAGGATTATTTCGTCATTTCCTTATGTGGTTAGGTGAAAATTATGGAGATTTAGATTTGTATTCAGATGAGTTTATGGAAGATGCTGTTGATATTATGGAGAACTATATTATGTTCTGCCAGGAAACACTTCTGAATCATAAAAAGATTATTAACATGAAAATTTCTGCCGTTAGCTCATTCTATATTTGGTCTATGAAACGTGGTTTTGTAAAATATCATCCTTTTGATGGAAAACTCGATAGAATGAAGAAAGCAAATGAGGAACATATTTTAAATTCGTATTTCCTTACAGAAGAACAAGTTCAAACAATCCGTAGAGAGTTATCTGAAAATGATAAGTATTCAATTCAAGATCAGATTTTATTTGAGGTAAGCTTCGATTCTGCCAATAGAATTGGCGCATTGTTGAGATTGCAGTTATCCAAACTTGATTTAGAACATAACATGTTTATTGATATAAGAGAAAAGGAAGGATATCGTACACAGGTGGTTTTTGGTGATGTTGCAAAAGAACTTATTCAAGAGTGGCTTGAAATGAGAAAGAATGATTATGACCATTTGGAATGTGATTCATTGTTAATTACAAAATACAATGGAGAATATAAACCTATGGGTGATAGCGCAATCAGAGATAGAATGAAGAAATATGGTGAAATAATTGGAATTTCTGACTATAGACCTCATTGCCAACGAAAATCTCGTCTAAATTTGGTTTATGAAGAGACTGGCGATTTAGCATTAGCAGCCGAGCTTGCCAACCACAAATCGACAGAAACAACCCGTTCCTTCTATTGCAAACCTAAAACTAAAGCAGAAGTTATGGAAAAAATCAATGCTTTAAAAGAGAAAAATGAATCTGAAAGCAAATAATCCTTCCGAAACCACTCAGATGTATGTAATTCGTGAAGACACTGACAATCCCGATGAAGCTTTCATCTAACCCTTGACAAATTCAAAAATATGCATTCTTAAAACAAAAGAATAAATAAATACAACAACTTATCTATAGGTAGAAAATGGTTCTCTACACACTCTTCGGAGTATCTGAGATGATGGATACACCGCCCATCATAGATAAGTTAAATAAGCTGCTCACATCCAAAAGAAGTGAGGGCGGTCTATCAATCCGTTGATAGATTTTTACAAGTGAGCTGTCACTGACCGATATGTGACATAAATATAAAGGTCGGTTTGCGAAATTATTGACCTTTGGAATGGTCTAAAACTTCCCACTGCTACTGCTCATTGGCGGTGTTATGGAAAGGTCTTGCCTTAGTAGACGATTAACATATTTTGGCATTTACTATTCATATAGCATTGTAAGTCTTAAAACGGTCAATATCAACCATAGAAGTGATCGTGCTTCTCTGCGTTAATGAGAACCATTAAATTCAAGTTTGTACTACAGTGTCTTTCGAGCTTGTGGTCTAAATATTAAAAACCAATGTCTATTAGGCTTTTATATGAAATGGAATTATCGCTAGTTTCTTTTCTGAATTTTTGAGATAGATAATAGCGAATGACTACTGGGCGGTCTGACATCTGGAAAGACAGATAAATATGGAGTGTCACTATATAAGCGCAATATATTTTGGGTGACACAGGTAGTAATCTCCTTCTCGTGTGTTGGTTAGCGAGTAAATCTGATTAAAGTGATTTTGAAAAGCATGGATACCTAGTGTGTCTAATTTATAAACTGGATGTGTACAGTCCAATATCAGCTAGTTAGTGCTTTATGCTGATTATCATAGCGGAATGACGAGCAATGGAAGCTCACTTGGCTCATAACCAAGAGAATGCAGGTTCGAGTCCTGTTTCCGCAACTCAACGATTAAAAGGAAAACGAAAAAAAGAAAGGAGCGTATATAATGGCAAGTAGATTGATTATTGAGCAAGAGCCATTAAAAGTTGGACAGGTTCGTAAAGTTACATCCAACAATGGTGAAAAAATAGATTCTATTACTTTACTCTTAAACAACAACGTGGAAATTTTGTTCGTGCCACGGAATGACGGAACATTAGATTTTTCAGTAAGTGATCCACAATTTGATACGTCAAATTTAGATTGCTCTATTGATAAAGAAGTATTGCGTGATTTATTTATGGCTATTAGAGACGGATATAAACAAGTAATTACAAATGAAACTGAAAGTGAGGGAACAAATTCATGAAATTAAATATTAGTAAAACTATTGATGAAAATATTATTGGTGTAGATATTTCTGTCGCAGAATTAGGTACATCTGATACTGATGCTGCTACTGAAAAAGATATGTTACATAATTTTGTCAGAACAATCGAATATTCTAAGATATCCTTTAAATCTAATATGAAAGCTGACTCTAATGGAGATCCAGTTACAACTGATAGTGAAGTTGATGATTCAACTATTATCTCTGTTGAATTAAAAGATATTATCAACCAGTCATTTGTTGTGGATGAAAATCTTCATATTACATTCTCTGTAGATGTTACAAAGATTCCAGAATCAGAAGTTAAAGCACCTTTTGATAGTGTTGAAAAGATTGGTAAGGCAAAGGTTGAACTTTTCGCTACTAAGATTCAGGAAGAAATTGGTAAAAAACTTGCTGAGATTCGTACATTAAATACTAAGTTTGAAGGTGAAACAGAAGTTATTCTGTAAAAATAATGGGTGGTACTCTTCCACCCTAAATATGCTCGGTTAGTCAAGTGGTCAAAGACCTCCGACTTTCTATCGGATAACATGGGTTCGAATCCCATACCGAGTATTATTATGCGGTAAACCTGATGCCAAAACCTATTTTTTGGATGCATACGAAACTTAGGTGTGTAAGCTCAACACTTACTACCGCTCTATGTCTATTGCGGTTTTCGAACAGGTACTGTTGTAACAATAGGATATGTTCTATACAGTTTAAATGAAAGTTCGGAGTTTGAGAACTCAATGAGAAAGACAATAAATTTTCAATAAATAGCTGATACTTAAATGGACAGCGAGGCTATATGGTATTTATATAGTAACAGAGAGTTGCTTCATGAGGCGACTCTCTTTATCTGTAGCATTGGCAGAGTTGGTATTGCACAAGATTGCTAATCTTAGGTCATCGTTTATTCGGTGCATTGGTTCGAGTCCAATATGCTACGTTTATGCCGTGTGTCCGATTGGTCGAGGGTGCTGTCTTGAAAACAGTCTGGATGTAAAAGTCTTTGGGGTTCGAATCCCTAACACGGCGTTCTAAATAAATTGCACTTTCATTGGAAATTTAATATTGGAAAGTTTGAGAAGTCATTTCGTATGAAGTGGCTTCTTTTTGTGTTGAAATAAAAGGAAAGAAGGTGAAACAATGGCTAATTTAAGACAAGCCAAAACTGATGATGAGGTCAAAAAGTTAACAGTAAATAATGTAAAAGGTGCGTATCATGATTTAGCCATTGACTACAACCATTTACTAGATTTGGATTATATCTATTGTCCTCATTGTGGAAAATGGAAATCAACTAAAGGTAATGGAAATTTTTATAAATCTAACAAAAGTAAAAGCGGATTTGAGCATTTTGCGTGTAAGGCTTGTATTTTAGATTTATGTACTGACGTAGATCCTAAAACTGGCATTAGAACAGACAATAGAGAAAAAACAATTAACACTTTTAGACAGCTTGATTGGAAATTTAGCGAAAGTGATTATAACGCACAGTTACAAGCTATTAATGAAGGTGTTGGTGAAAAAGTTCGTGGAACGGCTGTTCAAAATCTTATTGTAATGGTAGCTTCTCTTCCACAGTACAATAACACTTCCTATAAAGACTCTGAATTTTCTATTGATGATATAGATAATAATCCTGAAACAAATACAAGGATTGTTCAAAAAACACTCAAAACAGCAAGAAAAAGATTTGGAAATAACTATAATAATGAAGAACTTATGTATCTTGAGACGGAATACCAAGACTGGACGACACGTTATCCATGTGAAAATAAATCCCAGGAACTTTTATTTAAACGAGTATGTTGCAAGGAACTTGAGATAGATAATGCTCAGAAAAATGGCAAGGATACAAAAGATTTAGATGCTACTTTACAGAATCTGCTAGGAAGTTTAAATATCAAACCTAATCAAAAAACTGCATCTGAATTAACTGATAATCTTACATTTGGGCAGCTTATTGATAAATGGGAACAAGAAAAACCAATTCCAGAACCAGAAGGTGAATTTAAAGATCCTGATAAAATTGGACTCTTAATTGATGTATTCTTTAAGGGGCATCTCTCTAAAATGATGGGATTGAAAAATGCATTTTCTTCTACTTATGAAAAGTTCATTTCTAAATATACTGTCAAAAAGCCTGAGTATGATGAAGATACTGATTCAGAAGCATTATTTGATAAAATCTTTGGTCAGAAAGCTGAAGAGGAGGTATAATTTATGCCTCAATTAAAAACTCAGACTGAGATAGAAAAAGATAAACAACAAAAGATAATGGAAACTGTTGCTTGGAGAGCAGGATATTATCGTAACAACCCACATAGGTATGTCATTGATGTACTGGGATTATCTCTTAAATGGTTTCAGCAAATTCTCTTGTGGTGCATGATGCATTACAATTTTGTTATGTATCTTGCAGCAAGAGGTCAAGGAAAAACATATCTTACCGCCCTCTTCTGTTGTGTAAGATGTATTTTATTTCCTGGTACAAAAATAGTTGTTAGTTCTGGAACTTTAAAACAGGCTAACGAAGTCTTGTTGAAAATACAAGATGATTTCATGAAACAATCTTCCATATTACGTTCTGAAATAGAAAAATGTAATATTGGTCAAAATGACGCTTCTATTTATTTCAAAAATGGTTCATGGATAAAAACAAGAACCAGTTCAGAAAATTCAAGATCAGCCAGAGCAAATTGCATAGTTGTTGATGAATTTCGTATGGTCGATGAAACAGTTATCAATACTGTATTGCGTAAATTCTTAACAAGTCCAAGACAGCCAAAATATTTACAAAAACCCGAATATGCTCATATGCAGGAAAGAAACAAAGAAATATATATGTCCAGTGCATATTTTAAAAGTTCATGGGCTTATAGAAAAGCGCAAAGTTACACTCTTAATTTCTTTGATGACACAAAAAAATATTTCATATGTGGATTACCTTATCAGGTATCGGTGCGTGAAGGATTACTCTCTCGTTCTCAGCTTGAAGATGAAATGAGTGAAGCTGATTACAATGAACTTGTTCAGCAGATGGAAATGGAATGTCTATGGTTTGGTGATACAGATGGTAGTTTGTTTAAATTTGATGAATTAACTGCTCGTAGAAGACTTCGCAAAGCATTTCCACCATTGAGTTTCTGTAATGACAAAATAACAATTCCGAAATTAACATCTACTGGTAAAAGAATTCTATCTATTGACGTTGCTCTTATGCAATCCACGAAAAAGAAAAAAAATGATGCCTCTGCTATTTTTATTAACGACTTAATTCAAGTAAATGATACTGCATATCAATCAAATTTCGTATATGGTGAAACTTTTGAAGGCTTGAAAACAGACGAATTAGGAATGATTGTTATGAAATATTTTTATGAGTATCAATGTACAGATTTAGTTTTAGATACAAACGGAATTGGCTTGGGAGTATATGATTTTATTACCAAGGATCAAGTTTGCCAAGAAAACGGTAAAAGATATCAGGCAATGACTTGTATAAATGATAAAGATATGGCTGAACGATGCAAAGTTCGTGATGCTAATAAAGTTGTTTGGTCTGTAAAAGCTAATGCTAATTTTAATAATGAGATATGTGTATTACTTAGAAATGGTATACAGAATGGAAAAATTAATTTTCTTATTTCTGAACAGGATGCGGATAGCTCATTAAAAGAAACATATAAGGGATATTTCAAAATGTCTCCAACAGAACAAGCAAAATTGAAAATGTCTTATGTGCAAACAACGTTTGCCGTTTACGAATTGATTAAATTGGATCATGAAGTTAAAAACGGAAATATCAAGGTTAAAGAAGTCGAAGGTATGAGGAAAGATAGATATTCTTCTATTGCCTATTCTTATTGGTGTGCTTGTCAATTGGAATTAAAATTAAAACCTAAGACACAAGATACACAATCATTAGTTTCAAAGCTTCCAATCCGTAAAGCAAAATACAATTAAGGAGGTGCATTATCAAATATGCCTAGACCTAAGAAAGTAGATGCAAATTCTAATGCACCTGCTAAAGTAAATAATTCACAGAAGAAAACTACTTCTTCTACTCCAAAACAGCCAACCGCAAATGAAATGCGTGAATGGTATGAGAAAAATAAAAGTAAACTTGAACGTTATGAAGACGCAACAAGTGCAATTACAAGTCTTCGAGATATTCAGAAATCATCTAGATATACGTCAATCAGTAATTACTCAAAGGAAGATGTAAAATCATACATAAAGAATATCTCTTCTAATGAAAAGAATCTACGAAGCTTATCTCGTTATCTTTATTATCGTTCAGAAATCTATTATCGTCTTTGTAAATATTATGCAAATCAGATTGATCTTACAATTCGTAATATAGTTCCTCCATTTATAATCTCAGGCGAAAACGATGTACAATCCACATTGCAAAAGTATCAAGAAACAGTTGATATAGTTGACACTTTAGGATTGAATTATGAATTTCGTAAAGCTGCGTCTATCACTTTAAGAGAAGATGTATTTTATGGATGTGCTTATTATACAGAAGGTCAAGGAATGTTTGTTCTTCCATTAGATCCAGATTATATGAAAATAGCAGGTATGTTTCCTGATGGTTCATTTGCAGGAGCTATGGACATGAGTTATTTCCGTAGCCATCAGGAGCTTCTTGAATATTGGGGTGAACCATTCAATAGTATGTGGAGTACATATCAGAGTACAAATGAAAAATATCAGCTAATTCCAGAAGAATATAATGTATGTATTAAATTTAGGTCTGAAGACTGGGAAACCATCGTTCCCGTGCTTACACCTATATTCTTATCATTGATTGACCTTATGGATGCTTCTGATTATCAAGCAGTTCAACAGGCAGCTAATATATATAAATTAGTATGGCTTGAAATGAAGACAATGGGTAATGATGTAGATGATTGGGCTGTAAATCCAGATATAATGATTCAGTATTTCAATCGTATGCTTGAAGAAGCATTACCACCATATATCTCTGCTGCTATTGTTCCTGGTGAATTACACGAGATAAGTTTTCCAGATGATGCAACTGGCGATGTTACAAAAGTTGAAAAAGCAACAAAGGAAATTCTTAATACCGCTGGTGGTGCTCAGATATTAAACCTAAACTCTGCATCGAATTCTACTGCTTTTAAATATGGTGTACTTGCAGATTCTACATTTTCTATTTCAACTCTTATTCCACAGATTCAAGCGATTGTAAATCGACTACTATCTAATTGGATATCTGAACCTTGTAAGGTTAAATTCTTTGATGTTTCTATTTATCAGAAGGATGATTTTAGAAAATCAATCTTGGAATCATGTACTAATGGATTACCAAACAAAATTCTTTATAACACATTAAATGGCGTATCTGAAAAAGATACGTTATCTATGAACTTTTTGGAAGAAGACTGTTTGCAGCTTAGTTCAAAATTCAAGCCACTATCTAGCACTTATACTCAGACGGGTAATAATAAAGGCGGTGGTCAAGAAAAGGATGATTCGGAACTTACAGATGCTGGACTTCGTACAAGAGACGAGAATTTAAATGATAAATAGGAGTTGGTGGAATGAATCAAAAATTTATACAGACACAAGATGCACCTACTGCTACTCTCCTATCCCAATTAGGATATCAACAGGTGCAAAATTCTAATGGTATTTATGTATTTTTGAATACTGATACTCTTCGGTTTTCAGAAAATATAGATATAAATAAATTAAAGTATACAAATATGCTTACATTTTAGTCGTCTTCCTTGGGCGACTTTTATTATGTCAGAAAGGAGGAAAAGACTAAGTAGATGCAAAATGTAATTAAAAAGAAAATTTTAACTGAAGATGATTTACTACAATTTTGCCAAGAACAGAAATTTGCAAAATTTAGTTCTAAAGATACTGGCTATCAGTTGGCTTTAAAAGTACCTACTACTTTCGAGGTAGATGATACCGTAGACGAAAATCATCGTGGAATGATGCGTCTAAAATTCAGAATTTTTCATACAGGACTTAACAGAAATAAGAGTTATGTATCAAAGGATGCGGCTGAGAAAGCAATGAATACAATTGCTGATAGACCTGTACTGGCTGCAATCCATCAGCTTGACGATGGCAGTTGGGATTTCGAAGGTCATGAGATGGAAGTTGTTAAAGACGAAAAAGGTAACGAAGAACTTAGATATATTGAATCTCAAGTTGGTTCTTTCTCATCTGAACCTGCATTTTGGGAACATGATGATAATTTAGATAAAGATTATGTATGTGCATATGCTTATATCAGCGAAGAATATACAAAGGCTTGTGAAATTATTCGTGCAAAACAAGGTTCAAAAAATAGTTGCGAGCTTTTTATTGATGAACTCTCTTACAACGCCAAGGAGAAGTATCTTGAATTAAACGATTTCTATGTAAACGCTTCGACTTTGTTAGGAAGCCATGATGATGGCACAGAAATTCAGGAAGGCATGGAAGGTTCTCGTGCTGATATTGCTGATTTCAGTGTAAATAACAATTCAGTTAAATTTGACAAAAATGAAAAATTGATTGAACTCTTAGAAAATCTTAATAAGACACTTTCTAATTTCAATAAAGAACAGACTCCTGTTCAAACACAATCAAAGGAAGGAGGAACAAATAACAAAATGACAAAATTTGAAGAGTTACTTGCCAAATATGGTAAGACTGCTGAAGATGTAACATTCGACTATACAGAAATGTCAGATGAGGAACTTGAAGCAAAATTCGCTGAGATGTTCGATGATGACAATTCAGACGGAGACAATTTAGATAACGGAGAATCTGGTGAGCCTTCCAATGATGGAGAAGGTGATGGCGAAGGAGCTTCTGATCCAGATGGCGATGAAGGAAAAAATATTTCAAAAAATGAGTTATTTAATAAGTTGTTTGAAATTTCATTTGATGAAATCAGATATGCGTTAAATAATTTGTGCTCTGTATACAGAAATGATTCAGAATGGTGTTACGTATCTCAGGTTTATGAAAATTATTTCATTATGGAGGATTGGGACAGCGACAAGTATTATAAACAGTCCTATGAAAAAGATGGTGATAATATTTCATTATCTGGTGAAAGAATTGAAATGTTTGCTATGTTACTTACTGAATCAGAGAAGCTTGCTATTGAGGATATGCGTTCAAACTACGCTGTACTCAAAGAGTTTAAAGAGACAGTAGAAAAGAATGAACTTCATGCACAGAAAGAAGCTATTATAAATGCTGATAATTATTCTGTTCTTACAGAGAAAGATTCAGAAGGAAATTATGTAAATGCTGATTTCGCTGAATTGGTAAAGACTATGGATAATTATTCTGTAGAAGACTTTGAAACAAAGGTAAAGGTTATGCATTCAGATTATATGTCTGCACATGCGAACTTCTCTTCTGTTGACACAAAGAAAAACACAAATTCAGTTAAGATACTTACAAATATGAATAAGAAATCAAAGCCTAAGAAAAACTATGGCAATTTATTTGATTAAAAACTGAATATAACTTCATTTCGTACAGAACGCTTTATGCGTTCTTTTTTTATTGTAAAAAAACAAAATTTAAGGAGGAAAACATAATGGCTATTAAATATGCTGCTACAAAATTTCCACAGATGGAAATTGGTAATTTACTTGCTCAGGATTATGGTGAGCACATTTTATCCGTAAAGATCACAGAAGATACACCTAACGGATATCATTTCAAACCAGGTAAGATGACTTCTCTTGATAATTGGGAGATGGAAGCTGCAACTGAAATTGATGCTTATATCGCAATGAAGGATGCGTCAGGAAGATACCTTGTTGTAATTAGAGATCCAAAGGGAGTTGGTGTTATCTATCAGAAACCCCTCAACAATGTCGAGAGTCCTCGTTCACTCGCACTTGCTTCTAATTTCTATAACGATCCAGCAGACGGTGCAGTTCGTGGATACATGCTTCATTCACAGGATCGTTATTGGCTTACAGAGGACAACTTTGATGGCTCACCTACAGTTGGAGCTGAAATCACAACGATTTCTAGTGGAAAATTAAAAATTGGTGCGTAATAGAAAGGAGGATATAGAATAATGATGAGATTTAGTACAGAACATTTAAGAAAAGTTTTTGAAGATGCTGATAAGTATGAAAATTTTAAGAAGCTTACATACAATTTAAATCACGGAATTGATATTTATGAGTACGATGATGACGGAAACCAGAGAAAGGTTTCTAAGCACGAAGCAAACAAGGCAATCCGTAAAATTATTATGGAGGTATGTGACCTTACTGAAGATGATCTTAGATCCAACAAGAGACGTGAAAGAGCTTTAGAGCTTCATCACACAGAAGTATATGAGTTACTTGAGTCTGATATTGATTTTAAGGTAGATACAGCATTTAAGGAATCTGAGTGGTTTAATGATTTTGTAGATATGAGAAATGTTAAACTTGGTGACGAGGAAGAGTTCTGGTCAAGAGAAAAGGTTATGCTTGCTGTTGCTGAAATCAGTGGTGACCATCATGATCTGACTTTACAGTACTTAAATGAAGGTACAGCACACAAGATTCATACTAAGAAGTATGGTGTAAAGATTGGTAAGGATATTGATCTTATTTTACTTGGACGTATTGATTTCACAGAGCTGACAGATAAGATTGCAGAAGCATTCGTATATAAGGTTCAGGAACTTTGTTATACAGGAATTTATGGTGCTGCTACTAAGTTACCTAACAACTCTCAGTTCGTAAAAACAGGTGCTTTATCTGCTTCTACAAAAGACAAGTTTGATACACTTCTTGAGGATGTTGGAACAGCCAATAGCGCAGAAGTTGTTATTATGGGTACAAAGACTGCATTAAAGAAACTTAATGGTCTTACAGAAGTTGATTGGAGAAGTTTATCTCAGAAGGAGGATGTTGCTAAGACAGGTCGCCTTGGTACATATGAAGGAACAGAACTCATTGAGATTCCTCAGAGATTTGCTTTCAATGATGTAACAAAGAGACTTATTGACGATAAGAGACTTCTTATCTTTGCAAAGAATCAGGAACAGTTCGTGTGGTTCACAGATAAGGGCGAAACTCAGATTTATGAATCTGGTACTCAGAAGGGTGAACACGCTGATGACTTCCAGAAATATGAAGTTCAGAGAGAAATGGGTGTTGAGGTAGTATTACCACAGTATTTTGGTCAGTGGACTCTTGAGTAATAAATAAAATTGAGTGGTTAGATTATCTAGCCACTCTTTTTATATTGGATAGAAAGGAAAAAATAAATGGCATATACAAAAAAGACAACCACAAAAGCAGTAGAAAATACTAATACTGATGTGGCTGAAAAGAAATCAGAAAAAAAGAAGTTTGAGCCAACAGAAATGATTCCATGTGTGTCTCTTACCGCAGGAGAATTATTTTATGTTGGACTTAAATCAGATACTTTATATACATTTGCAGATATTGATGACGTTCAGGAAATTGAATTTAGAGATTTGGATTATGCAGCAAGGAAGGGTGACAAGATGATGTTTAAACCTCGTTTTGTTGTGCAGAATGCAGATTTCATTGCATTACATCCAGAACTTGATGATTTATATTCTACTCTTCATTCAACAAATGATTTAAGAGATATTTTAAAGATGACTCCTTCGCAAATGGAAAAAGCAATCTATTCTCTTCCAATTGGAGCACAGGAAGCATTAAAAACTATTGCAACAAGTATGGTTGATGACGGAACACTTGATTCTGTTAAGAGAATTCAGACACTTGATTCTATTTTTGGAACAGAGTTGCTTTTAAAATTGAATATGTAGTAAAGGAGGCTCACAATGACGCTTCCATATGAAACAATTTTTTCACGAACAAGAGGACGAATCAATGATATGAAAGAACTTTCTCTTGACGAAAACGATCTTAATGAAACATGGACTGAACGTTTACGCATGGTTGCAGGTGATGAACGAGTTATTAGAAAATTCGCTTCATTTAATATGGATGATGAAATCCAACAGATTGAATTTGAGATGCAATATCCTGTTAGCGATTTTGCAGATAAAGAATATGTTATAGGATTGTTCACTCTTGGAATGACAATTGAATGGTTAAAACCACAGGTTGACTCTGCAAAATTTACTGCTAGAGCTTTAGGAACAAAAGAAGAAAAAAACATGCAGAATCCATATAAAGATATGCAAAGTAGATTGGATACATTACAGCATGAATTTAGTAGAAAACTTGCAAGTCATGGATATATTAATAATTCATATGTGCGAGGTGAATAACTATGGAATATATATATGGTTCGTTCACTAAAAGACAAATTAAAGAAGCTGCACATGCAATGCACAACGATGTCCATAAGTTATTACTTTACAAGGATAATCGAATAGAAGAAAAAATATTTGAGAATGATGAAGCTTTTCTTATATTTTTCCAGAATGTCATGTTTAAATTTAGTGGAACAAAGACTCTATTTAATAACAATGGAATTATGGTCACATTAATGGCTACTTTGCAAGCTGCTTATGACGAAGTTACATCCGATGAGTTTGATTACATGACATTTCGTAGGGCTATTTTAGATAGTCACAATTACATTAAGCAGATGTTTGAAGGAGGTGTTGGTGATGCCAAGCTTACAGACAGCACGGCGAATCGCTAACGCCAAAACAAATAATGCGAAAACTTTAGGTCAAATTTATAAAGAAGAATCTGACTTTTTGATGGAAGAAACTTGGGATAACAGTATTGCTTCCAAGACTTGTTATATCTACGATCATTTTCATGACGACTTCTTTACAGATGAACATGGAATTACACGTTCACTTGCTGAAGGTATGACTTATGAAAATACCAATAAGACAAAGATAGATGCAAAGTTTATTATCAAATCTTATCAGTCAATGGACAAAGACCAAGTGGAATACTATCTTATGTTTCGTCCAAGTCAGCCTGTAAGATTCAATGAAGGTGATGACCTTTATTATTATGAGACTGATTTTAGAAAACGCTATGGAGCGACATTTCCGATAGGGCTTTTCGTGGACGTTCCAGATGATAGAGGAGTTTATCATAAATGGATTATTTGCCGTGATGAACCAGCTAATCAGTTTCCTAAGTATTTGATTTTGCCAGTAAATTACGAACTTACATGGATTGAAAAATCTAATGATAAGCGAATCAAGAGACGTATGTGGTGTTGTTTAAGACAACAGAATTCCTACACTATAGGAACTTACACAGATAGATATTTTACACACACAGATAATCAGGATAAGATATGGTTGCCAATGAACTCTATTACAGAGAAGTTTTGGTACACTTCTGAAGATTCTAAAAATATGCGAGTTGTAGTAAGTGCTTTAACAGAACATCCTACAGTATGGACAGTGACCAAGGTTGAAAATTCAATGCCATTTGGTATTCAAAAACTTACTATATATACGGCATTTTGGAACGAGCATACGGATTATGTCAATCTTGAAACGGGCGAAATGTATGCGAACTATTTCGATTCAGAAATTGCCCCAACAGATCCATCTACTCCAACTACTCCCCCATCTTCTATAACAGCAAAAATTTCAGCATCCACTTCTACAATCAAAGTCGGTGGCAGCTATAAAAATCTCACAGTAAATCTATTCAATGATTCCAATGAAGATATCACAACTGAATATGCTGATGCAACCTTTACATGGACTTGCGCTATTGATAATGAAGATTGGACAGACAAAGTTACATGGCGAGCTGGTACAGAGTACAACCAAAAGAAAGTAAAGTTTCCTAACGATACTTCTACTATAGGCAAAATAATGTCTATTAAGTGTGAAATCGTTAAGGATAACTTGCCAATTGAATCTGAGATTTTGCCGTTAGAATTAACTGAGTAGGAGGTGTTTTATGGCAGAAAAATTAATGACAAAGAACGACTTATTAAATAAGCTTCGTGCATATAACAACACTCCTGATGATGAAAATATTTTATATAAAAAAAAGATAGAAAAGGCTTTATTATCAAATCCTTGTTTACTTTATGCACTCAATGAAAAAACGTTAGAGTCTGAACTTTTTGATGATGATGGTAATATCAATTGGGAATGGAATGAAGAAAAGAAGGAATACGAGCCTCTTGGAGAATGGGATAGATATTTTTCAGATACAGCAGGCGATGGAAATATACTTCCGTATTTATTTATTCCAGACACTCAGACAAAAGTACGAAATTATCTTTGTTATCAAGTAAGTTTTCAAGACACAGTTAGATATCAACCTGGATTAAAAGAAACGTTGGTTACTTTTACTATTTTTGTTCATGGCAATGATAGGATGGATAAATTAACAGGTATTCCAAGACACGATCTTATTGCTTCTATTATAAGAGAACGATTTGCATGGTCAAATGTATTTGGGATGCAAACGCACATTATATCAAATCGTGAATCTACTACGGATAACAATTACGTTGTACGTACTCTTGTGTTCCAACTTACAGATTTAAATAGTAAGGTTCAGACACCTTATGGTGGACAATCACAGATGATGAACTATCAGTTAAGGCGGTGATATTATAGCACAGCAAGATACTGATATGTTAGACGGGCTTCAAGCTGCTGTCATAGCCGAAGCCCAAAAGAAAAAAGAGAATACACAAGAATATAAATTTGATCCACTTAAAATGTATTTTAAAGAAGATTACTTTGTTAAGGGTATTCGCATTGTGCAACCGACTATAGGCAATATTCTCAATATCGGTGAGTCAAAATTTTATTCTGGTCTTTCGCCTTTTCTGTACAATTCTACTTCTATTCGTGTAATGTTATGGGATTTACCTCAACGAATAGATTGGTGTAAAGTAAAAGATATCGAAGTGTTTGGAATGTTAAAAAGCACAACAGATACTGATAATTCTGCAATTCAATTATTATTTCCAGATTATAGAATTGAACATATGCAGTTAATGCAGTTTCAAGAAAAAGATTCTGACAAACCTCAGTTATGCTTATATGATTCTGAAAATAATTTTATTTTAAAAGAATCTGAATATATGGAAATAGCAGAATATATTAGAACTCTGCTTAATATACACCCAAAAATAGAAAAAGCAAAAGGTAAAACAACAAAACAATGGATGATAGATGAAGATAGAATGAATATGGCACAACAAGAAGTTAAAAACTCTTCTACTCTTTTACCTCTTATATCAGCGTGTATCAATCATCCTGGTTTTAAGTATAAATTACAGGAATTAAGAGATGTTGGGATTTATGAATTTATGGATTCTGTTCAAAGATTGCAGATATATGAATCTACCCATGCACTTATGAGTGGAATGTATAGCGGTTTTTGTGATACATCTAAAATTTCAAAAGAACAATTTAATTTCATGCGTGAAATACATGAATAAGTAAGATTAGAGCGATTTGTATCGCTCTTTTTTAATACAAAAAAATAAAATTTAAGGAGGAATTTAGATTATGGCATTTAAGTTAGGTGACGTAATTATTGACCGTCTTCAGTTCGGTTATGGTGCTACAAAGACTAAAGCTCTTTATGCACTTACACAGTTGACAAATGCAACTATTGATATCACTGCTGATTCAACAGATATCAAGGATAAAGATGGCAACTTAATTTATAGAAAGTATTCAGGTAAGAGTGGTGAAGTTACTGCTACTAATGCATTCATGAACCTTTCTGTAATTGAAGCTATTTCTGCACAGGACGCTGAAATTGCCTCTGATTCTAGTACAATTGTTATGCCTATTTTTAAGATTGTAAAAGCAGGTGAAACACTTGATATTACAGATGCTGTCGAGGATTCATTTATTGTAAATGCACTTTCAGCAAATGGTTCACTTGGAAAGGCTTATACAAAGGGTTCTGCTGCTTCTGCAACAGAGTTCAAGGTAGATATAGAAACAGATCATAAACTTACACCACCATCAGATCCAGAGGAAATACAGTATCTCATTAAGTTTAAGAAGAATGTTAAGAGTGGTGCTAAACTTACAATTTCTGGTGATAAATATCCAAAGGCTCATGAGTTATACTTTAAGGCTCTTGCAGTTGATAAATGTGAAATTGGAAGCTATCGTGGTTGCATTATCCATATTTCATCATTCATGCCAAGTCCAGAAGTAAGCCTTGCACTTCAGGGTGGAGATTCACAGACAATGGATTATAAGGGTGCAATCCTTACAAATGCTTGTTCTACATCTCAGGATATGGTTGAAATCTACTTTGTAGATGAGGAAGAAGAAGTCTAATCTTTGTAACCAAAACATATTTAGAAGAGTGGTTTCCCACTCTTCTATTATATTTAAGGAGATGAATGAATGAGCAAGAATGATTTAAGAATGTGCTGTGTTTGCCATGAGGAGTATTCATTTTGCCCAGTTTGTAATCCAGAAGACAGATTAAAACCTACATGGCATTTTGCTTATTGTAGTGAAAATTGCAAAGACATTTACAATATTACTTCTTCATTTGAAAACGGTAGGTTATCAGATATTGAAGCAAAAGTAAAATTAGAAAAACTCGATTTAAGTAAAAAAGAATATTTTGGTGAAAGTTATCAAAATTCTATTGCTTCAATTATGAAGGCAAAAACACAAGTTATTAAGAAAGAAAATAAAAAGGCAGAAGTTAAATCTGTCAAAAAGGATATTATTACAAAAGTCGAAAACGAGGCTGAAAGTGATGTTGAACAGTGATTTTGAAAACTCTATAGGGGAATATAACATTACTGTTTAATGCTATATTCCCCTATTTTTTACGAATATTGTATGGAATGAAAGGATAATATGGTTAAAACAAATTTAAAACCAAGGGATTATTTACCACATGAAGCGGTTAGAATTGTTAATCCCAAACAGTCTCTTCTTTATATAAAAAATGGTGTGTATCCTATAGACATGTATGCAAGTATTGATGAAAAAACAAATAATTCAATTCTTGCAATGGTGTTTCTAAAGGAAGACACATATGAAGTATATCAAAAATGGTGTAATTACGAATTAAATTAGGTGGTGATTGAATGTTCTTAGATAACGCAGCAACAACTCCATTAAAACCAGAAGTTAAAGATTATGTCATATCTCTTTTAGACACATATCAGAATCCATCTTCAATGTATCAATCTGGTGTTAATGCAAAACAAATAATTAATACGGCAAGAAAGAATGTAGCAAAATTCATTAATATAAATCCAGAAAATATTATTTTTACATCTGGCGGTTCAGCCAACAATACGCTTTTCATTAAAGGTTATACTCAGAGAAATGAATGTAGAGTGTTATACTCTCCTACTTCACATAAATCGGTACTGAAGTGTGTAGAATCACTTAAATATAAGTGTCCACTCAAAGTTGATCACACGGGAAGAATAGATATTCAAGATTTTAAGGAGTGTCTATCATCTGATACAATGAAGAAGCTTGTAGTCATAGAATATGCTAATTCTGAGATAGGAACTATTCAAGACGTGAAACAGATTATTGAAATGTGTCATTTTTATAACGCAATAGTCTATGTAGATTGTACAGGTTCTATTAGTCAAATCCCTGTAGATATAAGAACTTTAGATATTGATGGTTTGGGTTTTTCCGCACATAAGCTTTCAGCTCTAAAAGGCGTAGGTATTTTATATAAGAAGAAACATATTGAACTTGAACCTCTTATATATGGTTCTCAGGAACAAGGCTTATTTGGTGGTACTGAAAATGTAATAGGTATAGCTGCGCTTGGTAAAGCAATTGAGAATTATGATTATTCTTCTATTACATCTAAAAATCGTGATTATATCTATGATTATATTAAAAATAATATTCCAGATTCATATTTGATTGGAGCTGATTTGAAACATAGATTACCACATAATCTTTACATATGTTTCAAGGGTGTTGAAGGTGAATCATTAATGACATTACTTGATATGAACGGATATCAGGTGTCAACTGGAAGTGCTTGTACAAGCGGAGATTTAACACCATCTTCCACTCTATTGGCTATTAAAATGAATAAAGAAGATATAAATAGTTGTATAAGAATTACATTAAGTGGTAAAGAAGAGATTACTGAACTGAATACATTTTGTAAAACATTAAAGAGATGTGTAGAAACATTAAGACAATTAAATAAATAAAAATAAGGAGGATTAAAATTATGACAGATTTATCATTTTTAACAAATTTTGCAGTACCAATTATTGTTGGTATTTGTTTATGTATTGGCTATGTATTAAAAAATATTGTTACAACAGATGCGGTTAATAAGTACATTCCTGCAATCATGGGTGTGTTAGGTGTTGTTTTAAATATTTGGATGAATATGGCTTTTACACCTGAGATATTACTTGGCGGTCTTGTCTCTGGTCTTGCTTCTACAGGTTTATATGAAGCGTTCAAGAATTTTTTGAAAAAGTAAGAAGGATGGTATATATGAGTGGGATCTATAGAAAAACTTGCACATATTGATTATTTATTAGTCATCCTTGGGTTCTTTGCTATCTTATTCGCAGCTAAAGAAATTATCGAAATATTTAGTTATTTTAAGAAGAAACTTAGATTAAAAACAGGTATTGACCAAGATAAAGAGACAATAGAAAATCGTATTAAAACGCTTGAAAAACACGATAATTGGCAGTATCAGGAAATTTTGAAAATATCTAAAGGTATAGATGATATCAAAGATAATCTTGTAAAAAGAGAACAAAAAGATAAAGAAGAAACAGTTGCTACTCTTAGAGGACAATTATATGGACTACATGAAAAATTTGTAACAAAAGGATTTATTGATAAATCTGGGTTAAAAACATTTATTGAACTTGGTAAAATATATGAAGCTGCTGGAGGCGATGATATTTATCATGATAAATTATATCCAGAGATTATGTCATTACCAATTAAAGAAGACTAAATTTCTACCACAGTAAAAATATACCATGATAAAATTTGTATAAAACAAGACATACATAGAAATATTAACATTATGGAAAATAAACTGTGGTATTACAGAAATCAGAAGGCATTAACATTACAAGAGTTATCAAGACTTAGCGGAATATCTGTTGCAGCTTTAAATAAAATAGAGAATGGAAACACAAAGGATATACTTCTTAGCAATGCTATTACTCTTTCTCATATTCTGAATGTTGATATATATGAATTGTTCTGTATTAAATAAGAATTGAGGAGGAGATAAAATGTATTTTAATTTAATATGTGAGGAATTATGTATAACTGGTGGTAAGGTTATACATATTGATACTAATGTTGGAAGTCTTGAAGAAGCACATAAGATAGTAATTGATAATGTGGATAAATACCCAAATGGAAAATGGGAATTATACCCTATGCAATTAGCGGTATAACAATACAATTAAATATAAAAAATTTCAATGAGAACGAGTCTAATTCAGGCTCGTTCTTTTATTTTGTCTATAAATAAAGGAGGAACTTATGGCTTATAGAATTATAGATGTGTCAAGTAATAATGGGCAGCTTGATTGGGATATAATTAAGTCAAGTATTGATGGTGTAATCATTAGAATTGGCTATGGCTCAGATATAGAAAGTCAAGACGATTCACAGGCTATTAGAAATATGCAGGAATGTGAAAGACTTGGCATCCCTTATGGTGTGTACATATATTCTTATTGTCTTAATATAGAAGAAGTAAGAAGTGAAGCTGCACATATATTAAGAATGATTCAGGGATTTAATCCTGTTCTTGGTGTGTGGTTTGATATGGAAGATGCTGACGGATATAAAAGAAATCATGGACTTGTTCCCGAACAGAACGGTGAACTTCTTACAGACTTTTGTATAGAATTTATGCAGATTGTCAAAGACGCAGGATATACAACGGGTGTTTACGCAAATTATAGTTATTTTACTAATGTATTAAACGATGGTAGATTAATGTCCTTTGAAGGATTTAACAGATGGCTTGCACATTGGGGAATAGATGAACCTTCGATGGATTGTCTGTTGTGGCAGTGTACATCAGATGCTGTTATTGATGGATCTTCGGCAAGAACAGATTTTAACTATTATTATGGAGAGTTACCTAATGTTGAACCAGTTATTCCATCTGAACCAATCGAAGACAACTCTGAATCAGATGATATTAAAACAAAATATCATGTAGGAGATTATGTGTCATATCATACAATTTATGCGTCTTCTACTTCCGAAAATGGATTAACACCTTCAATTACGGGGGGTACAATTACTAATATCATTGCATCTGCAAGAAATCCATATCTTATTAACGATGGTACAGGCTGGATTAATGATGATTGTATTGTTGAAAATAATGAAAATACTTCTGAACCAGAATCTTCTGATGAGGAAGAATCTACAGGTCTTACTCATTCTGTTGGCGAATATGTCACATATTCAGCACTCTTTGCTTCTTCAACTTCCGAAGAACCACTTAACCCACTTTATACAGATGGAACTATTACAGCTATCGCTGAAGGTGCGAGAAATCCATATCTCATCGAGAATGGCAGAGGTTGGGTAAATGATTCTGTTATTAATGGCAGTTCTGCACCAAAAGATAATTATGAAGAACCTTCTTATGATACATATGAAGTTGAAAGTGGAGATTGTCTTTCAGCCATTGGTGATAAGCTTGGTGTAGATTGGTGTTCTATTGCAGAAGCTAATGGTATCGGAGAACCATATACTATTTATCCAGGTCAGTCTCTTATTATACCTAGATAGTATACTAATAATGAAGAAAGTGTGGTTTCATAGTAATTTTTGAAGTCACACTTATTTTTCAAAAAATTATAAATACACATTCAAAATGTCTTTACTACTATCTAGCCATGTAGTAAGGGCATTTTATTTATATGGAGAGTGTGTGGCTAGACCACTCTCCTGCCCCCTTAATCAAGAAAGGAATGAAAGATATAGAAATTATTGATTTGATTTTAAACCAAGATGTATTGGAGAAATATAATAAATATTATTTCAAACAACATCCTAAAGCAAGGAAAATTCCTATTGAAAGACCAATGCACCCCTCGATCAACACATGGATGATATTACCAAGAATACAGATGAATCAACTTAAACAAAAATGGAAAGATTTTATTGTTTTTTGGATAAAGGACTTAGGTTTACAAGATAAACACTTAGAGTCTTTTGAGATGATATTTACCACTTATATGCCGACAAAAAGGCGTGTGGATTGTGATAACACAGTTCCTAAATTTATCCTAGATGGATTTAGTGAATCAGGTTTTATTATTGATGACGATGGGAAGCATTTACATTCTCTTACATTAAAAACAGGATATGATAAGGATAATCCAAGAACGGAAATAAAAATTATAGTGAAATAAAGGAGAATATTAAGATATGAACAAAACATTAAAGGTATATCAGATAATTAATGTCAATGCAAGAATTAAAAATGTAATTGAAGGTGACTCAGCAATTAATGCTGCATTTAAGTTTAAACTACTCAGATTATATTCAGAAATTCAGGGAGTTGTAAAGGATTTTGAAATGACCAAAGACTCTCTTGTTAATAAGTATGGTAAAGATGTTGTTGACGAAAAGGGGGAAGTTGTTCCAAATCAGAAGAGAATTAGTCCTGAAGATGAAAATTGGAAAGAATTTATTAAGGAAATTAATGCAGTAAGTGATTCTGATGTAGATGTTAATTTTACACCTATCAGTGCGGAAGAATTGTTTAGTATGGGGTTAGATACTGATGCTTGTGCTGATTTAATACCTATTGTAGAAGAATAAAATTATAAAGGAGATAAAAGGAATTATGAATAAGATAACAGTTAAAGAATTTGTTGAGGGATATAATAAGTGTGTAGATTCATTAAAGAATAGATATATACAGGAAAAGTTAAGCATTATATCTTACTTACCTGTAAATATTAAAGATGCTATTGCAATAATCATTACAGATAGAACTATGTTTGAACAGGAAAAATATACCGACGAAAATGGTGAAATAAAATTTCGTAAGACTGATAATGTACATGTTAATTCATTTGTTCAGTATATGTTATTTGTTAGAGAAGTTATTGAAAAGTATACAAATCTTGTTTGGAGTAATGACGGTAATTATACAGCGGATTATGATTTATTAAAATCTTCTGGACTTCTTGATAAATTAATGATTGGAGAAATTGTGAATGGAAAAGAAATTCCACCACTTATTCCAGCAAGTGAAATATCTGAAATAAGAACTCTTATTGATATGCATAAATCTGATATTATGCAAAATGTATATGAACCACACGCATATATTAGTCGTCAGGTTGAAAGGTTTGGGGCACTTGCAAATATAACCATAGAACCACTTATGAAGCTTATTGAACAGAAGATACAGGGAATTCCACAGGAAGATATTACTAAGGTCGTTGAGCTTGTAAGAACTGGTGATTTTAAGGAAGTAGAATAAAAAAGCAGTACTATATTTTACATATAATACTGCTTAAATGTCCTTAATTGAGTGAAGATATATGTCGGAAATTCAATTAAGGACTGACAATTATTTTCACTTGTTAAATATATCATTACAATTAAATATTGTCAATATTTTAGGCTCTATGCGTGTCACAGCGTATAGAGCTTTTCTTATGGAGAGTGGTAATACTGCTCTCCTATTTTTGTGTGAAAAAATAGTGAAAATTTTGGAGGTGATGAAATTGGCTAAAAATATATATGCAGATTTTAAAAACAAGTTAGACAGAATTGAAAATCATATTGCAGAAGAAGTCGCACCACAAGCAAATGAACTTCTAAAAGAATCTGTTAGATATTCATTGATAGATTGGTACAACGACTATACTCCACAGTCTTATGAAAGAACATATAACTTCATGAAAATTCTCGATTCTACAAGAACAAGAGGTAAAGGGAACGTTCTTCGTTTTTCAGTTGATTCAGGTGCAATGGATTTATATGTCGGTTGGTTTGGTCAAAGTTTACAGCCAAGTACAGCTTTCGATTATATGTTTATGGATGGAGAACATGGTCATGGAAAATTGATGATGCATCAATCATTACCTCCGTATATGTATGTTGAACGAGACATTGAAAGTGGATTTGGTGGTCGCTTAGACAAAATTATAAATAACAGAATAGAACAAATTTTGAGAAAGTGAGGTAGAAAATGCCAGGTACATATCAGTATGATGTAGAAATCAAATCGAATGTAGCAAAACTACTTTCAGATATGAAACAAGTCCAAGACAGATTAGACACTGTTGAGGGCAAAGAATATAAAATCAAATTGAATGTCGATGAAAAGAAATTATCCAATGTAATTTCTAATCTCGAAAAGATGCTTGACTCTCTTGGTAAAGGAACAGGTGATTTTAAACAGTTTGAGAATTTATCAAAAGAGTTATCAAGTGTTGTCTCAGAAGTGCAGAATTTAAGTAAAGCTTTTGGCAAAGTAGATGATTCTGGTACGAAGACACTACTCTCCTCTATCCAAAACATTGATAAATCACTTTCTGAATTGAGTCAGAATATTCTCAATGTTAATAAAAACATGAGCAATATGGGTGGCAATACGAGTGGTGCTGTCAAACAAGTGGAGAATATTACTAATGCATATCAAGATGCTGCTAAAGAAGCTGAGAAGCTGGCTGATGCACAGAGTAAGATTGGACAGAAAACGAATATTTCATCTGGAATGAAAGACGCATTTCCCTCTAATGAAGAAGTAAAACAGAAAGAAAAGTTAGCTGAAGCAACTAGAAAACTTCGTCAAGAAGAAAAACAGTCAAGTCAAGATTCTGTTAATTCTGCGTTAAAAGATCAAGTTTCTGCATGGAAACAGATTCAATCTATTCGTGAAAAAATAGCAAAGGTTGATAATCCAGATGTTATTAACCAACTTCAAGAAACTAAAAGATATTACCAGCAACAGTATTTAGATGCAACTAAAATTCTAAAATCTAATCAAGATTTATACGATGCACAAGGACAGTTAAATAGGCTTAAACAAATTGAGTTAGAAACAACTGCAAAAATTAGTCAATATCAAAGTAAAAATACTGAAAGTGTTTCAAAGTATAATCAATCTCTTAAAGATAATGCAACTCAAAAATTATCTAATTATAATAACACTTCTAAATATACTCCTGAATTTATTGAACGAGTTAATTCAAAAATCTCTGAAATTGGACAACTTGATATTACGAAACCAGAAGATGTTGCTAGATTAAAAACAATTGACAGTGAAGTTCAGAAAATTGTCGATGATTCAAAGTTATTAGAGAATAAACTTGTTAAACAAGATTCTAAGATTGCTGACATTATATCACAGATGAAGATTTTTAGGTCACAAAATACTAATATGTCTTCATCACAAAAACAAGCATTAGATGATGTAATTAATTATGCCGAAAAACTTGCAAATACTGGTAAGGTAACTGCCCAACAAATAGAAAAGATAAAAATATCATTTTCTGGATTAAAAGCTGTAGTTGCATCAAGTGGTAATATGGGTAAAAACTTCTTTAGTCAAATCGGTAATCGTCTTACTGATATGAACAGCAAATTTGTTGCTCAGTTTTTGAGTTGGCAAGATTGGATAAGATATATTCAGCAAGGCGTAAATACTATTCGTGAACTTGATACAGCGATGACTGAAGTTAAAAAAGTATCGGATGCAACAGAAACACAATATTCATCATTTAGAGACACTATTTCTTCTACTGCAAAAGAGATTGCAACAACAAATAAAGAATTGCTTAATTCTAGTGCAGATTTCTTAAGATTAGGATATAGTCTTGATCAAGCAAGCGATCTTGCTAAAAACGCCACATTATTTGTTAATGTCGGTGATGGTGTTGATATTACAGAAGCTACCGAAGACATGATTACAGCTATGAAAGCTTTTGATATCCAAGCTGAAGATAGCATTAAAATTGTTGATGATTATAACCAGATTGGCAACCAGTTTGCGCTCTCTGCTTCTGATATTGGTGAAGCAATGAAACGTTCTGCATCTGCTCTTGAAACAGGTAATAATAGTTTTGAACAAAGTATCGGTCTTATTACTGCTATGAATGAAATTGTTCAAAATAGTGAAAACACAGGTAACTCTCTTAAGGTTTTAAGCCTGCGTTTAAGAGGTGCAAAGGCAGAATTAGAGGATATGCAGGAAGACACAGATGGTCTTTGTGATTCAACCTCTAAGCTTCGTGAACAAATTAAATCTTTGACTGGTGTTGATATTATGTTAGATGACAATACATTTAAATCAACAACAGACATTATTAAAGAATTAGGTGCTGTTTGGGATAAATTATCCGATTCTTCACAAGCTGCAACTCTTGAACTTATAGCTGGAAAATCAAGGGCGAATAATGTAGCGGCGTTACTTAAAAACTATCAAAGAATTGATGAAGTTATGGAAAGCCTTGGTGATGCCGAGGGTTCAGCAATGCGTGAAAATGAAGCTATAGTTGATTCAATCGATGGACGAATTAAGAAACTATCTGCTTCTATGGAAGATTTTTGGCAAAAAGCAATAAATACAGATTTTGTAAAAAATATTGTATCATCACTTGATACCATATTAAATCTATTAACAAAAATCATTGATCAGTTCGGTTTACTTCCAACTATTATTGGTGTTGGTGGTGCTGGTACAGGTATCTTTAAGTTTATTAAGAATTTTGATTGGGTTTTAAAACCTTACACAAAAAACTCTCTCCAACAGTTTTTAGTTGGTCAATCATAGATAAGAGAATAACATAATGGCGTTGTAATCAAGTCTATGGATACATGGGATTCTTAATAAAAAACTCTGCAAACACTTTAGCGGAGTATAAACTTTACATGGAGGAATAAATGCTTGAATGCTTGGTAGCTTAACAAACTACCCACGGATCACATAACAAACCATAATCCATATAGTTATATTGGATGAGGTTGCGAAAGTAGAAAAAATTGTATATGTGGATATATGAGAATATCAAGGAGACTTGATAGGTGTCTAAGTATCATTAACAACGGGCAACGAGCAGGACGGTACTCTACATTTTATAATGTTGACCATATATAGAAATGAAAGGTCATATATAGAGAATAACTATATAAGAGAGCAATCCCCAACGACATACCCATCCTCTAAGTGAGTCATCGCCTTAAGTATGACATTCGCTTATAATGCATAGTGTACATTGCGATTTCGGAATTCAGTAATGTACTTGAGTGTGTGTTTCACTCAACTAGGAAATTCCAAAAATAATTTATAAACAGAGAATAATAAAATAGGACTGTCGTGAGACAGCCCTATCATTGAAGTAAAGGAGAATAAATATATAAATGAAGAACATTAATGATGAAGATTGATATTGATATCCTTAGAAGTCATTTCTGCTAAACTTCCAGTTTTGGAATCACTGTAGTCTTTGCAGATTTTAGCAATGTAACATTTGCCAACGATTGAAGCTATGTGGCATATTACATAACATATTCCAAGAATTATTGAACCGATTATCTCGGCATATAATATATTCAATATGTATTTTCACCTCCCTTCTTAGTAAGAATATAAATAAGTAGGGAATATTCTTTTAGCCCAGAACGGGCAGATATTTATTCCGACTGCCATAAAAATAGACATTGGGACAACCTTCGGTTATAGAGTGTTATGGCACACATCTATGTTGTTTCTCCAATGTCTATATTTTACCATTGTATTTAATTCAATACAATCCCAGAACAATAGTTCTAATTTTATAATTGTGAGTTAATATACTCTTCTCTTTCGGATTTCGTCATTGAGAAGAATTTTTCAAATTCTATATCAAGATTTTTGCATTCAATGTTGCATGTTCTGCATATACATTTTATATAATGTGTGTATGTGATTCTATGACAATTAGGACAATAATGGATTTTAAACATAATCTAACTCCTTTGTGTGGTATCTAAATCAGTCGTATTATTAAATGTTAATCATTACATATTATCCTTTTCAGTATCGAGCGTTATTTTATCATCGCTTAATGAATATTCTCTATGATAGAATTTAGTAATATCCATATCTAATGCCTCAATTACCCTACAAGCAGTTTGGAAAGTGGCTGATTCTATTTTACGCTCTCCACTTTCAAATTTTTGATATTGTTGAGGTAGAATTTTTGCTTTCTCGGCAACTTCTTGCTGAGTTAATCTAAGATTGATTCTTCTTTCTTTGAGTATGTTAGATGTTGTTAATAATTTAAAAAGTTCTGTTTTCATATTTTCCTCCTATCACATTCATTTGAGTGTATTTTACATTCAGGTGAATGTCTTGTCAAGTACGAAAATACTAAACAAATGTTCTTGTAGATATATGCCAAATATTGGTATATAATGAACAAAATAGTATATTTAATAGGAGACTATATGAACAGGGAACATTTTTATCAAAAAACATGGTTTAAAAATTTTATATTAATAATTATACCATCTTTAATATCTGTTTTTGGTGTAATTATTTCTTTTGTTCCAGAAAGTGTAAGACCTATATTAATTTTTGCAACAATCATATCTTTGGCAATATTAATTGGATTTGTAATTTATTTTGGAAATCAGGATGACGATTTACATAAAAAATTAGAAAATCAACAATTACAAAACCTGACACTTACAAATATTATTGCTCATATGGAAAATTTATATAAAACTAATACATTTGAGATTTCAAGTTTATCTAATACCTTTGAGGTATGGGCTTCAGCAATTAATTCTTTTGCTAATAATATATTTAAAACTGGAACTATTTCTAATAAAGCATGGGATAAAATAAAATATATAGATGATATTTGTGTTTGTTGTAGAAAGTTAATAGAACAATATTGTAACAATACTGATGATTCTAAAGTGTTTGTAAGTTTTGTTTCTTACACTTTGGATAAAAATGGTGAAGAATGGGTACATATGATATGTCATTCAAGTCCTATTACAATAAGACCTACAGCATATAAAAAGAAAATGAAATTATCTACATGTAAATATCATTTTGCGGATTTAATTAAAGATAGTTATTCTGGTATTGAAATTGCATTAGATAACAATGAAGTTAGAGCGTTATTTAAAAAAGTTTCCATAGAAACTGATTTATCCCAATATACTCAATACATTGCTATACCTTTATATTGTAAAAGCGGAAAATTATTGGGAATCTTTCAAATAGTTACAAAGAATGGTTATATAATTGAAGATTCAAAAGTAAAAATGGAAAAATTCATTACAGATAACATAATACCTTTATCTAATTTAATTATTCTTACTGATAAAATATATAAAGGTCTTTACATTACTCCAACAAATATTAATGAGGAGGAATAATTTATGGCTAAATATAAAAAAAAAGAAATTCAGATTATCGACATGAGCAGCCGTTTAAGGGTTAAAATTGTTGAAAGTACATACGAAGAAGAGCGTAGACACGAGGAAGAGTTTGAAGAAATGCAACTTAAAGTTGAGAAAAGAATGATTCAATATGAAAAAGATATTCGTAATCTACTCATTGAGGCTAAAACAGAAAGTTGTATAAAGGTTACACCTAAAGATACAGAAAAATATATAAAAAAATATAATGATGAATTTTCAGGCAAAAATTCTAATAACATTCAAAGAAGAATACAAATGATTCAAAAATATTTAGAAGAGCAGGACTAATCTCCTGCTCTTTTATATTACTCTTCTTTTCTATTATCTCATCAGTCTTTATCTTCAGATCCGCTACATTCGTCACTGTGTTCACAGAATTCACAATAACATTCATCTGTATAATCACCTGTTTGCCAACATAGTTCTGTTGGAGGCATATCATTGTTCATAAACTCACCACTCCTCTGCTTAAAAATATCTTAATTATACACTTGTTATTTTATCAAATTATTATATGTGAGGTGAATCAATATGAAATTATCTATAAAGATTAAAATAAATGAAATACGAGAACTGAAACCAATTGTTGAGTATATAAAGAACTTGGAGAATAATTCTCCCGAACTCAATACAGAGATAGAAATTGAGCTGGGAGAATAATTATTAGTTTTCTTTTATAACTTCAATAATTGAAATTTCTGACTTAGAGATGGTAAATGCATTAGTGTCAGAATATAAATGTAAATCATATCCAACTGAATAATGATGATTAAATATTTCTTCATTTTCAAGATTGTATTCTAATACGCCTTTATGACCATAATAGACCTTATTGATATGGTTGTATTCTTGCACTTTACCATCTTTGTTTTTAATTTTAAATGTATACATAGTATCCTCCTCTGTAATTTGATATTACTATCATACTACATTAAGGAATATTTTACCATTCGGAACATTAGTTCTTGCTTAAAAATCACTCTTACAATTATTGCAGTGCCATTGTTTCTTGACTTTTTGTGAGAAGATGCCAAACATTGCTACTGATGTTGCTTTTGATACTCCTGATATCTTCTTACAATTTGTTGAATTACAATATGGACAATGAACCTTATTTAACCAATCTTGTGCTTGAGCATTGGCTTGAGCGATTTGTTGTGGAGTAAGGTCGGGAATCGCAGGATTGTTTTCTTTAGTTCCATATTGCTTACTTAATTCACACCATAATTGTTGAGCATCGTCATCTGAACAATTTGTTAATTCTTGAATAAACTTCATTCCTTTTAATGTTTGATTTTGAGCGATTATCACCAACATTTTTGTTGCTTCCGTACTTTTAATTTGATTATCAAAATAATATTTTGCTTCTTCATAATTCATAATAAACCCCTTTTTGTTTTTATTATATCAGACAACACATAAATACGCAATTAAAGACTGTTGGAGAGTCTGTTAGTGTTATATCAAAACTTGAAGATGCTTTAAAAGAAATAGACAATATTGGTACTGTTGGTATGCCTAGAATGGCACAGGTAAACAGATTGTTAAAAGAAACTTTTGCTGACTGTTCCATTGAAGCTGCAAAAATGGCGATTTCGCAAAGTACATTAAATAAAGAGCAAATAGAATTGATTTTATCTTCAAAAGATCTTACAGGTAATATTCTTGAAACCACTACGGCTGAACTTGCCAACGCAACTGCTACTAATGCCGTAGCTGTTGCCGAAGGTACTGCTACTACTGCCACTGTTGGATTTGGTACGGCTATTAAAGGATTGGGAGCATCATTAAAATCGCTTGCTGCCGCTCATCCTGTATTACTTGCTATAACGGCTGCTATAGGTGCAATTTATGCTACCGTAAAAATCGTTGACGCTTGTACGACAAGTTTTGATGAATTAAAAGATAAAATATCCAACTTAAAACAAGATGTTTCTGATTCTGAATCAACTTTAAAAGATTATAAAACTCAGCTTGATGAAATAAATCAGAAAATAACTGAAATTAACAATCAAGATTCTTTAAGTTTTACAGACGAACAAGAGTTAGAAAATCTCAAAAATCAGAAAACCGAGCTGGAAAATATGTATAATATTGAAAAAGCTCGTCATGATTTAAAGCAAAAAGAATTAGAAAATACTGCCAATGAGTATTTTAACAAAAAATTTGATTCAGATTATACAACCGAATCGTATACTCAGAAACAAATGAAAAATGGTCAGTTTGTTGATGTATCATACACAAAGCCTAAAGAAGTTACAAAACTTGAAGAAATGGAAGCTGCCTATAATACTATGGTGGCTAAACAGAAAGAACTCAATAACTTAGAACAAAAATATAATCAGTCTTCCAACCATACCGATAAAGATACAAAAGAATATAAAAAGAAAAAATCTGAATTTGAAAAAGATAGAGATAATGCAAAAAAAAATGCATTAGACATTCAGGAAGAAGCAAAACAACAAGTTCAGGGATTGGATAGTACCTCCGAATCTTATCAAAAAGTTATGAAAGCCTCACAAGGTTTATCAGATGCGTTGGCAAGACTGAATAATGACTGGGATAGTTTATCTGGTAAAGGTAAACAAGAAAATTTATTTTCTAAGATATCAAAAGATATTCAAAATAGTATATCTGATGGGCTAGATGATGAATATAAGAAAATATCCGATTGGGGACTTGACGAATATACAGATAAGATAAAAGATGGAAGTATTCAATCCAAATTTGGCAATGTGGATATGGATAAACGTACTATTATTCATTGGTCTGATGAACTAAAAAAAACATATGCTGATGCATTAGCAAGTTGGGATTATGATCCAGAAATAGGTTCTATTGATACAGTATTTGGCGGTTCAGAGCGTTTCGGAGAAGATTTAGATGGTAATGGTTGGGAAGTCGCCTTCACTCCTATTTTGCCAGATGGAACATTTTTATCTAAAGATACTGTTGAAGAATATATTAATTCTATCTTAACAGAAGCTTATGCTGATGATGGCAAAGTTACAGAAGATGAATTGACTGCTATTGATGCTGAAGGTCGTCAAATTGGAGATACTTTTGTTCAAGGTATTTTCGCTGGTATTGATGATAGTCAAGACTATGACAATAACAGTAACTGGGCAGAAGTTGTTGGTCGTCTTATGCATTTTTCTGGGAAAAATGGTGCTGTACAGATATTAAAGAATAATCAAAATTCTTCGTCCGATAATATGAACGCAATTAAAGATTATCTTTCAACTTTATCTGATGATGATTTAAACATTCTTGCTAATGTGACTTTTGATGAGAACACTACAGTTGAAAGTCTTAAAGAAGCTATTAAAGCTGCTCAAGAAGAAGCCAACAAAAGTTCGGTAGATTTATCTGTTAAAACATTTGATCCTACTTCTCTTCTTGAAGAATCAGATGATAAGACTAAGACAGCAACTTTAGCAGACCTTCAGTCAGAAGCGGATTTGTTATCTTCTATTCAGAAAGAAATGTCTGAAACAGGTCGTATCGGTGTTGATTCAATGCAGAAAATTATCAAGCAGTATCCAGAAGCAAAAGACGCTTTAGGTCAGTATATGCTTGGTATTATCTCACAGGAAGAGTTGTTTGACCAGTTACAGGGTGTGTATGAGGATGATAAAAATGCTTATATTTACTCACTTGTTGAGAAGTCTAAGTATGATGGTACATTCTATTCTAACCTTGTAAACACAAATAATGATTTCTTTGCAGGCTTATCTGAAGCGTATGGCGAAGATTTCAGTAACTATAAAAATCTCGCACAGGCTAAACAGAAGATTGATGATCAGCTTATTAAATATCTTTCTGGTATGTGGGGTAAATTCTATCAGACTACAATAGATACAGCAACAGGGTTAATGTCATTAACTTCAAAAGCTACTTCTATGGATGATGATATGGATTTAGGTTTATATTTGTATGATAATGGTGCAGATGAAGAGACAAATGCCATTGCTGAAATGCAGAAAATGGTTGATGATTACAATGCTTTACAGAATATATCATTTGAGTCTGCTTTTAATGGTATTGATTTGTCATGGCAAGGTTTTTCAGGTGACAATTCATCATCTTCCAACGATTCATCATCTTCTCAAACAGCCGAAAAACTCAACTGGATTGAACGCTTAATCAATAAGATTTCTACAGCATATTCACGTCTAAAGAATGTTGTATCAGATACAACAACTACATGGCTCAATCGTAATAACGCATTGTCAGATTCTATGAGTACACTTGCAGATGAGATAAATGCACAGTCAGATGCTTATGAGTATTACATGAACGCATTTAATTCTTATGGTCTTGATGATTATTATAAGAATCAGATTGCAGATGGTTCTATAAGCATTGATGTTATTTATGATGATGACTTGAAGGATGCAATTTCTGATTGTCAGGATTTCTATGATAAAGCACAGGACGCTAAAACTGCTGTTCAGGAACTTAATATTGAGTTAAAAGGGCTTGCTAAGAGTAGGTTCGATAATGTAGCTTCTGAATTCGAAAAGAAGATCTCATATTTCAAAGATTATTCAGACCAACTTCAGAAGGAAATGGATATTATTACTACTAAGGGTTGGTTCTCTTCTACTTCTATCAATGAAAGCTTAAAAAAAGTCGAACAGGATAATCTTGACAGGCTTAAACAGGAAAGAAATGCTTTAATGAATGCCTTAAATTCCGCTGTTAGTTCTGGTAAAATCGAAAAATATAGTGAGTATTGGTATGATATGCAATCTTCTATTGACTCTGTTACATCTTCTATTCTTGATGCTGAGAAGGCTCTTATTGAGTATGATAACGCTATCAGACAGATTAAGTGGGATGCATTTGATAGAACAAGAGATGATGTAGAGAATCTTATTAGTGAAACTGAATTTCTTGTTGAATTATTAAAAGATAAAGGTATTACTGACGACAATGGTAATACTACTGCTGAAGGTAAGGCTGCACAGGCGTTACTTGTTCAGAAGTATCAGTTATATCTAAATCAGGCTCAAAAATATAAAGATGAAATTCTTAAAATTGATGAGGAACTTGTCAATAATCCTTATGATAAGGAATTGTTAGATAGAAAACAAGACCTTATTGATAAACAGCAAGAAGCTATCAAATCAAGTATTTCTGAAAAAGATGCTATTAAGGATCTGGTCAACGATGGTTACAATGACTTATTAGATGCTTTACAGAAAGTTATTGATAAACAAAAAGAAAGTTTATCCGCTGAGAAGTCATTACATGATTACCAAAAGACAGTTGCTGAACAAGCTAATACAGTTGCTCAGTTACAGAAACGATTATTAGCTTTACAGGGGGATAATTCTGAAAGTGGTCAGTCTAAGAAACAATCCATAAGTTCAGAACTTAAAGATGCACAAGACCAGTTGGAAGAAACAGAGTATGAACAGTACATTGAAGATCAGACTAAGATGCTGGATGACTTAGCGACACAAGCTGAAGAATGGATAAATACTCGTTTAGATAACCTTGATGGTCTTATTCAGCAGATTATTGATGATAGTAATACTCATAGCGGAGAAATTAAAGATACTATCACTAATACTGCTAATGAATTTGGTATAAATCTTAGCGATGGTATGAAGAGTATTTGGGAAACAAATACAAATAACATTAATAATAATATTACTTCTGTATTTAATGATTTCGGAACAAAATTTGATAATACAATGACAACACTTAATAATGTTGTTAGTGGTATTGAGAGCAAAGTTCAGGAAATGCTTAGTCTTGCTAATGAAGAAGCTGCACAAAGACAAGCTGAGTTAGAAGAACAGAGAAGACAACAAGAAGCTGCTGAATCTAACTCATCTTCATCAGATGATTACAGTGAACCTGATTATGATTGGGATGATATTGGCGGTGGAGATAGTGATTCTTCTAGTGGTGGAGATGGCGTTGATTGGATATACTCTCCTGACTATTTCCCAAAAGATCAATTGAATGTAAATACTAGTATAGTAGACAGGTTGAAAAGTCTTGACTATGATTCTTCCTTTGGTGCTAGAGCTATGTATTTTGAACAAATGGGACTCGGTAATGACTACACGGGTAGTTATGATGATAATGTCGCAATGCTCGAATGGATGAAATCAAGAGGTATAGGAGGATATCGTAAAGGTACTAAATCAGCAACAAAAGGGCTTCATATTTATGGTGAAGATAATCCAGGCTCAGAGGTACTTGTTACTAAATATGGAGTACTTCGTCAGTTTGATTCAGGTGATACAGTATTTAACAAAGACCAAGTTGAAAAACTTTGGAATCTTTCTAAGGGTATCACTACACCAAACATGTATATGGATAACTTAGGTGCTAAGTTGCCTGATATTACCCCAGTTTCAACAAACAAATCAGTTGATATTGGTGGCATTAATGTTAATGTTGATAAGATTGTCACAGACAATCCAGAAGACTTTACACGACAGCTTACTAACGAACTGGCAGGAAACTCAAAGATACAGAAAATCCTTGGAGAGATTAATTCTAATCAGCTCTTAGGTCGAAATTCATTATCCACTCGTAGATATATGAAATAATATTATGGACGCATTGGTGTCATAGCCAGTGCGTCTATTTTAATTGGAGGAATATAATGTCAAATAAATTGATTAAAAATAAAAACTTTACAAGTAAAGAGCTTGAATATTATAAAAATCACTGTGCCTTACTTGAGAAGGAACTAGAGGAAGAAAGAAAAAAAAGAACACAACTTGAAATCACTCTTTCATGTGGTTCTGAACCCAGTAACCATGCGGTTTCCGAGCTTCAAAATTTAATAAAATCATATAAAATTGCAAAAGAGACAGAAGAAAAGCTTTGCAATGAGTTATTGGCTAAAAATAAGAAGATGGATGAAAATTTAGCGGAATTTGATAAAATAAAGCCTTTATATATAAAGAAATGTGAAAAGGAATATGATGATATTCTCAAAGAATACATAAAAATGGTTAAAATTATTGGTTAAAAATAATATTCAGAAAGGATGGTGAACGATGAAGATACAAAAAGTTCAAGTAACGGGTGCAAAAGGTAGTACCGTTGATTGTGGCTATTTCTCTAATGCTTTATATGATACATACTTACAACTCACCACTACTGCTGAAATAGGTAAACAATATAATATACATGGATATATTAAGTCAAATAGATCAGGAACAATCAGATGTCAAGATATGACTGCAAATGTTACTACTTCTTGGCAAGAAATTAAAATGATTATAATTCCAACAAGTAATATTTTGGAATTATATTTTTACCCTGGTGAATTTTATTTATATAATTGGAAAATGGAAGTAGGAACTATATCTTCTGCATGGACTCCTTCCCCACTTGATGTTAAATATGATTTGATTGAAATGGGAACAATTGTAACTCAATTATCTAACAGTATATCAAGTAAAGTATGGCAGAATGATATTAATACCGCTACAGGTGCTTTAAATACCAAGATTACAGAAGTTAAACAGAATGCTGATAAAATCTCATGGTTAGTTAAGTCAGGTTCTTCTGAGTCTGATATGATTCTTACTGATACTACATATACATTAATTTCAAAAAATATTAATCTTAAAGGAAATGCTATTTTTACAAGTTTTCTTAATGAAGACCAAACTGCGATTAACGGTGGAAAAATTGCTACTAATAGTATTACTGCTTCACAATTATCTACTGATTCCATCAAATCAAGAAATTATATTGAAAATACTTCAGGTTCATTTCTAAATCTTGCCGATGGCAGTTTTGACAGTAAATATTTAAAATGGGATTCAACAGGTATTATTACTGCAACAAATGTGAATATAACAAATGGAAAAATTCAAACTTCTGGCACAGCCAAAGATAATGACGGAATAACATATTTAATGCAATGTGTTATTTCAGGAGGTCAAATCCTCATAGAAAATTTGACTAATAATAATTCTAAACTATTTATTCAGGGGCATGGAATATGGTTGGATAATTCATTAGGAAATAATATATTACAACTAAGTGGAAGCAAAGAAGGCGGTGCTTATATAGGATTACATAGTGGTAAAGACGATAATGAAATAGTTGTTCAAATGGGAACTAATAGACAAACAAACGATGATGGATCTATTGATTATAAAGGTTATATTAATATTCCTAATTGTGCATATTTAGGAAGAGAAAATACATTTAGTACAAAAACTTGGTTTGATAATACAGTATACGTTAATGATAATTCCAATTTACAAATATGGCATAATAGCAGAAAAAAATATGGAAATCCAGTTACATATATGAATAACCCTGTTTCTATTGATTGGGATGGAAGTGTATTGAGGATTTATGTAGATAATGTAAATGTAGCTTCGTGGATAACAGCCGAGCAGAGATGGGAGTAAAAAATAGAAAGGAGAAATAAATAATGTATATAAAATACAATAACAATAATAGAATTTTAATTAAAATAGATAGTTATAAAATTATCAATCCATATATTTTTAGAATATACGGAGATATATCTACTTTAAAAAATCAAACTGGTTTTTCTATATATTATGAAGGTGATAATGTTCCTACCCAAAAATGTTCTGAATATAAATATATATATGATATAGGCGAAAATTATATAGATTACACAAATCAAAATATTATTTACTATATTTATTATATAGCAAATAAGGATAACTATGTCACAGGAACAGAAATAACTGAAAAAAAAGATGACAACAGAGTATTATGTATTTCAGGCTCAGGCAAGAAATATGAATATTATAATGATACTAATGTTTATGTAGATGACAATGGTTGTTATAATTTTAAAATCATATCCGATAAAATAGAAAATGTATCTAAAGAAGAAAAGGAAATGATTTTAAAGCAGAAAGAAATTGATAAATTAATTCAAGCTAAAAATGTTAAAATATCTGAATTAACAGAAACTTGTGAAAATATAATTCTTAACGGCGTTTATTATAATGGAAAACATTATGCATACAATTATTCTGATCAGAATAATATTTCAAACCTCGTACAGATGGCTAAAACAACAGGTATGGATGTACCTTATCATGCGGATGGAGAACTTTGTCACCTATACTCTCCTGCTGATATTTATGCTATTTATATTACAGAGGAAATGAATGTAACTCAAAATACAACATATCTTAATCAGCTTAAGGCTTATGTTAATACACTTAAAGATATTGATAGTGTCAATAATATTGCATATGGTCAGGAACTTACGGGTGAATATCTCAAGAATCTTAATAATATTATGGAACATTCGCAGAAAATTATAGAGGTGTTAAATGCAAAAACGTTTAAGATTACTCAGTAAGCATCTATTTTTGTTTTTAGTTGGTGCAAGTCTTTATATTTTTATTGAGGTAATATATAGAGGATTTTCTCATTGGACTATGGGTGTTTTAGGTGGAATATCATTTATATCTATTGGACTTATTAATGAAATATTGAGTTGGGACACACCAATATGGATTCAATGTCTAATTGGAGGATGTTTAATAACATTCTATGAATTTATCACAGGTGTAATATTGAATCTTTGGTTACATTTGGGCATATGGGATTATTCTCATATGCCTTTTAATATATTAGGTCAAATATGTTTACCATTTACATTAATTTGGTGTGTATTATCTTTAGTGGGAATTATATTAGACGATTATTTAAGATATTGGTTTTTTAATGAAGAAAAACCAAGATATAAATTATATTAAACAACAATTTGGATAGTAATGGCATGTTGGGAATAATGTTTTTAAGTCATTATGTTGATTTTTCAAAAACAAATTTCGCAACATTAGTATCAGACTGGGATAATAAATTCGGTGATATTTACATGATTATATTTGGTTATAATAATTATACTAAAACCGATTTAATTAACACCGCAGGAACATGCTTTTTCATTAAGACATGGATTACAAACAATGTACCAGTCATTACATTTCTAATTGATTCTAGTGAAGTAAAAATTGCCAAAGTCAATAATTTATGATAATAGAAATTTTAAATTTTTATCAAATTTAAGAATCCGATATGTTCCCCATTTACCAAAAGCAATAGATATTGGGGGCATATGGAGTGCTTTGAGAAGTTGGCAATAAAACTGTCAACACTATTCTACTTTGTACCATTCCACTAAATTTAATAATCGCAGAATTTTTTCGGTAGTACTAAAAACATCTTCATATATTTGAATACTAATATTGTTGCTTAGTTCACTTACTCACCTATCAAATTCGAATAAAAAAAATAATAAAAAAGAAAGGAGGAATTTTAAAAATGTCTTTAATTGATTTTACATATGCTGATCAAAAATTATCGAACTTTGGTTATATGCCATGTAGTTTCGATTCACCTGATTTATCATCTATTTCATTCGGAAGTAATGTTACATTTACAACCATAAGACTTAATTCTTCTTCAAAAAATAAATTACTTTCAACAAAATATGAAGATGTATATACGACATCTGAGCCAATCCAAATATGTAAGAAATGTCCTTCTGATAATATATATATTACTCATGAAGAATTCCGATTATTAGAACGATGGCTTAATAGAGGAAAATATTTAAAACTTACCCCTAAATATGAATATGAAAATGAAGAATTATATTTTTATGGATATTTCAATGTACAAGCATTAATATATGGAGGTCGAATTGTAGGTGCTGAATTGACATTTACAGCTAATTCTCCTTTTGCTTATAAATATGTAACTCAATCTTTTGATTTGACGAATAACAAATTAACATTTTCTTTAAATAGTATTTCTGATGATTTTAAACCAATTTATCCTAATATAAACATAACTTTAAAACAAGCTAGTGATATATCTTTAATGAATATGATTGATAATTCCGTCACTTCGATCAAAAATTGTTCAGAAAACGAAACAATATCTATCAATGGTGAAAATAAAATCATCACTTCTTCACTCTCTCATACATCTCTTCCTAATGATTTTAATTATGAATTTCCAAAAATATACACATCTTATGAAATCGCTACTAATAATTTCTCGGTTTCAGCCCCATGTACAGTAACAATTAGTTACGAACTGCCAAGAAAGGTAGGTGTTTATTAATGCAAATTAAAATTCTATCATCTTGCGGTAATACATTGTTATTTGGACAGACTGCTACTTTAGCAGTTCAATTATATGATGATAATGATAATATTATAAATGATACTTCTACTTATCATTATGTATGGAAAAAATATCATGAAGGTCGAGAGGTTAAATGGGACGCATCTGGACAAACAATAACAATTATATCAGATGAATGTGGTAATGTGGTATATAAAGTCTTTGTTATGGATGAGAATAGTCTTACAAATTTTTCAGGAAATTTGATTACGGACAATGAAGATAATATATATACAGCATATTTTTCTTTTGATTCTATTTTGACCGAAATATACAACGGTTCTTCTGATATACCACCATATTCTAAAGATTTAACAATAATCTTAGCTTCAAGGAATTTAAAGCTACTTGGACAAATAGTTAATATAGATTCTGATAGTATATCTTACAAGAATTCTCTTAATGCAGCAAATGAATTGTCTTTTACTGTACATAAGAATCTTGACAATATAATTGAACCTTTATGGGATAAGATAACCGATCTAAAATTGGCTTATGTTAAAGAACTAAATCAATATTATCAAATATCTGTTACTATTAATGATACATCTGATGATATAACAAAGGTAATATCTGCTACTTCTTTATGCGAAGCAGAATTGAGTCAGAAATATATTCATAATACGGAAATCAATACAGAGAATGATATTACTAGAGATGATTATACAATTACAAAATTTTATAGCCTTACTGATAAAAAAGCTTCTTTGTTAGATAGAATATTGTCGTTTGCTCCAAATTATAAGATTGGACATGTTGATGATACTCTTGTCGATCTACAAAGAAGTTTTTCTATTGATGGAACAAGTATATATGATTTCTTAATTGGTGATTGCTCTGAGCAATTTGGATGTTTATTTCAATTCGATTCTACCTCAAGAACAATTAATGTATATGATTTATATACAAATTGTTTAAATCCTGAATGCGGATACCGTGGAGAATTTAATGATACTTGCCCCGAATGTGGAAATACTAATCTTTCATATTTTGGCGAAGATACTTTTATTTATATTGATAAGGACAACTTAACAGATTCTATTGAATTTACAACAGATATTAATTCTGTAAAGAACTGTTTTAAAGTTGTGGGTGGAGACGATGATATCAACGCTGCTATTCATAATGTCAATCCTAATGGTTCAGATATTATATATAGAATAACGGACGAACAAAAAGATGATATGTCTTCTGAACTTGTAGAGAAATTATCTGATTATGATGAATTATGTGACTTTTATAAAAGTACTTATAAATCAATCAATATTGATATCTATAATGCTATGGATAAAATATTGTATTATACTTCATCTATGATGCCGACAGTTGAGCATGAAGAAGTTACGGCATCTACCGAAGCAGCAAAACTTACCTCTGCTAAATTAAGTCCACTAGGATTACAAAAAGTAACTACTTCTACTTCTGTTGCCACAGTGAACACGGCACTGAAGATGTTAGCAAGGGTGTTTGTTAAATCAGGATATGTCAAGGTTGAAGTTGATACAGATAACACAAATACATTTACCTATGTTGGTATAGATGAACAGCATAATCATTATGGTACTTGGTATGGTCGATTTAAAGTTACCAATTATAGCAACGAAAAAGATATTGTATACACTAATTATATGGAAATTAAGGTATACGACTTATATGAAGAATATCTTGATCAAAAAATTAAGAAAAACATCGTAAGTAATGATAAAGATGGTGAAGGTAATCTATTCAATGTATTATCTATTGAAGACTTATCACAATTTAAGAATGCATTAACTTATTACTGTTTGAATAGACTTACATCATTTTATTCTGCTATTGAAGGATGTATGAACATACTTATTGAAGCTGATCAAGCAAAACAAGGTGCAGATTTATATGAGAAGTTCTATTTAAAGTATTATAACATGCTTCAGGCATGTCAGGACGAAATTGATACTCGTAATGCAACAATAACCGAATGGAATGGTAAGTATGATTCATATGTTAATCAGCGAAACATAATTCAAGATAAACTTAATTTTGAAAAGTATCTTGGTAAGGAATTATATAATGAATTTATATCATATATTAGAGAAGATACTTATACTAATGATAATTATATATCCGATGGATTGACCAATGAAGAACTGTTAAATAAAGCCGAGGAATTGTTGAATACGGCTAAATTAGAATTATTCAAGTCAAGTGAAAGACAACACAGTATATCTTCGACTTTGTATAATTTGTTGCAGATGAAAGAATTTTCTGAAATTATTGATAAGTTCCAATTAGGTAATTGGATAAGAGTCAAAGTCGATAATAATATATATAGATTAAGACTTGTATCTTATGAAGTAAATAATAGTGGTATAGAAAATATTAATGTTGAATTTTCTGATGTTACACAAACTTTAAATGGTCAAAATGATACAAAAAGTATCATCAGTAAAGCTCAACAGATGGCTACTAATTATAGTTATGTAAGTACTCAAGCAAAGAAAGGTGAACAAGCACAGAATTCTATTGCTTCTCTTCTTACTAATGGTTTTAATACGGCTATAACCGCAATAAAAAATGCTGATACAGAAGATATTATTATTAATAAAAATGGTATATCTGCTAGAGCATTAAATGATATAGAGTCTGCGTATGAACCTAAACAACTTAAGATTATTCATAATATGATTGTATTCACCGAAGATAACTGGCTTACAGCTTCTACAGCGATTGGTGAGATAAAATATACATTAGACGGACAAGAGTTTTCATCTTATGGAATAATTGCTAAGAGTATGATATCTGGAATAATAATTGCAGGACACATATATTCAGCTAATTATTCTTCTACAAATAAGACAGGGACTCATATTGATCTTGACTCAGGTTCATTTTCTTTAGCTGGTGATAAGATTATTTATTCAGCAGGAGGAAATAAACTTACACTTAAAGATGTGCTTGTTGAGTATACGACTGAAGATGATAAGGGTGAAAAAACACAAATTGTTACAGGTCTTGATACTGTTGCGATTAAGGTAGATACAATTAATTCAAAATATATCAGTACAGATAATTTTTCTGCTAAGTTTGCAGAGATAGACATTGTAAAAATTAATGAGTTGTATGCAAATTCTGCTTTTATTACTTCTCTTAATTCTTATACATCTAATTCTATTAATTCTACAGTTAATACCGAGTTTGTTAAAACTCTTATTGCTGGTCATGCTACTCTTAATGATTTATTTACAAGTAATTTTACAATAGGTTCTGATGATTGTGGTTATGTTCTTATGAACGGTTCTACAATGCAATTTAAAGACAAAAACGGTAATGTATATGTTCAGATAGGCACAGACAAATCTGGTGGACATTCTATTATTATTAATGATAGTAATGGAACTGCTATTATGAATGGTTCAGGTATTACTGCTAATGCTATTGCAGATGGTTTAATTGTGGACAAAATGGTTAAGAAGAAAGATACAACTTATAATGGTATCTCAGGTGATAAGCTTAATATAGATTCTGTTGTAACAAGTATTAATGAGGGTAATAAAACCATTAAATCTTCTCTCATTTATTTTGATGAAGATAAACAAACGCTTGATACCAAATTGGGTAAAATGGTGGAAACAGACACTACGATAAGTAACAGTCTTAATACAATTAAAAATTCAGTCGATGAGAACACCTCTGCAATTACACAAGTTACTATGTCTGCGAATGGTAATAATATATTAAGAAATTCTGATACATTGATATTTGATGATTATATAATTGGTTCAAAACTTATTGATGCAAGCAATAATATTCTTGTTGATAGAAACGGTTATATATTAGTCGGTTAATTAAGGGCTGAGAAATCAGCTCTTTTATTTTTTTAAAGAAAGGAAATAAAAAAAATATGGCAAATAAAAAAATAACAGATGCTACTCAGATAAGCACTATGTCTGGTAGTGATAAATTATTCGTTAATTCAGGTGATGATTTAAAGCAAATCACACTAGATCAAGCTGTCGCAGCATCAACACCAGTTCAACAACTAAACAACAATATAGAATTTTCCACTTTGGTAAAAAAAGCAAAAAATTTAGAACCAAACACAGACTTAAATACCATAACTACATCTGGAATATATTATCTTCTAAACGCAGAAACATGGGGCAATGCTCCAAATACCAAAGTAACAAATAGTTATCTTATAGTGATTGCGGTTAACACAAAAAGATGTACACAGATACTTCTTCCCGGAAATGACACTGCAATTTACATTCGTTCTACTTATACTGATAACACACTTTGGACTAATTGGAAATCTAATAATACAGACATAGAAATAAAAAACTGTTTTTGCAAAAATATTGCAAGTGTAGATGGTACTCTTGAAGGTTATGGCTATAATTATTGTTATTATAATAAATCTACTAAAATAGGAATATTACACTTTGCGTCTCGAATTGAAACACCAGATTCTACATTAAATAATTTTTCTGGCTATTATGATGTGACAACAGTTCTTGAAAATATGGGTATTACTAGCTTTAATAAAATATTGGAAAGCAATTATACTCCATACGATTCCACAGGTGTAGTTCGAGCAAAGTTGATAGGCTATGGAACAACATTATTATATAGCTCTGCAAGTCAACATTATGCTTTTGCTCGATATTATACAAAAGATGGAGAGAAAGGCGCATGGGCAACAAGCGAATTCCAAAAGGGTGATTATATTACAGGTTCGCTTATATTTAGTTAAGTTTCAGAGACTGCTTTAGTAATTACACCATCGTATTTAATATTATTACTGTTTAATTGTAATATTTATATTTCTTTTCAATAGGAGAATCTTTAATTGCATTCTCCTATTTTTTACAAAAAACTTCACATGAAATACCGATTTCTTAATACAGCTATATAAAGGGGTAAATCGCTTGTATTTGACCAAATTAAGGCTTTTATATAATTATATGATAAATTGACGGTGTATTTTATATTTAAGTCAATTTGAGCCATATATAAGCGATTTTATATAGGCGTATAGACATAAACAAAAAATTTTTTAGGGAACATTCCTGGTTATATTAATCAGAAGTGTTCCCTATTTTTTACGATTTTAATATGGTATAATTATTTCAGTTGATATTTATGGAGGTATATTATGAAAGAGGGAATTGAAGCTTATATTATTGAGAGTAATTTGAAGGTTAGAAAGGTAACTGTCACTCATGTTACTGGTAATCTTGCTACTGTACGATTTGAAGAAGGCGGTGGAATCAGAGTGCCTATTAATAGACTATATGGATCTGAAGAGGAAGCCACAAAGGAATTAAGATATAAAACCGAAATAAAAAAACCGCCTCATAATTATTTAAATGGACAATTATTATAAAAAAATTTAAAGGAGATGTATTTTATTATACACCTCCTTTTTCTTAAAATGTAGAATGTAGACAAATTTGGAGTAAATCTACATTCTGTTTAATTCAATATATAAGATTCGAACTTATATTTTAAACACCGACTGTTTATTGACTTAGATAAAAATATAATTATACTACCCTTATTTTTGACGACACTTTTGACGACACTTTTTTCGTACTATGACGACCTAAAACGGTCTAAAATGATACTTTTTGAAAATCCTCAATCTTCTAAGTCCGCATAAACACTGGATTTCTGTGGTGTTGTAGTAATGGACTAGAGGGGAGTCGAACCCCTGTCCGAAAACCCATTCCCTGTTCTTCTACTATCATAGTTGATTATTTGACATTCCCTCCGGTGCACGGGAATCAACACCCTTGTACCTTTAGTAGCTTCATGATACGACCAGCACCTCAAAGCTTTGATACTGTCGTTTCCTACATGTTCGAAGCCTGGGTCTTAAAGTGTAGGTGCTTTAAGTCAGACTGCTGCAATTAGGCAGCGTATGCTAAATTATCGTTAGCGTTTATATTTAAGTTTGGAATTTGACGCTTTCCTGCGGATAGCTTCACCAGCTTCAAGATCCCCGTCGAAACCTTTACTAGCCCGTGTGTAAGCAGTTTCACCTGCTTATTTATATTAACATTGGCATAATGCCAAGTCAATGAACTTGTGATTCAAAACTGATAAAATATTT